ATGAATAAATCTTTATTTTTTTATTCTTTATCTAATATAAGAGTTATTGATGGCGACACTATAGACTCAAATATAGATTTAGGTTTTAGCATCTCCATAAGACGTCGCATAAGATTGCTTGGTATAGACGCTCCAGAAACAAGACTTCAAAGCAAAATAAAAGACTCAACTTCTAGAGAAAAAGAAAAACAACTAGGTATTGATTCGAAAGATTTCTTAACAAAAATCTGCAACTCCAAACGAGTATATTTATCCAGTCAAAATTTAGACAAATATGGAAGAGTCTTAGGCGAAATATTTTATATAGAAGATGATCTAGGGGTTGAAGAAAACTATGTCAGCATAAATCAGTTAATGGTTTCCGAAGGGCATGCTACAGTTTATGGCAAGTGATTCATCGTCACATATATTTCGACGCAGATAATTTGTTTGCTGAAAAAATTTCAGTGTTTCATGAATTTTTTGTTCAAAGTTTCTTGATTACTGGGGTCGATAAAGAAACATCTTCTCTTGACGAAATAAAAATGACAAAAAACCCCAGTTTTTCTATGCTTTATTATAAAAGAATAGTTGGCGGGATAATGGCTACAAAACCCCTATTAACCATCCAATCTTTTATTAAGTCAAGCCTTCATACTTCGTGTAATATATATTATCTTAATAATAATAACGATATCGATGACTTCTTTCTTTACCAAAAGGTTCGCAATTGGAATGGTTCTAATAAAACTTGCCACCAGCTTTGGAAAATGGAATATGTAAGCCTCAAAGATATGCACGAATTTTGGCTCGAAAATGAGGAAATGCAATAAACCTTGGTGGATTTTAGATTATAATAAACGCAAACATGTTAGCGGCAAATATAGAGCTACCGAAAAAGAGATTTCAGAAAAAAAACTTTCTGGAGACTGGAGCGAAGTAAAAAGATTAAAATCATTAATCAGAAGAGTTTGGTGGGGCATAAAAAGATATAAAGACAAATAAACCATGCCTCGCAAGCAAAACAACAATAAAGTTAAAGAAAATATTTTGTTATTAAGATCGCAAGGCAAGAGTTATAATGAAATAGCGAATGAACTTGGTTGCTCAAAGTCAACTATTTCTTACCATTGCGGAGATGGTTCCGAAAAGAAAAGAACCTCCAATAATAATAAAAGAAAAACAAAAAAATCAAAAATTTGTCAAAAAATTAATAGCTTCAAGTCACGTGTTTCAAGAAAAGTTTTTCGTGGAAAAGTAAAAACTTTTAAAAGACGTAAAATAAAAAGTAGGAGTCACACTAAAGTAAATAATATATCTCAAAATTATACTTATGAAGATGTTATTAAAAAAATTGGATCTGACCCAAGATGTTATCTTACTGGTAAGCGTATTGATTTAAATAAAACAAATACTTATAATTTTGACCACATAATACCAGCGTCAAAAGGAGGCACTAATGATTTAGATAATTTAGCGCTATGCACTCCACCTGCTAATTACGCAAAAGGAAACTTAAGTTTGACTGAATTATATAAATTATGCGAAGATATTTTGAAGTGGCGCGATTCAAATAAATAACATGTGTACATACCTGTATGAAAGCAGATGAACTTCAACATAAACATGTTTTATTTAACGCTACTTTTGAAAAAACTCCATTTCTTAAAGAGTCTTTTACCTGCGATTGGATAAATAATGTTGTTAAACTTATAGATATGGAAATTTTATACCCCCCAAAGGCTTGCAGGTGCGATCTAAAGGGTAACGAAGGCTTAAGCGCTTTTTGTTTGATAACTACTAGTCATATAGCGCTTCATTCTTGGGAAAAAACTGAACCAAACTATGTTCAACTTGATGTATATAGTTGTAAGGATTTTGATCATTTATTAATTATTAATGAACTTAAAAGTCTTGGCGGCAAGAGGGTAGGATGCACTACCCACAATAGAGACTTAGAAAACACCAAGGGCTGGATTATGGCAGATGAAGGTTTACTTTAAACATTATACTGGGGCAATTACCGCTTACGATTATTTATTTTTTGATTGTATGGCTGAAGTTTCCCTGGAAGAAGAAGATCAAGCTTTGGAGGAAGGCTGGCTCCCAGACGATTATGTTATCAAGAGAGATTCTGAATACGGAATTTCCAAATCTCATTGGTATCAAGCTAGGCAAACAAGGATTGACTTGTCAAAATTTTGTGATAACGCTAAAACGCGTCAATTAAGAAATCGATGCTCCGAAATAAGTACTAAAATATTTAATTGCAAAGATGTGGACATGGATTCACTCAGAATTATTTTCTCTAAGTATTTGAATTACAAAGATTTCAAATATTGGGATTTGGACAAAGTAATTATAAGTGAACCTGAAAGAAAACATTTCTTAATATATTATTACCTTGGCAAACCTGTAGCTTTTACTTTCTTGAGAGATGTCGGCACTGCTAGTGTTTACTCTGTTCAATTTGCTTGGGATTACGAAGAACCGAAACTTTATTTGGGCAAATATGCCAATTTAGCAGAGATAGATTATTGCATGGGCAACAATAAAACTCACATGTATATTGGCTTAGGATATGAAAACGCTTGCCGATACAAAGCTGACTACAAAGGTTTTGAATTTTGGAACGGGGAGCTTTGGTCTTCAAATAAGAAAAAATACAAAGAACTTTGCAAAAGAGATTCCGATATTAAATTATTAAGTGATTTAGAAAAGTGCAAAGATTATGATGATCAAAACGTTTTTAAGACATGATTCAAGATTATATTGATCATATAACTAAAAAAAGAGATGAAATTGGAGGTCATGCTATATGCCCATACGCCAACGCTTTTTTAAAAAAAACAAACTTCATAGAGTCAAATAATTTCAGAAGCGATGCCTCAAAAATATTTAGAAGTTTACATCACCCAATGCTTTCTGTTATTTATGGTGATCCTAAAAAATATAATAAAAAATGGCTATGCGATTTCTGCGAAGAGTATCAATGTTTTGCAACAGGTAAAAATCTTTGGTTAATTTGGGATCATCCAGATCAAATAAATAAAATAAATGGGGTGCAAACAAATAACAATGAATATGCTATTTTACTAATTCAGAAATTAGATGAAACTAAAAAGTTTTCTAAAAAATTAGAACAGAAAACTGATTATTATAGTTATTGGAGCGCAGGATATTTTGAAGAGATAGTAGGAAAAAGAGATTCCTTATGAACAATAATGAATTCATCTTTCTTTGTGATTTGTGGTGCGAACATAGATATCTTGAAGTTGGAAATATCATCAATAAAGAAAAATGGGAACCTAAAAAAGTTGCTGAATTTTGCGCTTATTTGTCTAGGTATTTAGGGGTTAATGAGCTTTATATTCTTTATAAGTTTTTATAACAACTTTCGTTTAACTTTTTTTTCTATCTCATCCCTCTCTTCTTGCGACATATTTTCAAATAAATCTTTAGCCTTCATCCAAGCGTCTAACATTCTTCTTCCATTAGCATGCTCAAAATTTTCATCTTCCAAAACCTTAAGCACCAAATAGTGCATAATACTTTCTTTCATACTAAATAGTACACTCACAATAAAGTTGATTTTTAATAATTAGTATATGATAATAAACAAATGAGCAATTTCGATTTAATTTGGAAAACTTTTGAATTTCATTCTTTTGAGGGGTCTAAGCTCGAAGAAAAACATTACGCAAATATGTTAAAAATTCAATCTTTTAAAGAAAAAGGCTTTGGTTCTGAAAAAAATCTACCATCCTTGAAGCGGAAAATGCTTAAAGATATCACTATACTTAACAACTGCTACTCAAAACAATTAGATTCTATAAACGAATTAATTAATATCCATGATTCTAAATCTTTCCCCGAAGGCATGGAAATCAGCAAAAGTACCTTATGCTCTCTAAAGAACCTAATAGAAACTCTTCTAAAAGAGACTAAAATATATTATTCAGATATTGAAGATTTCTTGAGCTAAACATTCTTTATGATTATAACTGCAAACCAATATGTTTCCTACAAAAACTATTGTAGGCTTATGATTGCTAAAAATTGTGTTATATTTGGTAATTTCAAATCCCAAAACGGCTCACAGACAATAAACAGAATGTTTTTAATGAGAAGAATGCTTTTTAACGCAGACTTTATTGAGAAAATTTCTCTATGTATGCTTTATAAAATAGAGTCAAAAATAGGTAATTTTAACTTCCAAATAGGAGGCTTAGAGACAGGCTCTACCGCTCTTTCTTTGGGCTTGTCTTATGTAGCTAAATCTCGTGGAATTAAGATAAACTCTTTCTCTGTTAGGAAAAAGAGGAAGAGCTATGGAACAGAACATATAATAGAAGGAATTTTAAATAATAAACCTATCTTAGTTTGTGATGATTTAATTAATAGCTTTAATTCGATTAAAAATTGTAAAAAGATTTTGCAAAAAGAATCTTCTTGCGATATTTTGCCTTTTGAAATGAGTCCTCTTGTCCGTAAGCCCCTGAGTTCTACTATAAACTTGTTTGTTTGGTCAGATTTTACATCTTCTAAAGTCAAGCGTATTTCAACTCCTTTTGATAACTTAAATAAATAATTCAAAATTAGCTTGACCCTTGCTTCTTATTATATTAATGTCAAGGCATGATAAAAAGAGGTAGACCAAAAGGACATAGCCCATATATATCAGTTCCCTATGACGAATTAGGTGATTGGCTTGGGCGCAAAAGTAAAGTTCTTGTGTGCAGGAAATGGTACAACAAGATATCCGAGGATTCAGATGGAGAGGTTCAAGAAAAACCAAAACAAAAAGTATCTCTTCTCGATGAAGAGCCTAAGATTGAATACACCCTAACACACTTATAATTATGAACTACTTCAATGGACTAATAGGTCAAGACTCTGTCAAGAAAAAACTATCTTTTTACATAAAAGCTTTTGAGAAAACTTCTCAAGCTCCATTTCTCCTTTTATCGGGAGCTAAAGGTTTAGGTAAAACTGAATTTGCAAAAGCTTTTGCTACCAATCTATCTAACACAGAAGGAGACAAGAGGGCATTCCTAGAATTAAACTGCTCAACTATAAAAAATAATGAACAATTTTTTGAGCAAATATTCTTACCATTAATTATGGATAATGAAATAACTATTCTTTTCGATGAGTGCCATGCCTTGCCCAAAGATTTAACTATGGCTTTTTTGACTATATTTAATACGGAATCAAATTGCAAGAAAAATTTTGAATGGAATGGTGGTAATTTTGAATTTAATTTTAAAAATCAAACTTTCATTTTTGCCACAACTGAAACTGACAAAATCTTTCCACCACTAAAAGATCGTCTAACCACCATAGATTTCGATTCTTACTCCGAAACTGAGTTAGCTGAAATAGTTCAAGCTTGTTTGCCCGAAATCGAATTCCTAGATGGTTGCGCTACTGAAATTTCTACAACCATAAGAGGTAACGCTAGGAGTGCGGTAAAACGCGCAAAAGAAATTGAATTATATTGCGGAGCTAAAGAGAAAAGCACATTCAATCTTTCTGATTTTAGAGACTTGAGCGAGCAAATAGGTATATTGCCAATGGGTTTAACTAATACAGAAAAACAAGTCCTAAAAGTCCTTAAAGAAGTTGGGTCAACAACGCTAACAGGTCTTTCTGCAAGATTAGGTTTAAGCAAAACTTGCCTACAAAGAGATCACGAATTATTTTTGTTAAATAAAAACTTGATTGAAATTGATGGTCAAAGAAAAATTACCATGCAAGGTCGTCAAGTTTATAATCAAATATTGAATAATTAAACTTTTAATTTAAAATTAATTTGATACAAGATGAAGAGTTATTTATTTATATCTTTTTGGTTAATTTTAATAATTTCTTTGCCTATTGACAATAAAGAAAACATTAAAAATGTTGATATTAGCTTTAAGTCTAATTTGACAAAGCCAAGTCAAGAAAAAAAAACAGAAGTTCAATTAAATCGAGTTCCCCATCCATTTAGCATCAATGGTTCATTCGGTTTCGTAGTTTGGGTTGATGGGCAAAGGTTAAATTTAAATTCTCTTCAACTTAAAGAATTAACGGACTTTTTAGAAATAAATTATGAGCGCCCAAAAGACACCCAAGAGATACATGGCGGAGAAGGATGGCTAGTACCCTTGAATGTGGGAACTACTTTTTCTGAATAAAAATCATTGACATAATCTTTTAACATTGCTAATGTTGGTAACATGACTTACGGACTAACCTGCCAAAGCGAAATGCTTAAAGAAATCGACAAGAAAAAGTATTCTTTTCAAAAGATGACTAGGAAAAGATTCTTAGACCTTAAAAAAGAAAACGGCAAAACTTTTGCCCTCAAAGAGCTTTCCGAAAGGATTATGCACAATCTAAGGGTTATGCAATATCTTGTAAGGCATTGTAGCGAACAAAACATAGGTCATTATAGAGTAAGCTCATCACTCTTCCCTTTAGTTACCGACCCCTCTTTGAGTATTGAATATTCTGATTTACCAAACCATAAGGAGCTTGACGAACAACTTAATTTTATTGGAGAGATTTCTAGGAAATTTAATATCAGCATGGGTTCTCATCCCGATCAATTTAATGTGTTAGCATCTTTAAATAGGGATGCAGTAAATAAAAGCATTAACGAATTAAATTTTCAAGCAAGCGTTCTCGATAAGCTAGGCTTACCTCAAGACCATACTGCACCAATGAATATTCATATTAATTATACCCCAAAGATGGATGAAAGCTTGCAATTAGTTGCTACTAGATTTTTCCGCAATCTCTCTATATGCAATAAAGGTGTTTACAAACGCTTGACTATTGAAAACGAAGATAAAGGTTTTTTTAATGTAGATAATTGCATCAAATTTAGCGAGTATTTATTTGAGACATTCGGGGCTAATATCCCTGTTTGCTATGACAACTTACACGATTTCTGCAACCCATCAGAGGATCGCAATGTTTCATTTCAAGCAGAGCGTTGTGCATATACATGGGTCAATCAAGGAGAGGGGGACGATACTTTTCTAGCTCCTGTTTTTCATTGGAGCGAAGGCAAACCCGAAAAACCTCGCTCTCATGCTGAATACTATGCCCTCGGTCATCACCCCCCTCATATTGCCATAGACCCCGATAAAGAAGTTAAATGGGAATGCGAGGTAAAAGGTAAAGACAAGGCTATAAAACTCTTGCGAGAACAACTTTCTTGAACTTAAATAGCGTATACGATAAGGCTGAAAAAAAATTTGCAAGAATTTGTCTTTCAAAAAACTTTAAAATTATTCACGCCACTAAAAACCAAGATATATACGAGCATTGGGATTGGAAAATAATTAACCCAAATACAAATAAAATATCCTTAGTGGATGTCAAAGGAGCTAGAAAGAAAAGTCGCTCAGATAATGAATTAGATTACAAAATCACTTGGTTAGAGCTTAGAAATGTGCATGGAAAAAAAGGCTCTTTATTAGGCAAGGCAGATTATATAGCTTTTGAGCAAAAAAATTATTTTTTAATCTGCAAAAGAACAGATTTAATTTCTTGGTTAAAATTAAAAGTTACAAATAAGACTCTTGTTGAATATAGCAGGGAAGCTATGTACAGATACTACCAACGCTATGGAAGAAAAGATATAATAACTATGGTTGTAATAAATGACATCAAAAAAGACTTAAAGCATTGGGAATTTGCTTGACTATTGATTAATAATTTATCATTATCATTAGCATGATCGACCTTATATATGGAAATTTGCTTGTTTTCCCAAAATCCATTAATCGCATTGCTCACTCTTGCAATACTTTAAATATTATGGGGGCAGGAATTGCGAAGCAAATAAAAGATAGATTTCCTTATGCTTGGCAAGCTGATTGTATTGCTCATAAAAATAATGAAAATCATCTAGGCTCTTATTCTTTTGGTTGGGTGGATTTAGACTCTCAAGCTTGCGAGCAAGGTATTTATAATCTCTATACCCAAGAAAGTATTGGCGGTGGTAGAGAAGTAAACTATGAGGCTTTTTATAGCTCACTATCTTCCGTTAGAGATGTTTTAGAAAAAGAGTGCTTGCATTCTGGTGAAGAAATTATTTTAGGCTTACCTTACGGAATATCTTGTGGGTTAGCAGGTGGAAGTTGGAGAATAATTTATGCAATGATTGAAGATATTTTTATTGACAGCCCTATTAAAATATATATAGTTGAATATGATGGCAGATAGATTTGATTTAGAAGATGCAATGAGCGCCCTATATGGCATGGGTGACGATATAGATGCCATTCTTCACTCTTATATGGATGCCAAAGTTCGCCCAACAGAAGATGAGATGGGTAATATGTTGATTGGCGCAAAAGCCTTACATAATGCTAGGTATCAAAAAATGTGGGAAGTTTTTGAAGAATTAATTAAAAATGGAACTATTTCAAGTAAAAATACTGAAAATAATGATCTTAATCCCATAACTAAAAGCCTCTATGATGACGGCACATTAAAAAACAATAATTCAAATGATTAATACAATAGAAACTTGGAAAGCGCCCAAAGAAGTAGCGTTAGCTATTATTGATTTAGCTTTAGAACATATCAAAAAAGTTGAGCTTAACCCCGAAGTTGAAACCGAAGGAGATAACTTTGATTATTGGAATAGCTATGATTTAGGAGATGGCAATTATATAGATTATAATATTCATTGTGGAGATGAGTGGTGCGTACTTAAACAAGATGGTTCGGGAGAGTATGAATATACTGACCCTAGCACATGGTCTTGGGATGCTTGCGCCTATGCAGTTAATCCACCAACTAAAGAAAATAAGTATCATCAAATAGACACAGATAGAGAACATTATTTATTTAATTACAATAAAAAGGGAAATAAAGAAGTAGTTTTTGAGGCTTAAAAGTGTATATTCTTGTATGGATTCTGACGCTTTAATATACGGCTTTACCTGTTTTTTGTTATTTATTTTTTTGCTTGATACTTTTTTAAAATAAAACCTTGACAAGAATAAATTATTCCCCTACTATATGGGAATTATGAGCGGAGAAGGTTTATCAGTAAGTTTTAGAAGAACGCAAAAGACTAGCAAGTCTAATCAACAACTCCTTAGAGAGTTTCAAAAGATTATCTATGCTAGTCGAGTGACTACTCACATGAAATGGTATGGCGAAGCTCATAGTGTTGACATACTAGAGCATGGTGACGACAATCGACCAAAGTTTCAACAAGAATATGTTGCGATTAAAGACACCTTTCAATTTGAAATTAGTGTTTACGATTCTTGGTATCAAGATGCAGACCTATATGAATCCCATGAGAGAGAAGATAGCTTTGTTTCTTTTGCTAGAAAATTTGCCGAAGATAATAATTTAATGTATTTCCCCGAAGGTTATCCTGCTGAATGGATAGAGCAAGAAATAATTGATGGAAATAAAAATTGGAATCATTTTAATGTAAAACCCGATGATAAAAACATTGACAAGATATGCGAAATATACCATGATTATAGTATGGCTAGGCTTAAAGAAGATAAAAACGAATTTTGGTACGAAGCTAGAGATAAAATAAAACAATTAATGAATCAAGAAGAAGTTTTAAATTATTAATTTAATACCATGAAAATAGACAATACACCCGAACATAAATACATTTTAATTGACACTAGCGCAAAAGCATCTTATGCTTTTATTAGTTCTGCCATATTAACAGAGTATGAGGCTCAAACAAAAAATCGAGCTTTCGCAATGAATCGTGCTAACAAAAAATATGTATTAAATAAAGATTGGAAATGAGTTTTATATCCTACATTGCGGTTGATTGGGGTAAACCAAATTCAATTTTACCACAAAGACCAATTTTGATGACTAAGACAGAAGCATTTAATTTAAACAAACAATTACTTTTAAATAACGAAAAGAAAAGATATGTAAGAGAAGAATTAGGATTAAGCTTAAATAATTCAAATAAAAAACAATATGAGTAAAAAAGATAGCCACTTAACAATAAGAGAAGATTTACTAGAAGAAGACCCCGACATCGCTGTCCCTATTAGATTTCTTGACTATCAAGAAGATGCTTGGATTGGGGATAGTGATACCTTAAACATAGATGAAGAATATTCTCCCGAAAATGGAGAGCAATTAGATGATATGTCGGGTTACAACATGATTATTAAAATTACCGATCCAAATCAATTAGATAAATATGGCAATCCTTGGAAAGAAAGATTAGCATTTGCTATTTCAGCAGATTTTGACTGGAACTAATCATAAATTTTCATATCATAAAGTATGATTAACTATATTATTTTATTCCTCTTCTTATTTTTTATAAGTTGCAATCAAACTAAGAATATCGAAGCGATTTCTTCTGATTTAAATCAAAGCCTTTCTGAACCAAGTAACATTCAAAAAGAGATAGATGATTTACTAGCTGAAGATAAGAAGAATAAAATGCTAGAATTAGAATATCTTGAACAAATAAGATTGGCGCAAGAAAACAATGATACAGAAGCCTTTGAATTTTTCTTTCAAGAATATGCTGATGTCGAAAGGTTGAAAATTCCCGAAGAACTTAAAAAAGAACCAAATTATTTTCAAGGCGGTATAAAAGTTAAATATTAACGAGTGACAGAGCAAATCATAGAGCATATTAATTACCAAAAGGGTTATGAAAAGGGCTATTCTGACGCTCAAGAAAACCTTGCAAAAAAATTTGAAAAAATTTTAAGTAAAAACGCTAACCAATCATACGATAAAGGTTTCCGAGAAGGAGCAAATCAAAAAAATAATAAACCATGTGTTTGTGGTTTTTGGGGCGAAGAAAAGAAATAGAAATGATTAATCGTGATAAAACTAGCAAGTAAAATGCTATATCATGTTGGAGATTTGGTTTCTTGGTTTTTGCGCTTCACTTGTTTTAGTTGGTTGTATCCACTTTATAGAAAAATTATGATATTAAGTTCTGAGCTTGACAAAGATGGAGAAGTATGGGAGAATGCAAATAAATGATTAATTGGATTAAAGTTGAAGAAAAAACTCCCGAAGAGGGAAAGAGATTGCTTTACTTCTTTGAAGGCACAGGAGTATGGACAGGTTTTTATTATGGTAGGGATGAAGGCTATCCTAGTTCAAATAACCATGTATTTGGTTGCGAAGCAGGATTCTTAACAGGAGATGTTACTCATTATTGCTATATTGATTACCCCGAAGGTGAAGATGCAGAGTGGAGAGTTGACGCAGATAGAGAATTTTCTGAAGAAACCAAACTTCAAATAAATAAAATGAAAGAACCTATTGATTGGTAAATAATGAAAACATTACATAATACTAAAAACTGCAAATACAGAAAATTCTTGCATAGAAAACTAAAGCACGGCAAAATAAGTGGCAAGTTTTATAAGTTTATTTGCAGAAATTTTCCTTATCGAGTTACTGCAAGAGAAGTGACGATATGTGTCAGAAAGGTTCTTGATGGTGAAATGACTGAAAATAAAGCTATCTTCACTTTACAAGGAGCAGAAAGCGAACTAAAGTATCAACAAGAGTTATACAAGTCAAATGTAGAATGCAGAAAGAAAATTGAAAAACCTAATAAACGAATAAATATTAACACAAAAGACTCTTTGTACGCTTACAATAAATGAAACTATTAAAGTGGGCTTGGAATAGTGTTTGCGCAATTTTTATAATATGTTATTGTATTTATGCTAGTTTTAAAGAGTGCTTATTAGGGGAAGAATAAAATGAAAGAAATTATATTAAAAACTTTAAAAGAAATTGCTTGCGGTAGCACAGGCTCTTGCCAAATAAACTTACAATCCGAATCTGCCCAAATAACGATAGCTGAAAAACTAGAAATAGCTCTCAGACCTTATGTTTCTGAATTGATAGAGGAGATTATTTGCCCATCAGATGTGCCAACTAATGACTTATGATGAGCATTATAAAAATATAAGAAAAGCTTCTAGTCTTGTTTCTAAAGCTATATCTGAATGCGATCTCAGTTTAAAAGAATTAAAACTTTTGCACTCTAAACTCGGTTTCCTAATTAAAAATTTAAATTATTGGAGTGCGTATGGAAATAAATTTAGATACCACTATGATCTAAAGCATTTCGTCCTTTGGGTATTAAAAACCTTTAGTAAGGAAGGTAATTAAATACGAAACCTAAGCCTGTGCTTGCCATTGTAACAATAGTGGTAAGCATAAACTTTATTATATTAAAACAATCTTTTTCTGTAAGCATGATGTAAATAACGATGCTTGACTAGATATGGATCATTTTTTTTATTGACATTGCTATTATATTATTTTAACCTCTTTTACATCAGATGATTTGTTTAAATTCACAAGGACTACCACTAATCGAGGAACTAAAAGATTTAAGAGCTATAACCTTAGAAGATATGGAAAAAGAAAAAGATATAATAGAAAAAACAGGAGATGAAAAGGAAGCATTAATTGAGGAAATAGTAGAGTATAATATTAACAACGGAACAAGCGTTATATTTCTCGAACCTAAAGACATGTATGACCAAGCTATTCACGGATATAGTAGACAAGGCAATGTGATTTATTCGTACAACGAAATAATTCAATCTCTCATTGATAATAACAATACATATGAAGAAGCAATCGAATGGGTTGATTTCAATACTTTTGGAACTTTTGACCACATGAGCAATGTGGATTGGATAAAAGATAACCCCAACACTAATCCCCCTATTTTTATGTACGAAGAATGAATACCGAAACACTAGAAGAACAAGACGCTGATACCATATCAGTCAAAGTTAATTTTAAAGTTGACAAGCATGGGAACAAAATATACAACCTTGATTTAATTATTGAGAATTTCATCGAAGAAACTCAAAACTTATTTTGGAAAAATATTAAAAGCGATGAATAATTTAATAGAAAAAGAAATAGTTTGGTCTAAAGGCAAAACTAGGAAAGAAATGTCAAAGCAAACTTTTTGGTCTAGCTCGAAAGATTGTAGTGGTCTTAGCGGTCTTGAAGTTAGAGCATACGACTTTAATGTTCATGTTGGTTGTACTGCAATCACAAGCCAAGGAAGAAGTCATAATAAATATTTTCAAATCCCTGTTGACAAGATCGAAGAGTTTTGTAATGCTTTGATGGAAGCTAAAAAATTAATGGAAAGTAAAAGTAATGAAAAAATATAGATTATCAGTAACAGAAGAAATTGGTGGATACATTATAGTTGAAGCTAAGAATGTAGATGAAGCAGAAGAAATTGCAGAAGAATTACTTGACGAACATGGTTGTCAAGATCTTTTTTACAATCATAATTTAACTAAATATCATGGCGATCAAACTCATGGAGATAGAGGAGTTTTTAGTTGCGAGGAAATAAAATGAAAAGATTTGAAATAGAAATAGCAAGCACAACTTATCGCACTTACTTTATTGATTCAGAATCGAAAGATGATGCAGTCAGTAGGGCTTTTGATGAAGTTGATGCTGATTGGGAAATAAGCAAAGCATGGAAACAAAATGCTGAAGTTAGTTTTGTAGAAGAGCAAGAAAAAGAATCTGAAGAAGATTCAATGGAATTAAAATGAAAGTTTCAGAATTAGAAGTTAAAGAAAGTTTTGATGGCGAACTATATTTTCGCTTACCCGATGACTTGCTAGATAGACTAGGATGGGAAGTTGGTGATGACTTGAAGTTCATCCCACAAGATGAAGCATTTATTATTAAAAAAGTAAAATATGAAACGATTGAGCTTGACTTTGATAACGAAGAATTGCTAAAATATATGCAGTTCGCACATGAAAAAAATATTACATTTAATGAGCTTTGCGAACAAGCGATAAAAGAAAAAATAAAAGAAAATGAATAAATGCGAAGAGATACAAAAAATAGATAGTTTGTTTGAAGTCGAGAGCGGATTAGATACTCGTCTTTTCGAGTTAGCAGGTTATCCTCTCATAGAAGACCTTGTAGAAAAAATGTTCCAATTAAAGGAGCAAATGAATAAGAGGCTCAATGATCGAGCAAAACTTTTAGGCATAGGTGGAGAGTTTGGTGTTGTTCCACCCGATACATCTCATTTAAATAATGATGATTTTGGCGCATTTATCAGAGGAGAGATTAGTGTCGATGGAAAAAAGATTAAGACTCCATTAAAAAACTCTTGACATTAGTAGACACAACATTTATCGTAAAAGCATGAAAAAAATTATAGGAGACGATTACCCAACTTACGAAGATTCAGCAAAACTTACTCTTGCCGAAAGAGAAGTGCATAAAGATAACTTGGAAAGGTTACTATTAGAAAACCTTCAACTTAAACATCGCTTGTCTTGCGTTGCCGATGACATAGAAATCATAGATAGGCACATTAAAAAGAATTGCAATAAAAGATTTAAAAGACCAAGTCTTAATAAGGATGGTAGTGTGTTTGCCGAGGAAGCATGGCACAACATCACTAATATAGAAATTGCTTGCGATTTATCTGACGAATCAGTTGATGAATGGGGTTCTGACCTAGCACAAGAATATAGGCAAAAGTTAATGACCCATGAATAATATCGAGCCAACATATTTGCTTAATAAACTTGACTCAATCGAAAAAGATTTAAAAATATTAATTGACCATATCGAGCAAAATTGCAACGATGCTTTTGAAAAACCAACCTTATCTCAAGATGGCAACATCTATTATGAAAAGGCTTGGCATAATATATACAACATAATGTTTACTTGTCGTTTTGGCATCAAAGATCATGTGGAATTACAGAATAATACATTACAATAGCGACAAAGGTATGGGCTTAAAAGACCACTATGGTCTTTATGAAGTTATATATAATGATGAAGGTAAAATATCTGCGCATACAGAAGAACCCGAAGTGATAGCTGATACTCCCGAAGAATTGATAGAATCTTTGGAGATGATGTTGGATGATGCAAAAAAATGTAAAAATAAAATACTTGACTATAAGACAATAGAGTTTTATCCTTTGACTAATGACGATAAAGAAGAATCTGTAACCTTAGAAGAATTATTTAATAATGAAGGAGAACCAAAAGAAGAAAACTAAACAACCTAAGCCAAAAACATCTACTCAAAATGGCAAAGGCGATTCTCCTAGAAATATTTCTGATAAATTTAAAAAAAACTATCAACAAATTAATTGGTCTAAAAAGTGAAAATAACAATAAATAATTATAATAAAACTTATAGCGCTGAAGTCGATGATGATATGGATGTTGAAAGCATAGCTGACATCTTTAAAGGTTTGCTTGTGAGTATGGGATACCACCCATGCAATGTAGATGAATTATTTAATACAGAATATAAGTGGTTTACACAAGCGGAAATAGATAATAACAGGCAAGGTCATTTAAAAAGAGACATCCAACCCTTTATGAACGCTTTTAAAAAAGGCTATGAAGCTAAAGAGCTTCAAGAGCAAATGTACAACCAAGACCTTCAAGAAAAATCATATCAAGAAAAATTAAATAAAATAAAAGATAATGAGTAAAAAGAGAGAGTATTGTGTTGGGATTAAAATAATCAACTGCTTTTATGTCGAGGCTGAAAATCGAGACGAAGCAGAGCAAATAGTCAGAGAGTATGATCCATACAAAACTCTTGACGATTGTGATTTTAACATCGAGTATGCCGATCCTACAAATGGAGAGATAGCATGGAAGATAAAAGCAGATGAAGTAGATTGGAATGAACTTCGTGATAAAGATGACGATTGGACTAATCATCTTCACGATCAACAATAAAATATTATGCCAAATTGGACTCACAATATAGTAGGCTTTGAAGCCCCAAAAAATAAATTGCAAGAAATAAAAGCAAAGTTATTTAGCGATAACAATGTTTTTAATTTTAATAAAGTAATACCCATGCCCGAACATTCTGAAAAATTTCACGCTAAAGGGAATCTTGGTGATGAAGAGCGAAAAAAATTCGGGGATAATAATTGGTATCATTGGTCGGTATATAATTGGGGAACTAAATGGAATTCGGTAAGAGCAGAAGTTTCAGAAGAAAGTGATAATTGTATTAACTACCACTTTGATACGGCATGGGATGCTCCTAGACCAATCATTCAAGAAATATGCACCAATGGTATGCTAAAAAATTGTTCTGATTTCTATTGGACTTGTTACCATGAAAACGAGGAAGAACCCGAAGAAATAATTAAGACAATAGCGTGTGCTGATTATGTAACATGAACTTCTCTATCTTAAATAAAATTCAGCAACAAGCTGAAGAAATAAAAGATATTATTGATCAAATAAAAGCCCTTGAAGAAGGGCTTAATTATTTAAATTACCCAAAACATCTTGATTATTTAAAAGAGTCAGACAAAGAAAAAACTCGCTTGACAATCCAAAGACTACATGAAAGACTAGAATCCGATTATCCACATTGGAAAGAATAAATAAAAACAAATATGAAATTAACTAAATATCAAAAATCTGAATTACTTAAACATGATTGGGATGTCTATGAGGCAGAACATGGTCAAAATTGCGCATGGATTAGAATTGAACCTTCCGATGGGGAGATATTTGGACAAGTCGCTGAAGAATTAGGTTTAACAGGAGATGATGGAGATATTAAATTATTAATTGTCGGAACACAACAAGGAGATTAAATATGAGAACCACACAAAGAGAACTTAGAGAAGGTAACCCTACTATTGAAGATATGAGATATGATCTTGCGGAACAAGAAGCAATGAATATGAGTGTCAGTCAAATGATTCAATATATAATAGATGGGTTTGAAGGATTAGATAATATTCCCGACATTGAAATAAAAGAAGAATGGGAAGAAATTTTTGGAGAATTAAAAAATTGGGAGACAAATAAATGAATTTAGAACAAGCAATAGAATTAGTTTTAGAAGAAGCAGAAACATCTGCTATTGGCGATTTAGGAGAAAATCCCCATAGTCAATCGGTTATGTCTGCAATCGAATTAGTGCAATCTTTCTACGAAGAGCATGGACATCATTTCTCAAACTTTTCTCTTGACAAGGATTGCTGATCATGCAATTATATGTCTATCGTTAAATTAATAAACAAAAATTATTATGAAAAATTATTTTGAAACGCAAAGAGTTAATTGGAAAACATGGAATCCTAGCCAAATTATTTTTAAGAGCAATCGACTTATTAAAAAGTTAATGCCCGAAGAAAATGTTTTGTCTTGGACTAGTAAAGGTGATCGCAATCAGAAAATGTGCGAATTAACAAAAGGTAAAGTGCAAACAGGCTATCAAGGCAAAACTTATCATGGTAGTGAAAATCTTAAAGGTGTTATGGTTCAACTCAAAGATATGAATAGCGAATTTCCATCTGCTAACATTGATTTCGTTGATTATACCCATCGAAAAGATAGTGTTGGAAATAATGTTGGAAGACTTGATGTATTAGTTTATCTAAATTCTTATCATGCTCCTTGGGAATATGTAAGATGTCTACAAACCAATAATTGGATTAGAAAACCAAGGGGCAATGTAGCGCCACTAGAAGAAGGTTATCGTATTTGTTATGGTGGACAAGGTGATTCTAATTCTATGTTATTCGATGAGTTTCAAGAATTAATTCAAATAACAGAGGCAGTTAAAAACTTTCTTGTCGAAGTTCTTGTTCCTGTCAAAAATGGAGAGTATGACTATTCAGAATTAATGGTTGCATAATTGATGAAAGAATTAGAGATAAATAAAGAAGATCAAAGTGGGGAAGAGTCTCACTTATATAATATTATTAGTGCTTGCGAATTAGTCCTTGACGATATGGAGCATGGAGCAAAGTTATCTGAATCGAGTTTTAATTTACTCGGTTATGCAGATGGAATAATGCTTCGTATTCAAAAAGATGTTAGCAAGCAAAATATCCCAACAAACATAAGTGAATAATTTACTAGAGAGTTTGCCCGATGTATTTTATGCTATAAATATTATAGCAGGATGCGCCTTAGTATTGCTCTTTCTTTTAATTATTACTAGCATAGATTCTGACTAATGAATATAGACTACGAATTACTAGAAGAACAAAGAAATCATTTGTTATCTATCTTGTGGCATGACAATAAAGACCCTCTTTTGAAAAAGAACTTTCGCCCCGAATTAGATAGCGAAATAGGTTGGGGCATTATTCATCTTTTAGATGCTCTATTGGATGAAAATGAGAAGAATAAATAATGATTACAGAAACACAAATACAAAATTTTCTTTATGATATTGATGATGAATTAAGTGACGATCAAATAAATTCATTAGCACAAAAAATATATAATAATCAAAAAATATTATTGGAGTTAATTAAAGATGGCACATGATGAATTTAATAGTGGTGCAAGTCATGGATTTAGCATGGCATTGTATGCAGTAAGAGATGTTGACAGAGAAATAGAGTACCCAAAAGAGGGGTTCGATAAAACAGATTATATAAGATATAATTCTCAAAAAGATTTATTATACAAAATATATGAATCAATTAAAAAGCAACAAAAACTAGAAGTACATGAAAACGATTATTAAATTATTCTTGACATTTTCTTGTTTTTTTCTTATAAGTTGTTCTAGTATAAAATTATCAAATAATTGCTTTTGCGTAGAAACACTTATCGACTGCGACATTTGCAAAAAACAACTTAAAAAATATGATCGTAAAAACCATTAAAAAACTAATTTGGTCTTTCACTCGTAAGCGAGAAATCAACAAAGTCACCAAGGATAGCATGATTAAGAACGAAAAAGTTCTTGAGCATTTAAGTGACGAAGCAGATTATGATGGGATGGGGGATTGGGGTAGATTTCCACCAATCAAAAAAGATAAATAATTATGGTTGACCTCACTTTATTTGAAAGAATAAATTCTCAAATACAAAGGTTAAGCGATGATCATAGCGAAGAAAATACTGATTTAATAAATAATGTATTGTTGCCTATGTTGCAGTACATCAGAGATCACGAAAAAATAATGGAAGAAATTGCTAGAATTAGTAGTAAACATGGAATTTAATATGAGCCAACCAATGCAATGTCAAATTAATTGGGTAAAAAATTTAAATGAGTTAATTAAACAACAAACTGATAGAAGAAATAATTGAAAACTTATTTAAGTAAAATCTTCTATTTCTTAGGAGACTTAGTCTCTCATCTTTTGCGTTATAATATAACAGGCGCAATCTTTTATCCATTGTATAGAAAGCTAATGTTAATTAGTGTTAGCCTTGACACAAATAATATTGTGTGGGAGAATGCTCAAGATAAAGAAAGTTTAAAAATAGATTTAATTAGTAAAAGTAAAAGATGAAAATACAATTAGGGATAAGAGGTAGCATAGATGCAATCAACCATATTATCATTAAACTAGATGATCTTATGCTTGTAACTGCTGACAATTTATTTCTCACAGGAGAAGAGGGTCGAATTAAAACAGGAAAAAATTTAGTCGAATTATTAAATGCTTTATCAAAGGATCATAAAATATCTGTCGGTGAAAGTATAGCTAAAGAAATTGAAAGAGAATTAAATTTAGAAAACAAAGAATTGCAAAAATTTATTGTTGACAAGGTTTAATTTTTGCCCTACTATTAATGTATGAAAAAAGAAAACGCATCCGCTTTAGCGCTTGTTTACTTACATAAGCATAACTTACTCCAAAATGGTTGGAGATTTAATTGGCATAGTAAAAAAGTTGCTCTTGGGACTTGTAATTATAATAAGAAAAAAATTTACTTATCTAAATGGTATGTCGAGCTTAACGATAAATTAGAAGTTGTTGATACTATTTTGCATGAGATCGCTCATGCTTTAGCTTACCATCGTCATGGAAGCGCAGGTCGTGGACATGGTAAAATATGGAAATCTATTTGCAGGGAGATAGGAGCAAGACCCGAAAGGTGCAATAAGAAAAAATTAAATAAACCAAATGATCATTATAAATATGTTGACACTTGTTGCGGAACAACTTATAAAAGACACAGATTAAGAAAACACGCTAGATATTCTTGCCCAAAATGCGGGGTTGTTTTATACAAAGGAGAGAAGGCGAAAATAGCAGATCGCGCCACAAAAGAACTATTAAATGATATATTAAGATGAGAAAAGGACACTATATATGGAACAGAGCAGACAGAGTAGACCCCTCTGTTATGCCACAAGTAGTTTTAGAATCTTTCAATGAATGGCGCAAAGATTTAATGAAAGAATATAAATGCGGAAATGAAGATAGAAAAGCTCAAATATTGCGCACAATAAAAAAGCAAAAAATTAACCTCGTTTATAATTTAGAGAGACTAGGCTATGAACAATATAATTGAAGTAAAAGAAAAGAAGTATAAAAATCGCAAAGATTCTTTGTGGGTCGTAACTTCTAATCATGCAGAAAATATTAATTTATTAACTCGCAAAAAAAGCCTTGACAGGGTTGATTTACTATGCTTAACTGATCTTGGTTTTAAAATAAATCATAAATAAATAAGGAGAAAATATTATGGGATTAGATATGTACGCATACGCAAAGAACTCCAACGGAGAAGAAGAATCACTTGCTGATTGGCGCAAGCATAATCGCTTGCATGGTTGGATGGAAGACCTTTGGGAAGACAAAGGTAGACCATACGAAGGCAACTTAGATGATTTAAATAATGGGGGCATGGGGGAATTTAATTGTGTCCCTGTTGAGCTTACCTTGGAAGACCTTGATCAACTAGAGATTGATATTAAGGAAAAAGTTTTGCCCGAAACAGGTGGATTCTTTTTCGGTGACGATTCTTTTGATTGGGAAGACGATGATGGTAATAAGCCAAAAGCAGGAGACTATTATTACAAGCAAACTGATCTACAATTCATTGAAGATGCTCGCAAAGCAATTAATGAAGGGAAAAAAGTTTATTATAGTAGTTGGTGGTAAATTTTCGCATGGTAGCCAAGTGGTAAGGCAGGAGTCTGCAAAACTCCCATTCATCAGTTCGATTCTGATCCATGCGTCCATTTAAACAAAATGACTGATTATCAAATATATGTTACTGCGCTATTAATGCTTTTTATAATAATAGGAATTTTAGAATAAAATATGAAACCAATTACCACACAAGAGATTGAAGCAATCGAACATCTAGGAGATTACATCCGTGATGGATTAGAAGAAGTCAAAGAAGAAATCCATAATCTTTCAAATAGTGATGTTGTTCATGCGCTTGATGACATCAGATCAGTTCTTGATGAAATGACTAACGAAGTTTCCGAACTACGAGTATCTATGAGAGACATCGCTAGATCACTAGAAATTATTGCTAATAAATAAAAAGTGTTGACAAGCTAATAAAATAATTCTAACATAGCTTCCATGAATACAACAGAAGCATTCCTAGATAGCATTAAACAATCAATTTCTAACGCAGAGAAGATAGCGAACTCGATTCCTCGCAAGGGTCTAAATGTTTATCTTGACAAGTCAACTATGGTCATGCAACAATTTGCTGATCCTAGTGCATTTGATCATGCCAAGAAAGTTACCGCAAGAGCAGGGCAATCAAGTTGCCTTCGCAATGTATTAGATGCAGGGGGCAGAACACAAGCAAAAGCATTATAAAAGATGCAAAATAATTGTTTAACTATATAAACACAAACTTCTTATTAATAACATAACAAAACGCTTAATATATCATGCAAAATTTACCAACATACGAAGAGTGGACAAAAGATATGTCCTTGGCAGATCAAATAAAATTTTATTTTGATGTTGACATTGACAACTATTTAGGTGATCCTTGGGAAATACTCGCAGAATGTGCAGTTGATTCACATTGGCTAAGTGAGTTTAAAGTTAATTTTAAAGAATATTTACAAGAAAGAGAATATATAAGATGAATGAATTAAATTATTATCGAGTTGACTCAATTCCTTATTTTTACATTGCAGAAATTGTTAAACAAGGTCATGCCCTTTATAGCAAAAAAGTGAAAGTTGATGCTTTTACTATTGACAATACTACGAATAAGATTCACAATTTAGGTTGGGATAGAGCAATAAAATCTCATGTAGAAAAAATTAATAACAAGAAAAGAAAAGATCAGTTATATTTACCATGAAAGAATTAAAAGAAAAATTAAAAGAAAACATTCAATATCATGTGGATAGAGTGGCTAAAACAGGCTCATCAAGTTTCTCTACTTGCGACTATCGTGGATGGGATAAAGATATTTGGAATCACAGACATTCTATCATTGACAAACTAGTCAGCACAGGCTATCGTGTTGAAAGTGCAGTTAATCATGGAGTATTAGATGTAAAAATAACTGCAAATTTAGAATTATGAAAGTAAATAAAGTTTGGAATATTGAGCCACAAAAAATGTTAGATTATATTCTTGAAGCGGACAGATCAAATGGTTTGCACAAAGAGGGAGATTATAGTCCTGCATTTTATGTTGGAAAAGACTTAGATTATATTCGTGAAGTTTATGAAGATTACAATGGTCTTGATAGTCTTACCGAAGCAGAGCAAATAGAGAACGAATATTACCGATTGGAGATTGCATAATGAAAGTAACAAATGTGAGATATTTTGAGACAAACAGAGGTCTCGGTTATCAATGCAAAACCAACATCGAGGGCATCGAAATATGGAACGATGGAAATGGTGGAGCAACTTATTTAGATGGTGCATATAAATATACAAAAAATTTCGAGCATTTATCTGAATCATACTTGGAAAATTTAATTGACAAATACGAAAAACTATGAAAAACCAAATAGAAGAAATAGTTTACCACAAAGATCAAATGTCTCTCGATTTTAATTGGGAAGAAATTGATGACGAATTAATTAAGAGAGAGGCGACAATTTCCGTAGCAAATGGAGAGTATGAAGATTGGGATCATGCTTATGAATCCCATTGGGATATGTGGGAAAGTGGAGATTTAATCTTGACAGAATCATTTTAAATCTTTATGGTATCGACATATTAAAATAATATCTTTATAAAAACAAAAAATATCGACACATGAACATCAATCACATATACGAAGACGAAACTACTGAAGAAAAATTTTGGTACGATAGTTTCACAGGTACTTACTTTCTCGATGATGAAGAATGGGAAGAGCCAATGGAATTTACCGAAGATGAATTAATTAACGAAGGAATTTATTTAAATGAGTTCAACCAAAGGGTATAGTGCGATAGAAGGTTGCATAAGGCAAAGCTCAGACTTGCCAATAGAAAAAGACATTCAAGAAATAACCTTGACAACAGAAGACTTACATGATCTACTTGGTCAACTTTTTATTATTAAGAAAATCAAAAACAAAGAAATAAAGCTAATATTATCAGATGAAAGAATATAATATAAATCTTGGCTTAACTAATCAAGACATTAAAGAAATTACGGATGGCGGAATTAAGTTACATTTTTTGCCAACTAGCGATACTGATTATGATGAAAAAATCACTATCTCAATCGGCAAAGTTGACGATGATGCGCCTTTGTCAGAGTGCATGGATTTAGTTGTAGGTCAATTTCAAGATTCAGAAAGTGAAGAATTATCCTTGACAGGGTTATCTTGATAGGTTAATGTATTGGTATGAATTACATAACAGAAGAAATTAAATTTAAAGTTCCACAAAATGGTGGAGATCAATATCGCTTATATGAGTGCGTAGATCAAATCGCAGACCTCATTGATATGTATTTCGGTACTGCAATAGAAGATACCACAAATATACATAGATTAGTTGACGAAGAACTTGTTGTGGCAATGAGAAGGCAAGCTAAAGAAAATGAACTAGAAAATATAAATGGGGGTAGCAGGTAATGGGTAAGAAAGCAACAAAAAAGGGGGTGACTCCAAAAGAAAAAGGTCAAAAACTCCACATGATTTCTAAAAAATCATCTCACACAGGCGCACAACCCTTGGTAGAGCATATAGATATGCCAAATGTCAAGGTCACACAAAAAATGCGTAAAGCTCAAGAAAGTAAAAGAAATTTAGATAAGTAAACTATTGCTCAATTAAAAAAATTTTTAATTTTCACATTAGTTTATTTTATAAATATTATTATACAAAACAGATGAAAGAGATCGTCAATTTAATTAAACAAAAAATCGAAGAGAATAAAAATCTCTCGATCACCAATCAAGAAGATGAACAAGTTTACATCTTAGAAATCGCTTGCATGAAAGAATGTTTAGATTTCATAAACAACTATGATTGGGATAGTTACAACAAATTAAAAAAAAAGTGTTGACAGACGAACAAAAGTTTTCTATGATCTGAATCATAATTTAATTATCAACAACAAAACAAAAAACGAAAATGATAATCACACAAGAAAAAACAAAACAAGTTGTTCAATCGCATGATTTCGAGCAAGTAAACTGCACGATTGATGCCGAAGATATGCGCTATGTTGCATCTCTTCTTAGAAACAACTATTCTAATCCTGCGCTTGCAGTTGTTAGAGAGATTAGCGCAAACGCATTGGATGCCAATACCGAAGCTAATTCTACTAAAAGAATTGAAGTAAAATTGCCATCAAGTATGAGTCCAAACTTTTCTGTTCGTGACTTCGGTGGTGGATTAAGTGAAGAAGATATTTTTGGTCTTTATTCCAAGTATGGTAAGTCAACCAAAAGACAATCAAACAATTATATTGGTGCTTTCGGTATCGGTAAGTTTGCTCCACTTTCTTACGGAGATAGTTTTACTTGCGTTTCTTATTATGGTGGAAACAAAACTACTTACAATGTTTTCGTCAATGAAGATGACGATACAAAGATTGCAAGAATTGGTGATCCCGAATCAACCAATGAACCAACAGGTCTTTGTATTGAAGTTGCAGTTTCCGAATCTGATCGTGACAACTTTAGAAACATCGCTCAAAATTTCTTCAAATTCTTTTCAAAGAAAGATATGCCTAATTTTGTAGGTACTGAAGAAGGTTTTATTTCTGCACCCGAAATTTCAATCGAAGCAAAAGATGGTTCATGGTTTTTTACTGAGGAAGAAAATCGTTACAATTATTATAATAGAAGTCAAAATCGCCCTAAAATTCTCATGGGTAGAGTTTCCTATCCACTAAGTTCAGACTCTATTGTAACTGATAAGTTTTTTAAAGACGATAAAAAGAAAAGAATTGTAGATTCAATCTTGCAAGCATCAAACTTTCATTTGCGATTACCTCTTGGTTCTGTAAAGTTGCACCATAGTCGTGAGATGTTGGAGTACAATGAGTCAACACAAAGAGTATTGTGCAAGTATCTCAACAAAGTTGTAGATGAAATCCAAATAATTGCACAAGAAAAACTTGCCGATTCAGATGATTTGTTCTTGGCTAAAAGAAATTATGCTAAGATAATCAATACCATGCCATATCATTGTAAGGATATTTTTAACAATGCTTTCTCATGGAATGGGATTGAAATTAATAGTCCTGCTTTTTCTCGTCCACACGATATGTACGAAGATTTGATTATTACAGAATTTACTAGAGATTCCGATACAAGTGCAAGAGATGGGTTTAAGGTTAAATCGGGCAAAGTAAACAGATTATTGTGTCAAGATAATTGCTTATTTATGATTCAAAATTTAGAATCTGCTCATGGCAATAACTTGAGGGTTCGCACTCTTATGACTGAAGATACTGACCTTCAAGTAGTTTATGTCGTGAGAGCAGTTAATAGTTCAGCGGAAAATGTTCTTTGGACTCAATGGGAATTTAATCGTATTTCAGATGATCATATTAGATATTCTGATAATGTGGAAAAACAAAAGCCCAACAGAAGTGGAGTGCGTAAGTCTAACGGAAGTCGAGCAGACATTGCATTATTCAGCATGAAACTTGACAGAAGTAGTTGCTATCGCAATGCCGACTATTGGGAAAATGCTTCCTCAAAGATTAATGAAATCGAAGATGGTTCTGAAGTCGATGGTAATTTTGATGGAAAATTGATTTATGTTCCAATCAAGAATTACAAAATTGATTACCCTCTTGATGGTTTTAGTTCTGAACTTGATGCGATGCGCTCAAGAATGAAGAAAATTAATGACTCAATTAAAGAAGATGCGCCCAAATATGCTTTGTTCGGTGTTCGCAAGATTGACATTAAAAAATTAGACAAAGACTTATGGATAGACTTTAAAGACTTCTACAAATTAATTGCTAAAAAATTATTGCTCGATAATATTGACGAAGCGAATCGTATCTATACCGCCAACTTAATTAGCAAAGATAAAGATCACGATAGTTTTGATAGAGAGTTTTACCAACATTTGTACAAAGTCTTTGTCGCCAATGGTTTAAACTTCAAAAACCTTAAAGATAGTTTGTTTGTAGAATGTTTAAATTTATATAAAAGTTATGGTGATCGTAATTCTAATCTTCTTATTTATGTGAATTATTTATTGGAGTGCGACAAGACTTGGGTTGAATCCAACTTAACTGAAAAGATTTCTTTTGCCGATTATAAAAGCAAGATGATTGCTTGCCATGAGAAATATCCAATGATTTCACTTGTCGGTTGTCATTATTCTGATTGGAGAAACGATGCGTTCACTCACATTGAATCTGTAACCATGATCGAAAATTACATTACCATGTGTGAGCTTTGTGGCTAAACTTTGTTGTTATATGCTATTGAAGAGGGAGAGGTTTATCGTTTACCCTCTCCCTCTTCTTAATCTTTTAAAAAAAACTATTGACATAACATTTAAAATCTACTAGAGTATTAAACATAGCTCAAATTACTGAAAGTTAAAATTAAAAAATACCATGAATAAAGTACCATACATAATTAACGAAAATTCTCTCACCATCTTTTGGGAAGGTAAACCTTATACCTTACGCAAAGATCATGTCAACTTCAACCTTGCAAAGAGTGCAATCTTGGAAGCTAGATATGATGATCTAGGAGATTTGCTAGACATTGCCAAAGCAGTTGAAAATTTTGTTGAAGGAGATGTTGAAGTCAAAGACGAAGTTGTTTACTACAAAGGTCATCGTTTGCATGGTGTTGTGGTTGATAAATTGCTTGAAATGCTTCGTGCAGGAATGAAAGATTCTGCTCCTCTTGTTAATTTTATCACTAGGTTGCAAAGCAATCCATCTGCAAACTCTGTAAATGAACTTTATTCTTTTATGAGTTATAAGTCTTTGCCAAACACTCCCGAAGGTAAGATTTTGGGATACAAAGGTGTTCAATCAGATTTTTGGTCTAATACAGGCAATGCTGACACTATTGTTTTGCAAGGTCAAACCAATGAGCGCCATCAAATTTTCAACGGAGTTGGAGAAACGATTGAAGTTGCTCGTAGATGCGTAGACGATAACAAAGATCATCATTGTTCTTTTGGTCTTCACATTGGCTCATACGATTATGCCAATAATTGGGCAGGAGAAGATGGTCGTTTACTTATCGTAGAGTTTGATCCCGAAGATGCAGTTTCAGTTCCAACCGATTGCGATTTCCAAAAACTTCGTGTTTCTAAGTATCGTGTTATTTCAGATATAACTGACACAAGAAAAGAACTCGATAAACCTGTCTATGAAGCTAACAAACCAATCTACGGATCAAACGATACTGATCTTGAAGTTGATTATGACGAAGATTATGACGATGACGAAGATTATGTCGATGAAGATGATTCTGATTTCGAGGAAGAAAGCACTCCACAATCTTTATTCGTTGACTCTGACGAAGAACCAATCATAAATGGTTGCGGAGATGATTCGGATGATGACTATGATTTCGGTGATGCAGATGACGAACCCGAAGTTATTCTTCCCGAAGGATATGATGACCCTGCTTTTGATGGAAATGAAGGTTCGGGGCAAAACGAAGACAAAACTACATCAGATAGTCAAGACATGATTGATTTAGCAATTAAGAATTATGTTCAAAATAAATTTGAATCGGGCATAAAGCCAACAATCAAAAATATTGCTGACCTTAAAATTTGTCGTAATAATTCTGTTCGTTGCAAAGAAATTGGATTTTTAGTTGAAAAACTTGGATTTCAAGTTGAAGATAACAATAACAAAATCTTTAGTAATCTACAAATAAATGGAATTTGATATAAGAGAACGAATCATTCATCATGCAATCGAATTGCGTGAAAAATCAAGAGAAAGCGGAAAAATAATTTCCGAAATTCAAAACGACAAAAAAGCACTTGAAGAATATTTCAAGAAGGATGCTGAAGAGAATACAAAGTTTATGACTAGGTTTTTTGCTTTACTAGATGAGTATGAAGCAATCAATGGTAAGATAAAAACAGATTTGTAATTTTATAATAAAAATTTATGTTTAATATTTGGTATTGTGGCGCAGTTTTTTTCATTGGATTTCACGATCTAATGTTGTTTCCTGTGGTCAACTTTCATCACCACTTGGGTAATCACATAAAAGCCTAAGACTCTTTTTATTCATTAATACATCATTGACATATACAATAAGCTATAATACAATATATAGATAGAGTAATATACAATGAATTAATAATAGATTATGTGTGAATTGGTGAAAATGTGGGTTGGCAGACTTAATTTTATAAAATATTTTGTTAAATTGTTTTATTTTATTTACGGAAAAATCGGTACAAACAGAATCAAATCAAATAAAAAAGATTTTAAAATTGATAATGCCGAAATAATTAAACAAAAAATTAATAGAAATAAATTTGGCTTCCCGACATATAGTGAACCAAATAAATAAAATAAAAATTAATACAAATAGCCCCGAATAATTTAACTTTTTTTTAAGTATAATAAACTATTTTGGGCATTTTAATTAAGTTTAAATAAATAAACAATAATTTTGGGGCGCATTGAGTATCGAAGCACAGAGCGTTGAGCATCTTGAGAATTGGTTTCGGAATGGATTTAACCAAATATTTGATGACGGATACGAAGTCGAGGATGTTCTTTGGGCAGACGAAACAGGAAAACCTTCGTTTCAAATAAACAAAAAGACAGAGCTAAGAGCGATAGTAGATATGATTGCTATAAAAGATCAACCAAATAATTTAGTATTACTATTGCCCCCTTTAATTATAAAAGATTTTGAATCAAATAATAATTAATAATTGACAAATAAATATTAATCAGTTATGTCCTAATTCGTTTTTATCTAATGTAGACTTATCGCGCTTTAATTGTTTAAAAATTTCTTCACGATCTTCTTGGGTTAGTTCTTCGTAGAATGTATCGACCCAATGTTTTCTTGCCAACTTTTGCTTAACAGGGAAATCACGATGCAAAACAAAATTAGAAAAGAATCTATCCAAATAAGATAAAACTTCTTGCCTCACATCATATCTTGACCCTTCGGTTGGTTTGTTCTTTAAAGGAGTCCACTCTGAGAAATGTTCATATTCGTCTTCTATCATGCAAATAAGTACACATTGGTATTGACATCGGGGCGCAAATAAATTAATCTATTAATAATGCAAAACAGACAAATAAATAAAGCTTACCTTCACTATACAGAAATGATGACCATTCTAGGATCACAAAACATAATGCCCAAAGAGGTGTTCTTTAAAATGATTCAAATAATGTTCCAAGATAAAGACCAAAATAATTACAATAAAAATTTTGATCAAATAAAATCGTGGCACAAAGCAAAACATAATAATGTAGAAGACTTTAAAACTAAACGACCCCGCCCAAATAATAATATAAAAGAAGATTCAGGTGGTGAAAATAAATCCTCCGAAAGCCCACAAAGGCAAATAAACGAAGCGCTAGATAAAATAGTATTCCTTCAAGCCGAAATAAATAAATACAAGGGGGATGCAGAAATGACCAAATCATTAGAAGGCGCTTTAATTAATCAAAAAAATAAGATCAATAATATTACAAATAATGGTAAACAAATAAAGGGCTTATTTAATAATCAATATTATATTAATCATGTTGATTCAAAATAATTAAGAATGAAATTTTTATTAATAATTTGTTTATTGTTTAGTGGTTGTGTTTCATCCAAGATGGAGAGCGATATAATTGGTGGTAAAATTTGTCCCTTTTGTTTTCGCGACAACCCTATTTGGAGAAAAAGTTTTTGCCCCGATTGTTTTCGTGTTGACATGGGTGCGGATGCAAACTATGATTACGCAATGATTAACAACAAACCAAGGAGATAAATTATGAGCAATATAGCAAAATGTGCAAGAGCAACCGCAGTAATGAACAAAGTAAAGGGCGGAGATCCATTCAGCTTTACCCGAAGGTTCTTAGGGTATAATGAAGCGACAGAAGGAATAATGGCACAACAAAGAGAAGCCGATTTAAAATTACAAAAAATTCTTGCTAGTAAAAAAGCAAAGGGGTTAGCATAATGAACTTAGTAAAACCACTAAATAAAAAAGTTAGTATGTTTGCAACCAATGATGAGTTGTATGAAAAATTAACTAACAAAGAAATTATGACGATTAAATTGGCAAAGCTTGAAGAGTTTGCAGATGATTTATATAGGTCTACCACCAGCGAATATAACGCGAAGTTATTTCCCCCTGAAAATAGTTGGTTTAAAATTAAAGGATTATTAAAAGAATTAAATCAATTAAATGATTGAGGCAATAATTATTACGATATTAGCTTCAATCTTATTAATCTTTAGAAAAGAACCTTGACACCACCGAATTTATTTCTTAGTATAGCATTATGGAAACGATAGATTTAACACCAAATTGGGTTACTGCGGTAAAGATTTACATCGAAGTACTCCAAAACAATAATGCCTCAGAAGAGGGTAAACAAAGTGCTAAGGAAGAATTACTTTACTTAGCAGAGTATGTTGACAATATGCGTCTTGAAAAAAAACTTGAAGCAATCAAAGAAAGTAGTTGACATTTTATATATTTAATTGTAGTATGTTGTTTGTTATATTATTAGTATAGTTAGTAAATGAGAAGAGGCGACTCATTAAAATAGCCTCAGTATTTTTGTTCTTTAATAGTTTAATTTTTAATTCTGCAGGCAGATCCTTATTAACCAAAGGGCTCAAACTCTGTCTGTAGAAACACTTTGGAAGGGCTTATAATCCTTCCTGTGGGTGACCGAATAAACCTGTGATGAGCGGGTTAAGGTACGCAAATTCCCTGTGGTGGGGTAGCAGAGTCCAATCGGATGAGCTGATGACGAATACCAAGTCTAATTTGTGGTTCGAAGTAGGAACTCTATGAACTGATGTTCATCCCGAAAAGTTGAGAGTATTCAGTAGTCTCTTCCCACACTATTTTCCCTTATGTTATGTGTTGCCCCCTGTCTAATTTATTTGTAGTTTTTAGACGGGGGGTTCACATGGCAAAGATTACCAACACTAAAAATCATAACCCAACATGCACCTTGATATTACAAATTATAGTAACCATTATAGTAGCAATCATATTAATCAGCAAAGAATAATTACAAATTATAAATTGTGAAATACTAAATAATAAATAAAGAATTTCTCTCTAATCCCCTTGCAGGACTGCGATCCGTCGCTTATCTCTGTAGGGGGATTTTTTTGTGCCTCGATTTCTGTTTCTGTAAGTCGTTGAATATCAAGCACTTGCGCGAGCCCGACCCGCATAAAGCGTTGATTGGCAACAACTTACAACAAAGTGCATTTTAATTAAACTTTTTTCTTTACAAGGTATGCGTATTGGTCTATATTGTATCTATGACAGAGAGAAATCCAGGAAACAAAAAGTATAAGATTGACCACAAGAAAAAGGTCTTTGTATACAAGAACCTTCACAAAGATTGTTGGTCAGTCAAGCAAGACGGACTAGTCAAAGCACACACCGATGAGATTAATCTTTGGGACTGTGCATTTCAAGTAAATGCCAGGGGCAGACAAAAAGTTATTGATGAGCAACGCAAAAATGTTCACGCGGGCATCAATGGTTACATAGATGAACTTGATCTAGATTTACCTAATCCTGTGGAAGTAACTTACAACCCATACAAGTATGATTCTTTTGTTGACAAGGCAACCGAGTCTCCTATATACTCTATGGATAACGCAAAACTAACACACAACAAAGTAACAGCATATACAACATGAAATTATTAAAAGACATTATAGATAATTGGGGTTTCGTAGACTCCAAGCAACTAAAAGAACTTGTGGAATATTTTCCATCAGTACCATTGGTTATTAAGTGGGGCATGAGAGAAAGAGAGATTTTCAAGGCTTGCGAAGTATCCAAACGCATAGAGAAAGTTGAGTCCGAATCAGACGACTATGTTCGTGAAGTTTTCATTAACGCAGGAAACTTAAAAAAGTTAAGAGAAGTATTGGGGGTAAAAGCGTGAAACAACTATTAGTTAAGATACCTATGTCACAATCTATTCAAGAAGTTATTGATTACATTTATTATAGCGAGATGGAGGGTAGAGAGGACGAAACAGATTCGTGGTATACCACCTATAAAAGTTTATTAGAGTTAAAAGAAAAAGTATTAGATGAGGAGGATATGACATGAGAAGTTGGGAAGAAAGAGACATAGTTGATATATTAAAAGAGCGACATGGCGAATTGAATAAAGCGTCAGTTGAGTTATCCGAAGGTGGCGATCATGAAGGCTCAGATGCAATTGATGATGACCTTTTAATTATCGAAGATTTTTTAGAGAAACAATTCAGTGTCAAGTGGTACGGCACACAATTCCTCAGAATACCAATCAAAGGATAAACATGAATAAATTAATGGAAGCACACAAAAGAAAACTATCGCCTGAGTCATCAATTGTCGCAGCAATCAATGGAATTGCAGATGAACTATATGAGTTGAGAAAAGAGAACAGAGATCTTCAAGGCGAATTAAAAAACATAGCGGGGTCTCTCGATTATGTTAGTCAATACCTCTACGACATTAGTTGGGAGCTAAAGAAAAACAGAGAAAAAAGTATTGACAAAGAAGTTCAACTAAGTTAGATTTATATTATGACAGAAAAAACAATAGTAGCAGACACACCCGAAGCGATAGACCGATTCCGATTGGTAGCTCTTAAAGGAGCGTTAAAGATGGAGGTTCTTGGTATGACAAGACGAGGTCAATCAGTCTATTCAATCGTAAAACAAGAGTTCGGATTTAAAGGCAACAAGGTATCCGTACTAAAACAACTAGAACAAAAAATTAAGGAGATTATTTAAAATGACTAAAGCACAAATCGAATCAAGAGTAGAAGGTTGGAATTGGAACATGAACATCTTTGAGATATACGATGAACTCAGAGACGGGCATACGGGAGAACAACAAGAGCAACTTTTAACTTTTGCTTATAATTATTTCAATAAAGATTCAGCTATCGCAGATTTAGCATGTCACTTCGGCATCACTATTGAAACAGACGAAGACTCACCAATCCCTTGCTAAGATGAGAATAGAAGAAAGAATGATAGATTATGCCCAAAAGTGGTATGAAGTAAACGACCTAGAGACAGAGAAAAAGAACGGAAACGATCTTTATCTTCGAGTCAATGACAATGTATTTACTGAAGTCTCACACTGCGACATCAGACAAAAAGCCATGCTATGGTTAGAATCAGAATTAGAAGGAGTAAACAATTATTAAAATGAACAATTACATAGAAGGAGTTTGCATCGGAAGTCCAATTGACTTACCCGAATACGATGAACAAGCAGAGCAATGGAAACTATGGTTTGAAGAGTCCGAGACCCCATACCACCCATACGACGAATTGCTTAGGGAGAACATTAATTTTCCTGATCTAATTTCTTATAGTTGTGACTCAGCCGAAGAGGCTTGCGAGCTTTACAACTATTACAACCAAAACCCTGTAACAAAGGACGCCAATGAAACTACTAACTAAAATTCTTAACGCAGTTAAACCAAAGTACAAGCTTGTTTACCGTACAGCTAACGGAGCAACTGCAATGTATACAATCACCAAGCCAAAACACAAAGGCGAGTTCGGCAACATGACCGAAGGCAAAGATGTTGTCGGCTTTAAATCTTGGTGCTTTAATCGAAATGGATTTAGGTCTTTTCGTTATGATCGCATCGTAAGCCTAATAAAGGGATAATTATTATGACACTACAACAAAAACTAAGGGCTCTCGGGCACCAATTGGCTGAGGCAGAACTATACGGGTTTAACATCCCTCAACCTCTAGACGCGAAGCATTACTACATGCTTAATAAGTTTTACAAATTCAAAACTCGCAAATAGCAAATAACCTTTCCTCCACTACTAGCCCCGTCTTTGGTTGAGTTATGCCAAGGACGGGGTTTTTTATAAAGTACTGAGCATCAACAACTTACGCGGGCCTGGGCCGCCTAAGCCCTTGATTACCAAGGACTTAGGGGCTTTAAGGGTTAAGACCTCTCTAAGCTCATTTGATTGAGGGATTGAAAGCAGAAAGCGTTACTGGCAGGAGTATCCTCGCCATACTTTTCAGCATAATCAACCCAAGACACGGCAGTCTTTCCATGATCTTTTTCGCACTCAGCTTTTGCGACTGCTTTGACTGCATCCGCAACTTGTTTTGATCCGAGAATATCGTGACCTTCGGCAAGTGAGAGAATGACTTGACCTACATATCTGTTGAGGTCTTCTATGCTATATGCATTTTTTCCGATTTTCATTCTTACTGCTGATTCGAGTAGTTCTTGTGGTAGTAGTGACATATTTTTCCTTTTGTTAGTGTTGTTATTTAATTATTCCTAATATTAAGGCATATATTAGCCCGTGTCAACGATTTTTTTTATTTTTTTTATTACATAAGTCGCTGCCATTCAACGACTTACAACGCTTCCCCCCGCGCAAGTCCTTGATATACAAGCACTTACAACAAAAGCACATTTTATTAAACTTTTTTCTTTACAAAGTACAAAAATTAGCTTACTATGTATATATGAAAGTGAGAGAGATAAAGATAAGAAAAACAATCCTTTTTACAAAGGCTCGCCCATTCAAAATGAAGAATAAAATTTTAGACAGAAAAACAAAACACAAAAAACAATATGAATATTAAAAAAGAATTCTCTCCCTCAGATCGCCCAAGTGCTATTGATGCTATGGATCATGGCATGAGCTACATTTGGGAAAACTTTATCGAGCCACGCATCAAAGATGGCGGGATTGAAGAAATTGATCTTGACTTGCTTGCCCAACTAGGTCTTATCTTTAAAGACATTGCAGAAAAAGCCGAGGCATACTATGCTATGGAAGAAAAAAAGTTTACCGATTCCCATAATTATTTAAATTAACTATTGACAGAAAACCTAAATTATATATTATTAAAGCTATGAATAACACAGAAAACAATCAAGTCGTTCCCACTAACAGAGTTAACCTTCACATCATGGGCGGTAATCGTTCTATTGTCGATTACGGAGATGTGGTAAATGTCGTGACTCCTCCTGTCAGTTACAGAGAGAAGCCAAACAAGAGAACAGGTGAGTTCTCTGTTTCTCATCAACCAATCCCACATCACGATTTAGTGGATCGCACTAAGGGGTTTCTAGAAACAGGTGGATTCACTATTCATGACGAGCTTCATTCGCTTGCTCGTGATGGCAACCATTATTTTGGTTTGTTCTCCGTTGATCATCCTAATCGCAAACCATCCGAAAGAGGTTGCGTTATTGGTCTACGCAATTCTCACGACAAGACATTTCCTGCGGGTTTGTGTGCAGGTGATGCTCCTTTTGTTTGTGATAATCTCATCTTTACCAATACCATCAAGTTGTCTCGCAGACATACTTGCAACATTGAGAAAGACCTTAACTTCACTATCAATCGTGCATTGGGTAAGTTGTTCGATTTTTGGATCGGTCAAGATAATCGCATCGAGGCTTATCAAAACTTTGAGCTTACCAATTCTCAAGCCAATGATCTTATCATCAACGCTTGTAAAGCAGGTGCTTGTGCAAAGTCTAAGGTAATGGATATTGTGGATCAATGGGAATCTTCCGATCATCCCGAATTTTGGGATCGCAACGCTAATTCCCTTTACAATGCTTTTACCGAGGTTTACAAAGGTAATCTTGTAGCTTTGCCTAAAAGATCAGAGGCTCTTCATTCTGTTCTTGACTCTGTTGTCGATTTCAGAATGGACAATTTTTTAACTGCCGAACCCATTGAAAGGGCGGTAGTTGAAGGCGAAATAGTTTCTGTCTAAATAAGGATCAGCCCATCCTTAGCCCCCTCTTCGGAGGGGGTTTTTTTGTGCCCTTTTATTTACGCAACTCGTTGGTAATCAACGACTTGCGCGGGCCAGGCCCGCGTAAGTACTTGCAGTTCAACTACTTACGACAAAGTGCAATTTAATCGATCTTTTTTCTTTACAAGATACTAGTTTTGTGGCATAGTATACTTATGAAAGAAACAGTAAAAGTATTAATGTCCCGTGATGGTTTAACCCAAGCTGAGGCGGTAAAACAAGTAAAAGATTTCTTTCTTGCAATGCAAGAAGATATCCAAAGCGGAGGAGATCCTTTTTCCTGGGAAAACGATTTTGTTCAAGAGTTTGGTCTTGAGCCTGACTACTTTGAAGATTTTATTTTTTCGCTTGCAGTTATTTAACAATTCAACTATTATTCTTTTATGATTAAGCAAACATTACTCACTTCAGGCAACGCTAAAATTACTAAGGGCGAAGCATTCGGATATTTAACAAAAGGCATTCATTTAGCTCCCGCCAATTTGTCAGGCTACGAAGTTTGCCGTTGGCGTTCAAAAGGTTGCACTATGGCTTGTCTCAACACGGCAGGTCGTGGACAAATGAATTCCGTTCAAGATTCACGCATTGCTAAGACAAAGTTATTCTTTGAGCAAAGATTTGACTTTCTTTCAAAACTATCAAAAGAAATTACTTCCACGATAAAGTCAGCAAGCAAAAAGAGCTTGCAAGCGGTGTTTCGTCCTAACCTTACAAGCGATATCGCATGGGAAGATATTGTCAATGAAGATGGAGTGAATTTGTTTGAGAAGCATAACTCAATTCAATTTTATGATTATACTAAATCATTTAAGAGAATGTGTTCTTTCCTTAACAAACCTTTCATTAAGGGTGAGTCAAAGTTTCCTTCAAATTATCACTTAACTTTTTCTTGCTCAGAACATAACGAAGAAAAATGCAAAATGGTTCTTTCAATGGGTGGCAATGTCGCTGTAGTCTTTCGCAACGAATTACCTAAAACTTGGAACGGGTACGAGGTTGTCAATGGTGATGAATCGGACTTGCGTTTCCTAGACAAAAAAGGTGTCGTTGTTGGGCTTATCGAAAAAGGTCTTGCTAAAAAAGACTTGACGGGATTCGTTAAAGAAGGTATAAATTCATAATGGACTATTACGATTCAGCCGAAAACATTGGGATAACGCAAGATCGTGCTTTGCAAGAATTAGCAAGCCACGGGATTACATCTAACGAGGATATTATAGAATTCTTCAAGGATATGGGTGAGCATGAAGAATATGATGCTCAAGAAGTTTTGATTTGGTTAGGGTATTAATTGCCCATTTTTAACGCGGGCATCAAATACGCAAAACTTTTCGCCCAGGCTAGCCCCAGGAAGAAAAACTTTTAACCCCGTAAGTCGCTGACTGTCAACGACTTGCGCGGGCCTAGGCCGCGTAAGTGCCTGATATACAACAACTTGTGACAATCTGCAAAAAAACTTAACTTTTTTCTTTACATGATAGGTTATTTATGCGATATTATAACCATGAAACATACAGGAAACTCAATCAGAAAAGTCATTAAACAACTGAAGAAATGCGTGGACATCACAAGCATTCAAAGAACTGCAAACGGATATATGATCTGTGCCAAGAATGGCGAACAGAATCTTATCCATGAAGGCTCAAACTGCTACCACCCACTTCGCAGATGGCTCAAAACTAACACATCACTAAAAACACTAAAATTCTAATGATTACTATATCTCGCAACCAAAACTTCAGGGAATGGCTAAACATCACAATGTTCGGCAAACTCGTGGACAATGTAAAAAGCTCGGCACGAGCATATCATGTCGCCCAAAGGCTTCAAATTGAACATAAACAAAAAACTGGAGAAAAAGTCATAATCATTCAAAAAAATTAAATTTATATATGTCCCCGCGTTCTATTTGATCTGCAAATCAGAGGAGATGAGAGAAATTTAGATTGCAGTCTTAATTAAACTCTTGCAGGTTCGACTCCTGCCGCGACAGGGACACGCCTTTAGTAAGTCTTTGGTAACCAACGACTTACGCGGGCCTGGACCGCCTAAGTACTTGATAGTCAACAACTTACAAAAAAGTGCGTTTTTATTGTATTTTTTTCTTGCAACTTTTTATAAATTACCTTATTGTCTTATACATGATCAGGTTTATCTAAATTAACTTAAAAACATATATAACATGAAAGTACAAACTACAAACAAAACTAAAAAAGCATCAAAACTATCTTTTGCTAGAAAACTTGGCAGATCAAAAGCTAAGATGGCTACAAAGTTAAGTGAAAGCGAAAAGATTGAGACTCAAGACTTTTTTGAAGAAAACTTCGTGAAAGATGATTACGAGTATTTACCCGTAACCTTTACTAGTGAAGATTTACCTTTGATAGAATACATGAAGTCTTCAGAGATAAACTCCAATAACAGACAAAAGGTTGCGGATAATGTTGCAAGATTATTTCGTTGTCTTAAAGCGGGCATATGGTATCAAGAAAATCTAGATATCCATGTAGCTAAAGAAGGTCACTTAATGAATGGACAACACACATTAGAGGCTGTAGCTCAATTTTTCTTGGATGCAAACACACCAAGTGGTTCTGAAGTACCAATCGGATTTAAGATTGGTTGCAATGAAGATGCAATGCCTTATTTGGACACCCAAAAGAAAAGAACCCCTGAGCAAAACCTTATGATCGAAAATGTTTTACTTAACCCTACTCAAAAAGCTATTGTTTTAATTGAGGGAAAAAGAGTTATACATGGTAAGCCTTTTGGTTATAGTGGTCAAGTCAATTACTTTGAGTACGAAGATATCATTGAAGACAATAAAAGCATATTAACGGATGTCTTTAAAGACAGAGTCTTATCTAGAGATTTCCCACATAAATCTATAGGCTATGCTTTGTTCTTGCTTGCAAAAGAGAATCAAGAATTAGCAGAAGATATCATGAATGAGATTTGTGATTCTCATAGCATGGAAAACAGGGGAAAGTCTTTCGCTGATCCAAAACAACTCGAAGAGCATTTGTTAGTCGAAATGTACAGAAGAGAAAAAAGGGATAAAATAGACACAATGAGTAGCAAGACTAACAGAGATTGCTACCGCCAAGAAGAATTCTTTCCTATTGCGGTTGATTGGTTAGTCTCAAACCATAACATTGACAGAAAGGTTTTCAAAGCATGAGCCACTACATAAAGAAAGCAATTAACTCGTATCAAGAGCTAGCGTTCTACATTGGTAAGACTAGGTTATGCCCAATAACCCAAAGGGCTAATCCAAAGAATCAATCAGTATCTGACTTTGCAAAAAATGGTCAAATGTATTGGAAAACTATAATGCACATTGATGACCATAAATTGCATCCTGAGTTCGGGGAGTCATTCTTAATTAATTGTTTTAGAGATAAACTTAGCCACTTAGTCTTACTCAACAAAGACATACCTCACGCTATGGCATTAGTTTATGACAAAAAATCAGAGTCGCTCATAGATAAGCTTTTTAAAGAGTTATCTTAACTTAATCGCGTAAGTCATTGATAGTCAGTGGCTTACGCGGGCCAGGGCCGCGTAAGTACTTGCGGGCCAACAACTTACAACATAATGTAAAAAAACTTAACTTTTTTCTTGCGTTAATTAACTACATATGCGATAGTATTATCATGATAGCAAAACAACAATTACTTAACTTCGACAATCTCGCTTTCCATACTCATCCTTCTTGCGACAACGCAGTTATGGCTCAACTAAACATGGGCGACATAACTATTTCAGTTGTAGCAAACATTGCTAATGGGGATAGTCTTTATGGTCATCTTGACGATGACGAGTACGAAGTTGCAATGTGGAAAAAAGGAAGTGCAGACATGATTCCTCTTGGTGTTGGAGACGATGTCCTTGCAAGGCAAACTCCCGCTCAAGTCAGCAAGCTCATGAGAGACGCTCAACTTGACGGAGATGCTTGGGTTGATCTTCTCAGAAAGTTAAGAAAAGACTTTCGTGACGACTTAGGACTTGACGACTAATCACAACTAAACTATATTACTATTATGACAGAAGAACAAAGAATCGCCATTATTAAAAACGCAGTCCTTGCTAGTCAAGGTTTCCAAAGTGCATCTGTTGACGAATTTGTTGCAGAAGTAAAAACGGAAGATATTGTCACTAGGCATGGATTACTTGATGCCCAAAAAGAAGATGTAGAAGATGAGAAGCAATTTCTTAACTCTGATTCAGCAGAAGACATCGAAGAAGAAGATCAAGACATGGGTGTTGTCAGCGATCAAATGAAAGGAGTCTACCAATCATGAGTTGGGATATTATATTATTCTTGCCTTGGCTTTTTGTTTTTTACATCATGTGGGAGGACTTAAAACATGGATGATCCTTTTTTTATAGCTACTACAATCGGTGGCAATAGTATGTTCGCTCTTATGGAAGTCGAAGGTAACGAAAAACCAAGACAAGGCGAACACAAGATTTCTGAATCTTGCTTAGAAGCAAACTTAGCCACGGGCAGATTCACCGATATAACAGAACAAGCGACAGGTGCATACGGCAAGCTATATGTCTTGACAGAAGAAATGCCTCAAGAATAAATAATAAATAAACAAATAGCAAATAATAATATAGCCCGCGATCTTCGATTTTTTAGTTTCTCGTAAGTCGTTGATATTCAACGACTTGCGCGGGCCTGGCCGCCCTAAGTGCTTGGCACTCAAGGACTTACGCGATTAAATGAGATCGTAGTATTGTGGAGAGGTATCGACCTTATGGCTTATGGTGTCAATCTCCAATTCCACTCCAGCGAGCTGTTTCTTAGCTTCGTCTATTAATTCTTTTGGAGGGATTATTGGAAATCCATTTTTGCCCCATGCTTCCACCGATTCGATTTGGTCAAAGTATCCGACGATATGAGTTTCTGAAACTTGATCGCCATAAAGGGATTCGGTCTCATCTCTCCAAAAAGAGCAGGTCAGGATCATCTCAGAGATTTCAGCGTTATCAATCGAAACGAAGAAAAGATCTTCGCTTGTATCTATATCATCAATGTTTATTTTATTCATACCTTAATATCGCTTATATTTTGGCTTATGTCAAACTTTTTGTTTGTTATTTTGAAAGTTTACATAAACTATTGATATTCAACGACTTACGCGGGCCTGGCCGCCATAAGCGGCTGATAGCCAAAGACTTACGACAAATCCATTACAAGCTCGTCTAATCGTGGGTAGTCAAGCCCACTATCATTCCAGGCTACCCCATCAGGAGTTTGATAGCCTATTGAGCTATCACCTGAAACCTCTCTTAACGAGTCAACAAAGACATCGTAAGAAGTGCAGTCTTTAGCAAAGCTGTAAAGACCTTCGTCGTTTTGTATCCATAATGCCACGTTCCAGGTGGCTCGATTTTTCCAGCCGTTATAGCTCATAGTTTCGAGGTGTTGTGCCCCGCCTTCCTCATAGAGTGAAGGGCTTCAGGGCGAGTCATATTGAATCGGGACATAAGATACATAAGCAAGTCATGACCCGTGAGTTGTTGATTTCTGTCTGTCATATTAAGCGAATGCAAGCCAAAGAGCAAGGGCGTCGATTTGCTCTTGAACGAGTTCCTTTTCTTGTTCTGCGTTGATGATTAGTTGTTGAGAGCGAATGCAACCTTCGTTTGCGATATCAGACTCTAGGTCGATAATTTGCTGAAGCTCGTTAATTCTGTCGAATAGGTTTCTAATTTTTTCTTTCATAAGTATAAAGTACCATAGTAAGTAAAGCTTGTAAAGTAAATTCGCACTTTTTTTGCAATTAATTGAAATACGGGCAAATAAGTTTTACCCCAGGCGGGCATCGATGCACAAAACTTTTAGTTTTTTGTAAGTCATTGCGTATCAACGACTTACGCGGGCCTGGGCCGCCTAAGCGGCTGATATTCAACGAGTTAGGGAATCTTTTTCGAAAGCGTCAATCATTTGACTCCACTCCCAGAGGTTGCCGTCTGGATCTTCGTAAAAGCTATACCCAGATTTGGCGTGAGTCAGGATGTGCGAAAATCCTATATTTTCCGCCCAGGCCTGAAAGTCAGCGTCGCGTTTTTCTTCGTCTAATTGGTCTTGTGTTATTGTTATCTTCATACCCTAATGTACCTCTATCCTGGGCGAAAGTCAAGAAAAGATTTTACTTTTTTATCTTTCCGTAAACCCTTGCGTATCAACGACTTACGCGGGCTTGGGCTCCATAAGCCCTTGATTGTCAAGAACTTAGGGGAACAAACACATCGGGCTTACGATCCTCTGGCAATGGCCAGCCTTTGAATTCCTCGCCATCGAGGTCTTCGAGCCTGAACATGATGCCCTCGAGCATTTCCTCAAGCTGAGCATTTTTTTTCTCCAGATCAACGATCCTGCTGAGCAGGAGCTGACTCGTGTGTGTGTATATTTTATTTTCTATCATACCCTTATAGTACGACAGAATTTTGCTCAAGTCAAACTTTTTTTGAATTATTTTGCAAGTTTTTCTAAGCCGTTGTGTATCAACGACTTACGCGGGCCTGGCCGCCATAAGCGGCTGATACTCAACGACTTATGCTAAAAGTCGTATTGGTCATGATAGCCATAGTCATAATCCTGATATCGGTCAAAGCTGGGCTCTTCATGGTTACGGTGTACTTCTGACATCTCAGCAGGCTCGTCGCTATTCCTGACATCAGTGAGTATTTTCTCAAGACGAGCAAGACGGGCAAGCTCTTTTTCACGAGCTTCAAACTCGACATCAGTGATGCCGTTGGCGTGGGCGAGGCGAGTGAGAGAATCATTTTCATTTTCCATATATATAACATAAAGGCATTGCTAACCTGTGTCAAATCAATTCAACAATAAACGAAATTGGACCAAATAAAAGGCTTGCGGGCCTCAGCTTAGACATACGATATTTTTCGTAAGTCATTGTATATCAACGACTTACGCGGGCCTGGCCGCTATAAGCGGCTGATAGTCAACGACTTATGACTTTATTATTCGATATCGCCTTACGCGACCACTATAGGCAAGGCGGGCTTTAAGTAAAGCTTCAGCCTCACGCTTAAACATCGGAACTGTTTCGGCTACCCATCCGATCTTAGAAGAAAAGGGGATTGATTCTAGTATGTATTTCATTTTATTAGTCAACTAAGATTAAAGGTTTGGGTAGTGGAGTGTGGGCGAGATAAGCCTCCAACTCATTAACCTCCGATTGTGCTATCCTATCAAGATCGGCTTGAGCCGCGACGCACTGCATCATAGCTGAACCTGAGCCATTACTTGCGGCTTCTAGGTTGTCATTAATTATTTGTTGTAATCTTTGTTTTTCTGTCATAAGTATAAACTAAGGGAATTTTTGTTGAATTGCAATCTTTTTTTTCAACTATTTTGCAGGTTTTCTTAAGCCGTTGCGTACCAACGACTTACGCGGGCCTGGCCGCCATAAGCGGCTGATAGTCAACGACTTAGAAGATTAAAGGTAAGTCATTGTTTGCGTGTGACATGACGCAAAACCAATCGCTTGGATTTATTGCGTTGCCGTTAAGCATGGGTACGAAGTCTTTTTGATATACCCCCAAGCCTGTTATGCCGTTGACTCTTTCCCTAGTGGTAGGGGTATTCCAACCTGCAAGCGAAGCTTTAATTAACCCGCTAGAGTCACGCTTCACAATGGCGTTGCCATGTAGCCAAACGGTTTGCCCGTCTGTCTCGGTGTTGCCGACTTTTTTAGATTTGCCTTGTTCAAAGGCTTGTTTAATTTGTTGTGTCACTTTTCTCATGTTATTTGTTTGCGTAAATGGTTGCGATTATTATTCCTATGATTAAGGATGTGATCATGGATGCACCCCATGGTCTAAGAGTTGAACTGCCTCGTAAACCGAGCATTTGAGATCATCGCAGATATCTGCGAGTTTTTCCTCTCTTGCTTCGGCACGAGATTGACGATAACGGGTTACCTTGCAAAAGCGAGGATCTGCCTCTGCACCTGCCATCTCTTTAAGTTCGGAGAAAAGATCCCAAGAAACAATTCCTTGTTTGCAAAAGTTGTATGCACACTGCTTGCGTGATACCCCCTGAATGTCGAAGATGTGCCGTGCCATCTTATCGTTGAAAACGCTCAAGCTCGCTTGAATCAGCTTGTCTGAGATTTTTGAGAATGTTATATGTATTAGTTTCATAATTATACTATCGCATATGCAGTGCCTTCTGTCAAGCTATTTGAAAATTTTCTTTGAATTATTTTGCTTATTTCTGTAAGTTGTTGTTTATCAACGACTTACGCAGGCCAGGCTCGCCTAACCCCTTGACTATCAAGGATTTAGGAGATTTAGTTTTGTATTACTACGCTCTCTGAAAGTCAGGGTATCTCCCCATAAGGTTCAAAAAATCGTGGAGTGATGGTTCGGTAATCCTACCGTCATCATCCTTCATGCCGTCAATCAAATCCTGATTTGTGACATTTTCGGCAGTCTCAACGATTTGATCCCAAGTCCAAACATTGTCGCCAACATCTTCCCACAGGGAAATTCCCGACTTTTCGTCGCGTGAAAATTCAAGAAGTCCATTGACCCCTATAACATGTTTAATCTTAACAGCTAACATACCTATAAGGTAGCATACCCACCAAGCAATTGCAACACATTTTTTGCCCAATTATTTGGAAATATTGAAATAGGGTGCCCACTTTTTTGAATTATAACAAATAGCGTTTATTCACAATAGGCTGGGGGGTGGTATTTTTCATTCTCATTTTAGAATATTACGTTTTCATATATTGGCGCATCCAAAAAAAATCGGGGGGGTAAATTTAAAAAAAGGTTTTTTTTATTTAAATCCCGTGTGTTTCTGTGTAATATAAAATAACATGAAAGAACTAGATTTCAGTCAAGCTATAATCCAAAGATTGCAAGATCAAATTGGTAACGAAAAAGAAATAACGATAGAAGCCTGGGCTGCCGAAGAAAAAAGCGGCAAAAAGCTTAACAAACCATTTAGAACTCCAGGTGGGCCTAAAAAGTTTTCTGTTTATGTAAAAAACGAAAAAGGCAACGTTGTAAAAGTAAGCTTCGGGGATCCGAACATGTCAATCAAGCGTGATGATCCTGCTCGTCGTAAAAGTTTTCGCGCTAGACATGGCTGCGATAACCCTGGGCCAAAAACTAAAGCTAAATATTGGAGCTGCAAGATGTGGAGCAAAAAGAGTGTCACCAAAATGACCAAAGGTGAAGAGTCTTCGTTTGAAGAAGCAGAAGAAGAAATGGTTGCTTTCTTGGATGAATCTGAAAGCAAAAAAGGGTTATGGGAAAATATCCGCGACAAAAAGAAAAGAGAGGGCAAAAACTACAAACCTGCAAAACCAGGCGACAAAGATTATCCAGACCCTAAAGCTCTAAAGAAAGCTCAAAAATCTTCAGAAGAAAAAAAATCAAAAGCTGATAAAAAAGAAGAAAAAAAAGACGGTGAATCAGGCTTAACAGACGAGCAGAAAAAACTTCCTGATTTTATTAAAAAGAACTTGCTTAAGAAAAAGAAAGCAAAAGCTGAAGACAAAGAAGACAAAGACGACAGCGGTTTAACCGACAAACAAAAGAAACTTCCCGACTTTATTAAAAAAAATTTAAAAAACAAAAAAAAGACAGACAAAAAAGAAGGCAAAGAAGAAAAGAAGTAATTTTTGTAATGTATCATTATGCCCCGAAAAAATATAATCGAAGAGTTAAAAGTCGGGGCTCCTGAAATTCCTACAAATACTTGCTCTTATATTGATTTTGTTTTAGAAATTCTTAAAGAAATTAAAGAGGAATCACCATCCCATCAAATTGGAGAAAAAATAGATTTAATAGAAAGCCACATGGAGTATCTTAGGTCTGCCAATCAGACTCTAAGAGACGGAGGGGAGTATTGGTACCATCAATGCAAATCTCAAGCTTCCAAAAAATAAGAATTGAATTTATAAATACTAATCAGTATAATTTATTATGTCAGAAAATACTGAAAATGTAAAAAGAGTTAGAGATCTTGAAGATTTTGATCCAGCCGTTCCACTTTCCGATCAAGACTACTTAATTGTTGCAACTAATGAGGATGCAAATAACGACGGAACAAACGAAAGAGTCCCCTTAACAAAAAAAGCTAAGATTTCTGAAGCTGTACAAGCTGTGAATAGAGCTGTAGCCGCAAAAAGAGAATCTCAACCTGAGACTATTGAAATTGTGGATGAAAACGGAAACAATACCACAATACCAAATCCGTTGAAAAATATCACTACAGAAGTTGATGGCAACGGTGTTGAAGTAGACATTACCCCAGTAACAGCTGAAAATCTTGACGGATTAGTTGATCCTGGAAGCGGGCTTGAGGTAAAAACTATATGTAGAAATGAAGATTTTGAGGTTGTAGATTGCGGCGACCCTTCAGTAAAATACAAAACTAAAAAATTAAGTTTAGCCACATCCGAGGAATCAAAAACTATAACGATTCACGTTAATACAAATGATGGAGTAGAGTACGAAAAATCTGGAAAAGCTTTAATCAATGGCGCTTTAAGTGAAAAATTTAAAAGACTAAGAGACGCATTTCAATATATCCAAAATGATATTGGAGATTCAGATACAACAATAAACATTCATATAGAAACTGATACAGACGAAGGAGAAATTAACCACGTTAATAACGTTTATCATACAAGAAAAAACGCAGAAATTAATGGTTGCTATATTTACATCTATGGCAGTGATGCGCAATGGCGACAAGGGGCAAATCCGCCAAAAGTAAAAATAAAAACCAAAAACCTACCTTCAACAAACAATGCTTATGTACCGTTTTGGTTTAACGCTTACCAAATAAGAATTAATTTCGTTCATTTTTGCACTGACCTGGATGATAATAAAAATATTCATACTTGCTTTCGAGCTCATAAAAATTGTTTACTAGAATTTTTTGGTTGCAAATTTAGCGTAAGAGGCTCTACTCACATTTATATTGAAGCGAGCAGGGGGGCAACGGTTGAAATTCAAAATAAAAGTGATGGCATTAATGATTTAGATTACAGAGATAAAAATTTCTGGGAACCAGCTATAGAATTTGATTTTCACGATAGAGGAAGTGCTGCGACTTCTGGTCCAGCAGCTGCAGGCGATCCTTTTTATTGCGACTATCTTTTTGCTGCGGATACTGGTGGGGTATTTAGATTCCCAGAATATGGAAGTCACATTCCATATAGTGATACTCAAAAAACAAACTTCCAATCTAGAATTCACTTTTGTTCGGACAAAGTTGTAATCGGGGCCGCTCTTTTTGGTCTCGAGGGTAATTGCGTTATGGATATTGTTGGGCTTTTCACCACTAGCCTTAACAAAAATTTTACTGCTACGAAAATACCGTACTTTTTAAGAGCAAGCGCTTTTAATGCAATAGGAATCAAGACCGCCTATCAACCAGGTGGAACAGTTGCAAATGGATATGGAGAAGTATTCGCCAGTAATGGAGTTGTACCTGGAAACGTTTTCGTGAATCCTACAACTCAATATGATATAGCTGTAAAAGAAGACGTTGATTATGTTAAACAATCAGGTGTTAGTCAATCACTCACCCTTATAACCAAAGTAAAAATGACACCAAATGATTCTGCTGAGACTGACTTAGAAGACTATTGGGATCCCCATAACTTTTAATAAAACATTTATTTTATTATGTCAGATCAAGAAAATGTAAAAAAAATCAGAGAGCTCGATGGCTTTGATGATTTGACCCCTCTTTCTGAAACAGATTATTTAATAGTAGCAACAAATGAAGACGCCGACGGAGACGGCTTAAAAGAAAGGCTTCCTTTTACCAAAAAAGCTACCATTTCCCAAGCCGTAGAAGTATACAATAACTCTATAGCTCAACCTCCTGCAGTTGACCCAGGGACTGGCGAACCTGCTGCTCCAGATCCAGAAGAACAACCAGGATATGAAGAAACCGATCCAGCTACAGGCAAAACCGTAAAAAGAATTACCACTCCAGTAAACGGTGGCAACTTAGATAGCTTTCTTGATCCTGATGGCGGGTTAACAACTGTTGATTTTTGTCAAGACGAATCCAAAGCTGAAGTTGCATGTGACGGAAGTCAAGGGGAAGTAAAATACAAAACTAAAAAAATAAGCTCTAACGGATTTAGTGGATTTGATGTTGAATTTTTGCATGGATTCCCTAAAACCAAGAGGGTTTACCGAGGGGGAATATTAAGCAGTGTCTCACATGGAATAGGAAAATTTTTAGAGCATTTTGCTCCCGCAAGAGGCGGCACAAACGATACGGCTAAGGCAATTAATGATGAAGAGACAGATCCACCAGTATCACTACCGATTACCGCTGAAGATCATAGCCATAATCACACAAGCAATATTGTTAATAGATTTTTTGTAGGCTTAACTTCTAACACATCAAGTAATTTCGGAATGATTATTTGGGCAAACGATTCAGGTGAGTCAAACTTTAGTGACGACCAGTCTGGAGCTTGGTACTTTTCCCTTAAATGGGGCTGGCAATTTATTAACCTGCCAAGCTTGCGATACAGCGATCAATTTGTTGAAAATTATTGGATTTATGATTCTCAAAATCTTGGGTGGTACTGGTTAAGTATGGATATTTATCCTTGGATTTACTTTAATAGCGATTTACTTGGTAACGGATCGTCAACTGGTTGGGGCTATGCAAATAATGCCACAACAAATGATACAGACGGAATTATACAAACAATAGGGCCAGTAGATCTGGGAACAAGCATTTACTTTAAAGACCAGGGGTGGTACGCAAAAAGCAGTTTAAACGCCCCTAACCCTACCGTAGATACTAACGCTCCATTAACAGATCCAGGTCCACAACCAACAAGATCAGTAACGTCAATCTCTCCAGAACTGTTAGCAAACGAACCTGCAAGATGAACCTAACAAAAGACCAATTAGAAAAAATCGAAAAAGAAGCAATGAAATCTCTACCTAAGGCAAAAAAAGATTTCTTAAAAGCACACGGCGTAAAGAACGAAAAAGAATTTACGGAGCGCTATAAAAGTAAAGTTGCTAATTCTAAAAAGAAGTAAATACTTTAGAGGGTAGCTCTAGTAAAGCGGTAAGCTATCTAAGAGTTATCTGCCACCCATTGAGAAGCTGCCGCTAAAGCCTCAGATGTTGAAGTAGCCATCGCATTATTAATCGTAGTTTGGCTCAAAGTAGTTCTACGGCAGCCCAAGCCCTCCGTACCTCCACCTGCAGTAAATACTACGTTTCCATCATCTTCTAAATCTATCACATTATAAACTGCTTTTGTGATAGAATAGCATCTATTGACTCCCGATTGCGTCGAATTTTGAGTTGCTGGAGCTCCAGCAACAACTTGATATCTTTGAGCGGCAGGAGCAGCATCTGCCTCTGGCATAACAGCCCACTGAGCATTTTGCCTAACATACAATTGTCCATCTAAGGGAGCTTCCTGAATTCCAGAGTTAGGTGCGTCATATATTGCTGAGGCCCTAAACTTAGGATGACTTGTTACTACATCGATAAAATCATTTAAAGAAATTTTAAAAGCGCCATCAGCCCTAGAGACAATAAAAATATCGCTGTCTTCCAACTGTATAGCTTCTGTTAGTTGATCTATTGTTGTTCTGCAATTTTGAGGAATAGCTGAACAGTCAGTAGCTGTCTGAGTAGGCGTTTCAGTAGGCGTTTCAGTAGGCGTTTCAGTAGGCGTTTCTTCAGGCTCAGGGGTTTCAGTGGGAGGATCTGGAGAAGTGGTTTCAGTATCGTTGCCAGAATCACTGCCAGAATCACTGCTAGAATCACTGCTAGAATCACTGCTAGAAAGTGAGCTTGCTACAGAGAATCTATTTTTAACCCAGCCTTCGAGAATTAAGCTATATCCAAGGTAGAGCATTAACTCACGTATTGCCTCTGCATACGTTGGTTGGTCGTTAAAAGGTTGTGCAGAGCTGTTTTGAGAAATATTTGCAACACCACCACCTAGACTAACTCCGTATTGAGTTATTCCTAAGTCATACAGTTCGGATTCCGTGATAGCCTCATAAGAATCGTTTGGAAAGGTCCAGGCATTTGCCCCGTTTTCTCCAGCACCTCTTGTGAAAAAATGAGGGGTAGGCATGTTAAATACGTCACCTGGATTTTGGTAGTTTAACCAATCCGTTGATCCTCCGTTATACCAAGCTTCTGAGTTCCTGGGTATTTTTCCTAAAAAGCTCATGGACGCTTCAGTACTCCAGATACTACCATCAGTTTTTAAATACCCATACGCCGTCGTAGGGTTTCTTACCAATTCTCCATTGCTTCCGTTTGCGTCCAAAACACCAATTGATGTTAATTCAGACAAAATAACTTTATCTCCATCATCTAAGTTTGCCCACCAGGCACTTGGATCATTCCATTCCATTATTTCTTTTTCTTGTTGATTTCTTTTTTTAGTTGAGCGTATACTTTCTCAACCTCACCTTCTTTAAGTAAATCAGAAGGAGCCTTGCTGCCCAAAGCTTTATTTGCAGTTTTTAACCACTGCGTAGCGCTATAAGAAGGCATACTCTTTGCCAACAGATGAAGAACGTCGTATTTAGATAAATTAGGCATTTATATATTATATTACACCAAAGTCAGTGTATTTATATTTATAACCAATAAAAAATTATGGGACGTAAAAAATCTACCCCTGACATAGAGTCAATCGCAGAAAATTCCTTAAGATCTAAAATAATAGTAAAAGGAAAAGAATTAACAGAAAAACAAAAGACTTTTTTAAAAATTGCATGCGACAAAGAAACAAGTGTTATGTTTGTAAACGGACCTGCGGGTTCGACAAAAACTTATATGGCAGTTTTTGCTGCACTAAGGCTTTTGCAAAAAAACTATGACCTTGACCTACTTTATGTAAGAAGCGTGATAGAAAGCGCGGATAAAGGCTTAGGAGCCTTGCCAGGGACTCTTGAGGAAAAGTTTAATCCTTACATGGCTCCCCTCGAAGACAAACTGACAGAATTGTTACCCAAAACAAGTACGGTAAAAAGTGACCTATTAGATTCTGGGAGAATACAGGCTATGCCAATAAACTTTTTAAGAGGGGCAAATTGGATAGATAAAATTGTAGTAGCTGATGAATCTCAAAATTTCACATTCAAAGAATTGACCACCCTAATAACCAGAATTGGAGAAAATAGTAAGTTATTTATTTGTGGTGACATTATGCAAAGCGACATCAATGGAAGAAGTGGCTTTAAAGATATGATTAATTTATTCAAAGATTCAGAAAGTAAATCCAAAGGAATACATTATTTTCAATTTAATGAAGATGATATCTTTAGAAGTGAGATACTTAAGTATATAATAAAGAAACTTAAAACTTGTAATAATTAATTATGGAAGGATTATATATAGTCATATCTGCTCTTATTGGTGCAATCGCTACAGTAGCAAGCGTATTTTTACGTCAACAATTTTCTAAATCAAAAAGCAGAGACCCTATTTTAACTGAGCATCAAAACAGCGACAATATTTATACGGCGCTGAATTTCATTATGGAACAAATGGGGGCAGACAGAGCGTATATCTTTCAATTTCATAACGGCTCTTACTATATGTCAGGAAGAAGTCAGCAAAAATTTAGCTGCACTCATGAAACAACTACTCAAGGGGTAAGCAGAGAGTCAGGTTATTCACAAAATCACATAGTATCCAACTATCACGAATATATCGACAGTATTGTTAAAGATGAATGTTTTTCATTTCAAACTGCCGAAGAAGTTGGAGATCATGCTTTTGGAGCTTTAATGAAAGCCAAAGGGGTGCAAAGTATTTATAATATACCAGTTAAAACTTTAAATAATAAAATAATAGGAATTCTAGGCGTTGATTATGTTAAAAAATGCGTTAAAGATTCTGACTTTAGCGTATGCAACGTAGACCATGCAGAAAAATTCTGTGAAGAAACCAATGAGTTTATGAGAAGACAAGCCAGAATCATCGCAGGTTATTTAGTTTAAAATTGATTTTTAATACATTTATTTTTAATATAAAGGTATATGCAATTTATATACTGTACTGAATGCGGCTCGAAGAACGTTTATTCTGGATCGAAGCCTAAATTTTGCTCTTCTTGCGGTCACCCTATGGGTACAACAAGTTCTACAAAAAATAATAATTTAAATAAAGAAGCTATCGTGCAAACAAAAGCTTCATTGGCGGAAAATGAAACGGATATCGATTATGTGCCATCAATAAGCTCGTTACAATACGAAATTAGTGATGACGGGACCCTAGGTAGTAAGACAATTAACGTCGGAGACATATTTAATGCCCAGGAAGCCAGCCAAAAAAGAAGACGCCCCTCAAGGTAATAAATTAAAATACGAGGACTTCTCCGACTTAATAGATCAAGAATTAAGGAAAAGGAGCAGGAATTGGTTTTTAACCTCTGTTAATTGGGTTGACTTTGATGATGTGTCTCAAATAATTAGGGCTCACATAAATAATAAATGGCATCAATGGGATCAATCTAGACCAATTAAACCATGGCTTAATAAAATAATAGCCAATCAAATGAAAAACATCTTGCGTAATCATTACAGTAATTACGCCAGACCCTGCTTAAATTGTCCATTCAATTCAGACGTAGAATACAATCTCTGTAGCTTTACTGAAAGCGGTACACAAGACAAAACTTGCCCGCTTTACGCTAAATGGGAATCTTCTAAAAAACACGCTTATAATGTTAAAATAACACTTCACCTGGATAGCCACATTCACGAAGTCGATCAAGGGTCTGAACATTTCTTGGGGTCTGACATAGCTTTAGCTTCAGAAAAATTATTTAAAGAAATGGAGAACGTTCTTAACGAAAGACAATATAAAGCATTTAAAATGTTATATATAGAAAACAAAACAGACGAAGAAGTAGCTCATGAAATGGGCTTTAAAAGCACGGAGTCTGGAAGAAAAGCAGGTTATAAACAAATAAAGAACTTAAGAAAGATGCTAAAAGATAAAGCGGCAAAAATATTAAAAAACAAAGGAATAACCTTTTTAGGCGATGAATCTAACTGACGAACAAAAACAAACAATAAGGGATAACTTTAAATCAAACCCCGATCTACTTGAACTAACTAGGTTAGTATTTCAGAACGATTCAATTGATGGCAGAAGCAGAGAAGGTAGAGCTGTAAGAGAATTTTTATCAGAAGAGAAGCTGGAATACCAAACGAGGTTTAGAGAGAAGGTTGAAGATATAGAGCTAACAGACGAGCAAGAAGAATTCATTAAAGCTCAAGCTCAAAACGGTTTAAGCGCTTACCAAATAGCTGAAATACTGTTTCCAGATATACGTATTATTCGTTTCTGTAAACAACACCATACTATCCTTGATTTTCTAAGAGAATATGAACCCGCTTTTGTTCATGAAACAGAGACTGCTGTTAATCGCACATACGTACCTCCAAAGATTTTTACCACAGCTTTCAATAAGATTAATGAATTCACAATGAAAGGTTTGTCCGAAGATAAATTATCTTACGAAGATACCGAATGTATTGAGTCTTTAATGAGAAGTTTATCGGCGCCAAGATTCATACAAGTAATCAGTAATTATAACAACATGAAAGATAGAGAGTTATTTGAAGCTGAGTTTATAAGAGCTACATGGGATAAACCAGATTTAACAAGCGATGAAATTAATCTTTATATTAATGTTTGTGTCGATTATATTAATTTAAAAAATATTACGGGGCACATTGAAAAACTAAATACAATGTTTAATGAAGTCGAAGATCAACAAGATATGACTGTGCGCCTCGCAGAAGTCTTAAAGTCGAAGACCGATGAGTACGATAAGTGCGAGAAAAGAATGGAATCTTTAATTAAGAAATTAAATGGTGATAGAGCTGAGCGTTTAAAGAACAGGGGAAAAGAAAACGCGACCATTGTTTCTTTAGTAAAGAACTTCCAAGCAGAGCATGAAAGACGCAGAATGATCGAATTAGCAGAGATGCAAAAAAAATTAGTTGAAGAAGAGACAACTAGACTTGATAATATGGATAGCTGGAAAGCAAAAATATTAGGAATATCAAAACACGACGCCACATGAAAAAAATAGAATTATTAGTAGGAGATTATGAATACTCTCAAATAGAAGAAATATTTGAGAATGAACCAGACTTTGAACCAATAACAGAAAAAGATCAAGTTATTATTGCTACATTAAAACAAGTAATAAATAAAAACAATCTTAAAGAAGAAAATGTTGGCGGCCAAGAGACTTACCAAACAACAGTTAAAAAGATCATCGAACCAGAAAACAAATCCCTTAGTGAAGGAAACGTAGATTTTAAATTATGATTACTAAACAAGACGAAGAAAAGATTATCGAAGGAATTGCTAACGCAAATCTTAACTCTCTCAACATTAATGGATTGCTTGAGGCGGCTAAGTTTTATTCAATTACTCTTGCTAAAAATTCTGTTTCAGAAATGAGTGAAGAAAAAAAGCAAGAAGTATATGATAAAATGTTAAAGAGCGAAGCCGCTCAGAAAAAAGCAGACGAAGCTGCTGCCGAAAACCCAGAAGACGGGCCACAGGTAGTAGAAGAGAGCTTAGAAGCTGAGCCAGTCTCCTGAACGTGTTATATGCAAGGTATGCCAGAAATCGTTTAAAAACGACAAAGGCCTTCATTTGCATCTTTCCAGGATTCACAAGATTCCTGCGGCTGAATATTACGTAAATTTCTACCAGCGTAAAGATAAACACACTGGCGAGTTTCTTCCTTTTTGCGGTAAGGGACCAACCTTTGTTGAGAAAGGCGTTTATTTTAATACGGATTTTTCTTGCTTAGATAATTTCTATGCGTGGGCCGAATATGCCCCAAAAGAAGAAGTAAAAGATTATTTAATTAATCAATTAAAATTTAGGATAAATTCTAAAAGTCTTTCTTTTGCCCCTTCTTACTTAGAGCTTTTATTGCATGACCTACCTAGTTTAAATACTTATAAAAAATTCTTTGGTTCTTATTCCAAAGCATGCTCTTTGGCTGACGCCGAACCATTATTTAATAAAAAATTATTTAAAAACTTTTTTGAACCTAACGAAAACGTAGACTCAGCAAAGATCCTTATTGACACTCGAGAAAAGAAACCGTTATCTTTCGATAAGTCTGCATCAATGAAACTTGATTTCGGAGACTATGCTGTAGGGTCTCCGCACTACGATTATACTTATGTTGACCGAAAGAGCGAAACAGACTTCAAGAGCACGATGACCATGGGTTATGATCGCTTCAACCGTGAAATGGAAAGGGCTATGGAATTCGATTCTTACTTGTTTATTGTGGTCGAAAGCTCTATAGAAGATATAAAGCACAATAATATTTATGGCCCCCGAGAATCAAACCTTTCTTTTATTTGGCATAACATGCGCCTACTAACACATAATTTCCCAAGAAAATGCCAATTCATTTTCAGTGGAGGAAGGGAAGAGTCTGAGTGGCTGATTCCCAAGCTTTTGGTTTACGGAAAAAAACTGTGGTCTGTCGATATGCAATATTTCTTAGATAATCGATGACCTGGGAAGTAGGAAAGTATAATCCGATTAAGGCAGAAGATTCGGTCAACGATCAACTGCTTAAACTTAAAGGGCATCTTGACGAGCAAGATGCCAAATATAATCTACATAATTTTCTTAAAGAAAATATTACTTTTACAACTAATTTATTGTCGGGGGTAGAATTATTTCCTTTTCAACACTTGGCAATTAAATCGATGCTCGAAACGGATTATTTTTTAGGGATTTGGAGCCGTGGTATGTCCAAGTCTTTTAGCACTGCTATATACGCTTTTCTAGACGCAATCTTCAACCAAGGAGTTCAGATAGGTATTCTTGCTGCAACATTCAGGCAGTCAAAAATGATATTTGAAAAAATAGAAGATATCGCAAGCAAACCAGAAGCACAGTTTTTATCTCAATGTATTACAAAAAAATCCAAGAAAAACGACCAATGGACTTTAGAAATCGGAGAGTCTAAAATAATTGCTTTGCCACTTGGTGATGGTTCTAAACTTCGTGGATTCAGGTTTCATAGAATTATTATAGACGAGTTTCTTTTAATGCCTGAGCATATTTACAATGAGGTTATACTTCCATTCTTAAGTGTTGTTCAGAATCCAACCGAAAGGGAAAAGGTGAGAAAACTTGAGGATCAATTGATCGCTCAAGGGAAAATGGAAGAGAAAGACAGGTATGTCTGGCCTAACAATAAATTAATAGCTTTATCTTCTGCAAGTTATAAGTTTGAATATTTATATAAGGTATATGAGACATTTGAGGATCTTATTGTTAATGGAGTGCCTCCTGGCTCAAAAGATACCTCTAGAAGGGTAATCATGCATTTGAGTTATGATGTTGCTCCTAAAGCTCTGTACGATCAAAATTTAATCAATCAATCTAAGCAGACCATGAGTCAGTCTCAGTTTGACAGAGAGTTTAATGCTATTTTTACTGATGACAGTTCTGGCTACTTTAAAACCTCTACTATGGCCGCTTGCACAATAAGTGAAGGAGATGCTCCTCATATGGAGGTAGCTGGAGAAAGAGATTCTAAATATTTGCTTGCTTTTGACCCCAGTTGGGCAGAAAGCGAAAGTTCAGATGATTTTGCTATACAAGTTTTTAAATTAAACGATAATACTAAAACTGGAACGCTTGTTCATAGCTACGCAGTCCCTGGATTAAAAATGCAAGATCATATAAATTACTTTCATTACATACTAAGTAATTTTAATATTGTTTTTATAATTGGAGACTATGGTGGAGGTGTACAGTTTTTACAGGCTGCAAATGCTAGTGAAAAGTTTAATCAATCAAAAATCAAAATCGAAGAAATAGGTGTTGAATTTGATGATCTGGAAAACTATCAAAAGGTTTTGGTGGAAGCTAAAAACGCTTATAATTTGAAAGAAAGAAAGATTTGTGTACTTAGAAAGCCAAGTTCTGATTGGATAAGAAGAGCCAATGAACTTTTACAGGCAAACTTTGATCATAAAAAAATATGGTTCGGCTCGAGACCTTTAGATGAAAACTATCACAAGCAAGTAAAAAAAGACATACCTATTAACGATTTGATATTTATGCCCAACCAAAAAGAATTACTAAAAGGGTCGGGGACTTCAAAGATAATTGACTTTATAGACCATCAATATGATATGGTAAACTATACCAAAAATCAATGCGCATTAATACAAGTTTCAGCTTCTCCACAAGGAACTCAAACATTTGGGCTACCTCCGAGCTTAAGAAGACAGAGCGGCCCGAATAAAACAAGAAAAGACTCTTATTCCGCTTTTGTTCTTGGTAACTGGATGATTAAAACTTATTACGATTTTATGGATGCCGAAAGTTCTCCTACAGAAAGTACTTTTATTCCCTACATGGTTTAAAGTTAAAAGTTGACTTTAGACTTTAAAAGTAGACTTTAGTCGACTTTGGTGTAATATTATTTATGCCAAGACAATACACCAAGCGATCTGATTACTGGAATAAGTTTAGTCAAGCCGAACAAAGCCCTTCTAATTTAGAAGACGTCTTAAAAAACTCTCAAGAAGAAATAATTCCAGCAAGCGCTGGAGAAGCTTACTATACAGAAGCCTCATGCGTAACTAGAAACGTAGGTCAGGTTGATCAAGAAGGAGCGAGTAGGTCTAGAAGAAACAGGGCTCCTGTAGCCAAAAAGCCAAACTCTTTCGCAAACATAGAAGCATTAAAACTACCATACGAATATTCAAAGGGTTTTGTGTCGCCAAGGCATTCTATACATATGTGTCAAAAAGCATATGCAAATGTCCCTATATTTCGTAATGCAATTGATGTTATGGCAGAGTTTTCCAACTCTGATATTTATCTAGAAGGAGGCTCTGAGAAATCTAAACAATTTATAGAAAAGTGGCTCCATAGAATAGAATCATGGAAATTAAAAGATCAATATTTTAGAGAGTATTATAGATCTGGAAATGTTTTTATTTACAAGATAGATGGAAAGTTTACTTCTGAAGACTTGATTAAAATGAATCAAATCTATGGCGCGGAGTCTTTTGTCCCAGGAAGAAGGATTCCTATTAAATATGTTTTTCTTAATCCTTATGATTTTGTAGCTGATAGAACTTTAAATTTTGGAGAAAAAAATGGCGTATATAAAAAACTTTTAAGTGAATACGATATCGAAAGATTAAAAAATCCTCAGACAGAATACGACAAAGAAGTTTTTGACGCTTTACCCCCTGAAGCAAAAGAAAAAATAAAAGAAGGCGGATACCTTAAAGATGGAATAAAAATATACCTTGATCCTAAAAAACTTGTTTTCTCTTTTTATAAAAAACAGGATTATGAACCATTTGCTATTCCTTTTGGATTTTCAGTGCTTGACGATATCAACTGGAAAATGGAACTTAAAAAAGTTGATCAGGCTATTACAAGAACGATTGAGAACGTTATCCTGTTAGTCACAATGGGTAACACTCCAGACAAAGGAGGGGTAAACCCAAATAATTTAAAAGCCATGCAACAGCTTTTTCAAAACGAAAGCATCGGCAGGGCATTGATAGCTGATTATACAACTAAAGCAGAATTTATTATTCCTGATTTAAATAAAGTTCTTGGCGCCTCTAAATATCAAATAGTGAATGAAGACATTAAGGAAGGCCTTCAAAACATAATCGTAGGAAAAGAGAATTATTCTAGTACCCAAGTTAAAGCTCAAATTTTTCTTGAAAGATTAAAAGAAGCTCGCAACGCATTTCTTAATGATGTATTACAACCTCAAATAAAAGAAGTATGCAAAATCATGGGCTTCAGAACTTTTCCTCAAGCTAAGTTTGTAGAGATTGATATTAAAGATGAAGTTCAATTACAACGCGTCACCTCAAGATTAATAGAAATGGGAATTATAACCCCAGAACAAGGAATGACTGCTTTAAAACAGGGAGTTTATCCTGACCCCAAAGATCTCAAAGTTGCACAAGAGCAATTTGTTGAAGATAGAGAAAAAGGATATTACACCCCACTAACAGTTGCGCAACCAATATTACCAGATGACGCCCCTGCTCCCGCACAAAAGCCAAAAGTTCCAGGGGAAACTGGTAGGCCAGCTGGAACAAATACTAATACCGATAAAATCTTTGCGCAAGACACTCACAGTAGAAAAGATATTCAAAGCGTTATATACAAGATAGAAGATTTAAGAAAATATTCAGAATCTTCTTTAAAAAAACAATACAACAAGAAAAGATTATCTAAACAGCAAAAAGAAATGCTTGATGATTTAACTCAAAGCGTTGTTATGTCTAAACAAATAGAAAACTGGGAAAGCACTATAGAAGCATGCATAAAAGACTTTAATAATATAGAAAGTCTTGATGTAATGAATAATGTTTTAGAAGTTGGAGAAAAACATGAACTTGTTTCTTATCCCGCCGCTATACTTTATCACAGTAAAAAAATAAATAAATAAAAAGTTTTTTCCGTGTAATATATATTTTATGGATCTTCCTTTTAAATATACTACAAGTTTTGCAGAAACTGTTGTTCTTTCTGAACTTGATAAAAAAGATTTAACTTCTTTTGCTTCTTTAACTTCCTTAAAAGATATTATGCCCGAAGGTATTGATCTTGAAAAAAATATTGATTTAGTAGGGGTAGCCTTTAATGCCGCAGTAGCAAATAAGTTTAATAAAAACGGAGATGGAATAGATTCTTCAACCGCTATAGCAATAAAAGATTATTTTATTCATAAGCCAGCAAACATTGAACATAACAAACAAAAAGTGGTTGGTCACATTGTGGGATCTTCTTTATCGAAGTTTGGAACAAATGAATTAATTTCACCAGAAGAAGCTTCTACTATAGACGGACCTTTTAATATTGCTTTGTCAGCAGTTGTATATAGAAGCGTAAACCCTAAGTTCGCAGAATTGGTACAAGAATCTGTAAACGAAAGCAGCGCAAATTATCAAATGGTTTCTGCAAGCTGGGAAATTGGATTTAATGATTACGCTATTGCTGTGGGTGGAGATGATTTGCATGAGTGCGAAATCGTTGAAGGCGAAAAGAAAGATGACTATAAACAATTTTTAAAAGCTTATGGCGGAAGCGGGAAAACAGATAAAGGTCAAAAAGTCAGCAGATTAATTATGGGTGATATTTATCCTTTAGGTATTGGGTTTACCGCCAATCCAGCTGCTGAAGTAAAAGGATTAACGGTGATCGAAAAAAATAATATTGAAGCCTGTGAAAAGCCTGTATATGAAAAAATAGAAGTTTCTAATAATATTTTTACAGAAAAAATTTCCCATTACACAAAACCCGATGTAATTTTAAACAAGAATCAAAAACCAGGAAAAAACATGGAACAAGAAATTCTCAAACAACTTACTGAAACTCTCGAGTCACAGGCTTCTGAAAAGAAACTTTCTCAAGAGGCTATCGCTAATATTACCAAGGTCTTTCATGACGCAATTGTTGACAAGAGTGAACAATGGAAATCAGACAAAGAAGCCCTGGAAAATCAAAAAGAAAATTTGGTAAAGGCTTCCGAAGAGTCCGCCAAAGAAATCGAAGATCTTAAAACTCAACTCGCTTCTGTTAATGAAGATCTTGGAAAGATCAAGACTGAAGTTGAAGCTCGTGAAGAAGCTGATCGCTTTAACGAAAGAATGAGTGAACTTGACGACATGTTCGAATTAGAGGACGAAGATCGCGTAATCATCGCTTCCGAACTTAAAGGCATTAAAGAAGTTAAGGCTTATGACGAATACAAGTCTAAACTTTCTGTTACCTGGAATCATAAGACTAAAGCCTTTAAAGAAGAACAAGAAAAACTTTTCAATGAAAAACTAGAAGCAGAAGTCCAAAAACGCTTGGGTGAACTTTCCGACAAGGAAACCGTAGAAGCTTCCAGTGAAGAAGTTGCAGAAGAAGCTATTGAAAATGCAGAAGCTGAAGAAGAAGCTGTTGCAAACAATAACGCTGATTCAGCACAAGAAGATTTGTCTCTTAGAGAACAATTCAAACAAGCTTTCTCGAAAGACAACGTAACAATTCAACTATAAAAATTAGAGGATAATAAAATGGCAAATAGACTACTTCCATTCAGACAATACAACGAGCACTTCGTAATCAACCTCTTTCGGTTGAAACTCGAAAGTGAAACTATCGCAGGCTTTAAAGCTGACAATGGCTCAAGCGGAAATCATGACGCTGGACTTTTGGTAAAAGTATCAGATGCAGACTGGGCAAAATCAGAACCTGCTGGTTACGATGTAGCTTCAGCTGAAGCTACAGTACTTGACGGCTACCTTGGCGCTTCCAAGAGTAATTTCCCTCATGTTGCTGCTAACTCTTATCCAGCCGCTCAACCTATGTTTCAAGTGGCAGGAGCAACAGAGCGTCCTTTGGGTGTAACTCTTCGTCAAACTCTTGCGTTTGATGAGAACGGAGAAAAACTTCTTTACTATCGTCAAAAGCTTGAAGATCTTTACGGAGTTCTTCCTGGTGAAGTTGTTCCCGTTTTGACAAAGGGTATCATTACCGTTGCTAAGTCTGCATGCGTTGAAGCTCTAGTAGCTGGCCCAGTTTACTGTGGCGCTGGTGGAAAGTTCACTAAAGAAGCTGGCAGTGAAGATAGTTCAAACCAACAAGTCGGAACTGTGATCGGCATAGGAGACAGAGACGACGTATTTGATGGATCGAAATCCCCCGACTACTTTGCTGATGACGGATCCGACGGAGCTTATTATATCATCAATCTTGATCTTTAATTTTAAATAAAGAGAGGACAATAACAAAAATGAAAATCACACTCAAAAGAACTGAAGAACAAGTAGAACTTGTAAAGGCAATGGCATCCCGCAATCGTGAGGTTGCATATGAAGCCCAGCAAGCTTTGGCCGAATTTATCGGGCCTGTCCTCGCTGAAGTTGTCAACCAGGCTCCTACTCTTAGTAACCTTTTCACGAACTTCCAGTTCAATGAAATGGACAGCCCAAGCATTCCGCTTGACTTGTATTATGACATTACCGCGCCTGATTATGTAAAGGTATACAGCACGACTGTTCCTGGTGGATTGCCCACTAACACCGTGACTCCTACCAGTCAGGAAATGAAATTCAGCACGTATCGTCTTGATACCGCTGTTGACTTTGACAAGCGCTATGCAGCCAAATCCCGCATGGATGTTGTTGGTAAAACTTTTACCCGTATCGCTCAAGAAATCATGATTCGTCAGGAAGCTACTTCTGCTAACTTGATCATGGGAGCTCTTAAAGAAGCTCGGACTAACGGAAAATCCCATCTTATTGAAAAAGCTGCTGGAGAAACTTTAAACCTTGCAGATTTCAATCAACTCCTTACTCTTGCAAAGAGAATCAACACCGCATGGACGGGTTCCGCTCCAGAAGGTGGACGCATCAAGGGCATTACTGACCTGATTATGTCTCCTGAGCAAGTTGAAGGATTAAGGGCTTTGGCTTATCAACCAGTTCACACTGGCAGCAAGAACGACATTGCCGCTACTGACTCAATGCGTGAAGCTATTTACAACAACGCTGGAATTCCTGAATTCTACGGTGTTAGCATCATGGAAATCAATGAGCTTGGTGAAAATAGCGATGCAGCTACTGCTGGAGATGGCAACCAAAAGTTCACCAAGGTGTTTGATACCTTGCAAAGCGACAAAGATGTCCGCGATGTTATCGTCGGCCTTGACCGTTCTCGCGAATCTTTGTTCCGTGCAGTTGCAGTTGATTCTGAAACTAGTGCAGAGCTTAATTTGGTTGCTGATGATCAATACAGTGTTCGTCAGTCCAAGATCGGATATTATGGATCCATGGAAGAAGGTCGCATGATCCTTGATGACCGTGTTCTTACTGGATTCGAATTCACTAAGACTACTGCTGCTGCTGCTGAGGGTGATGCTACCGAATCCACCGAAGAAGCCGAATCCACCGAAGAAGCTTAAAGTTAGTTTTCGATAAAAACCTTTCAAAAAGTCCACCTTCTGGTGGATTTTTTGTTTAATCAGGTGTATAATAATTTAACAAGGAGAAAGGATAACATTATGCCAAGAAAAAAAACAACCAAAAAACCTGCAACAAAAAAAGTTCAGGCCAAAAAACAAGAACCCCAAAAAGATAAGGTTAAAAAAACAATGGAATTTGCTGACGGCAAAGATCATTTAAAAGAAGAAGCGGCTGAAACAAGAAACCTGGAATCAATACTGGGAATGACTGAGCCAAGCCCTTTTTCAGAATCTGATGCCAGCGTTTTTGAAAGTAATCTGGAAAATATGAATCTAAGCGAAATGCAAGCAATTGCAGTAAAAGCTGGAGTATTTCCTTCTGGAACAAAAATGATGCTTAAAACCAAGCTTATAAAGTCTTTTAAAAAGTGGGAGCAAGGCCATGGGAACGTGGTTCAAATAACCAGGCCAGTAGTTGACCCAGATTCCGAACAAGGAAAAGCTTTGTTAAATTTAATTAGGGAACAATAAAGTGTCAGAACAAGATGAAAGTCAAAGCAGCGAGGCTAATGAAAGTCAAGATGATGCGGGCTCTTCATCTGAAAGCGCTTTTTCTGTAGTTTCCAGGCAATTAGAAAGTGATGTTTCTGCTGGAGTTAAGGTTTTCGTCTTAACTCCTGCTTTTGAAAATACGGAAGATCTTTCTGTATTTAGCGTAGGAGATACTGTCGTATTCAATAAAGGTAATGCTCAAAACGAAGAAACCGCTCAAATAGAATTGCTTGGAGGAAGTTCTATAACCTTAACTCAACCTTTAACTAAAAATCATACAGCAGGCGATTTCGTAACAATTTCAGAATCTAACGCTGGGAACTTGACTGTTAATCAAACTTCTGTTGTTACTGATTCTTTAATAGTTGGAGATCCCGATCAAAGCGAAGAGGAAAATATTTTAGAAGTTGAAGATGGTCATATAGCTGCTGATGCAGATATTACGGTACAAGGAGATATTTTTGCAGACGACGCATCATTTGATAATCTTGATATCCAAGGAGACATAACAGTTCAAGGTGAAACTGTTGACTTAACGAACCTATCAAACAACAATGTTGCGCAAGATTTATCCGAAGTTATAGAGTCAATAAATGAAGGTTTAAGCGGTGTAGCTGAAGCGATAACTAATAAAGAACATACACACGGCGATAACAGTGATGTTGATCACGATCACGGCATTAGACCAACTCAGCCTTACGTATCACCAAACTATGCTACAGATCCAACCTCACCATGTCCAAATACTGGATATTACATGAGGGTAGATGAATGCACAAATTGTTATTTTGAAGAAAATTTAAATCAAATAGGAGCTTTTGCAAAACAATTAGTTGAGTTTGAGTTTGATTATATAACTGGAGAAGCTGCAGTGAGAAGCGAGCTTTACACTATATCTGGATCATTAAGCGGTAGGCTTGGAGAGATGAATGTTTTACTGAATCAATCTTTTTGTTATACTGGTTGCGATGGAAACCCTTTTCCTAGACTAGGAAAAGAGGAGGGTGACATACTGCAGCACCTTTACATGAGAGACTACAACACAAAACAAGCGCAAAAGATAATGCGAGGCCTTTACGACGAAAATACAACAGCTAGTGTTATTCAGAACGAAGCGGAATGGACTGAACTATCAGAAGGTGATACAACTATCAGAAGAAGCCCTGGAAGCTCTGCTTCATCTGCCAGTAATAGAATCGCCTTGAGTAAAGATTTTAAAGCTTTATCTGATGATGCCGACAGAAAAATAAAGCAACTTGTTTATAATTATAATATGTACGGAGCACAGCCAAGGCAAGTAGCTGGTGAAGATGGGGCTTATAAGGCAATAATACAATCAAGAAAAGATAATTAATTCTTTTCTAATTCTTTTACTCTTTTACTTAAGTCTTTTACTGCTTCCAATAAGAAAGGAACCAGTTTTGTGTAGTCTACTTTAAAGTATCCGTCTTCGCCTTTTTTAACTGCGCTAGGAATAACCTTTTCAACTTCTTGAGCTATAAGACCTTGGTCTTCGCCTGATTTATTAGATTCTTTTTTCCATTCGAAATTAACACCTCTTATATTTTCAAGAAATTTTATTGGTGATTGAATAGGAGAAATATTTGTTTTTAAATTAATATCAGAATCAACAAAAGTAGGCTCTGAATTAGCCGCAGGTTTATCGAGTTTCTTATCTAGTTCGGTTTGTAAACCACTAATATCTCCTATAGTAACGCCCCCTGAGCCTGAGCCTGAACCTGCGCTAGCCGCAGCTCCAGTAAGTATTTTGTTACCTCCCCAATAAAGCACTGAAGAAACGGAGTATAGCTTGTTTGTTGTAGTTGTTGGAGCAGAAGCAGTATTGTTTAACTTTATTGCGCCATCGGATTCAATAGTCATTTTATCAGACCCATCAATATCAAATTGAATTTTTGAATTTGCTACATTGTTCCCCTCGTCAGCTTGTAAAAGTAAAACTCCGTCATTTGTTCGAATATCGCTATAATTAGAAACAGAGGCTTCGTCTTTTAAACGAATTGTAGGATTTTCTTCTTTTATTTCCAATTTAACGTCAGGACTATCTGTTCCAATCCCAACCTTGCCGTCGGAGTCTATGCGCATTTTTTCTGTAAATGTAGAAAGTGATCCACCTCTAGTCCAAAATACCAAGTCCGCTTTTCGTGAGTTTGCCGTACTGTCCGAGCATACTGCACCGATGTTTGCCATATCTTCTGAGGTGCTAGAGGTTTTAGGAACCCTAAAGTTTATAAACGGCCCAATGTCTGCCGTTCTCGCAACTCCTTTAGTTTCTAAAATTAAGTTTGCTCCGCTACCTGCATTTAAAACGCCATAACTATCTGTTTCTATTTCCAACTTAGCGCTAGGACTCGTCGTTCCAATCCCGACCTTGCCGTTTCGGTCAATACGCATTGCTTCTATTAATGGATCGCCACTTGTACCGCCTTGATGTACCTCGAAAGCTAGTCCTACATTATTTGAGTCCACATCGGTCTGTACCGCTGTAATTGCCGCGTGTTTACCTCCTGCTCCTGTTAGAGCGGTAAAAGCTACCGAGCCGCCTTTATTACCACTTCCTTCTGTCGTATTACTTTTAATTAATAAACCGACTTGACTAAAATCGTTTGTACTAAGTGAGTATGTACCCGCATCTGTTTCTACAGCTAACTTTGCATCAGGACTCGCCGTTCCAATCCCGACATTTCCTCCATTATAAACTATATCACCAGAAGAGTTTCCATCTACCCACTTTCCTCCCTGACCTTCAGTTAAAATCTTAGAACCATTAAAGTATAGACCGTCAGATTTTCTATAAATTTTTCCATCTGTTGGTGCTGGATCACTAGCTACCTCATTAAAGGTTACTGGATTCGTGAACGTTGTAGGTCCACCAAAATTAGTAAGCCCAGTAAAAGTTGTAATTCCGCTTAAAAGACTTGTGCCTTGCGCATTAATTCCACCAAGAGTCGTAATACCTTGGGTTACAGAGAGGCTTTTATCTATAACCACATTTTCTTTCAATGATATTCCATCATCGGTAACCTTTATTTGTTCTTTACCTCCTTGTTTTATAACGACTGGAGGCTGAGTTGCTAAAGGTTGTCCATTTTCGTCTAAAATCACATCTCCAATCCCTACGTCAATACCGCCTTCTTCATTTTCAGAAACAGGCGGAGAGCTTCCTATTGTCGGTAAAATAGCTTTTCTAAGCTGAGAGATAGTGGTTTTTACAGTTATCCTTGGATTAAAATCGTTAGGGTCTTCTGATTCTCTTTTGACATCATTTTCATTAAGCGATAAAGCTAAATAACTATTGTCTGTAACAGTGTTATCTTCAGTAGAGTCGAGGTTTCTAATTTTTATTGTTTGCATGGCTTTTCCGTCTATTTAGATATACACTTAAAATTAAGCGCCGCTGATATCCATTAGATCTTTCATGGATAAAGAGCCACCTTTCTTTTTTGCAGCCTCTGATAAACTTACCCCAGTGTTTTGCTGCATGCCCAATTCTTCCATATCTTCTTTAGTTGCTCCGACTATAGTTGAAGCGCCTTTATCTCCTGAGAATTTTTTCTTCATATCTTCTCTTGCTTCAGAAGAGTTTGCAAAGTCAAGAAGAGCCTCGGGGTCTTTTTTTATTTTCTCAGGAATATCTTCATTCATTTCAAAAACGTTCTTAAATATTCTAGTATAAACAATAAGATTTAATTGAAAATTAGTAAGGTACATAATTGGCTTACCAAAAAAATCGTTAGACGTTTCGCAAAATGCAAAATAAATTCTATAAAAGTCTTGCAAAACTAAATTCTGTATAGATAGTTCGCTAAATCTTTCGTGAAAATTATTATAATGAGAAACTAAAGATGAAACTTCAGAAGCTTCTGCGTATTCGTATTCTTCTTTAGTGTAAAGAGGTTCCTTAAAGGATTTGTCTTTATAAAAACTATTAACTATATAAAAATCATTAGCTCTATTTAACGCGTATGATTCGCAACTGTTAGCTGTCAAGCCGCTTTTTTTATTTCTTAAAGAGTTTAATTGATCTTCAGCTTGGGAGATTTGTTTGTTGATTTGTCCAAGCGCGCTTTTTAAAACAATATTCTTTTTATTTTTAACTAAATTTTCTAAATAAAAAGATTGAGATTCAATTTCAGAATCATCTTCATCTGTCCAGATACCTTCAGACTTTAAATCTTCAAGTATTTCTTTTTCAGAAGGAAGACCTCTTTTTTGAGCCATTGATGAATAAGCTTCATATACATCATCAAAGTCAACTAAATCAGAATTAGACTGGTGTTTTATTAATACTTTTTTTTCGCCTATAAAATAAGCAGAAAAACCATCAGATATTTCTTTTAGAAGTTTTCTATAACCCTTGAGTTCCACTCATCAGGCTAATTCAGCGTCAAGTTCTTGTTCTAAATTTTCAAAATCTTCTTTCGCAGGATTTTGACTAAAATACCAAAAACTAACAAAGGTCATCAATTTTTCTTTTGCCAAACCAAAAATTTCATCTTCTGATTCTTCTAGTTCATAATAGGAATCTTCTTTTTCTTCTGTAGACTCGCCAGCAAACAAAGGTATTTCTTCTTCGTCTTGCTTAATAAAGCACAGGTTCAGCATGTACCATAAGATGGCTCTGTTTTGAGCTTTAGTGTCGGCAGTATGATTAAAAAGATTTTGATAATTAGTTTCTAGATCAACTATCTCTCTTCGAGTGTTAGCGAATGTCTCGGTAAGTTCAGACTCTTTCTTCTTTTCGTTTTCTGTTTTCTTTTTTTTCTGAGACAATTTTGCAAGAGCGTTTTGAGTTTCACCGAGTTCTTTATAAAGACGAATAAGCTTTTGAGAATCTCCTTCTGTCAATAACCCTCCAGTATCGCTATATTTTTTAGCTAACATAGCTTTTGTTAAAATACCTTTTTTGATGCATTTACTCATCTCAATGCTAAATTCCATATCTGCGTCTTCTATTTGACGCCTGGAAGGCTGGTAAATAATAACATTACTGGGGACAGGCTTCTTGACCACCTTGCTAGTGGTAACAGTTTCCATTTCTCCAGTTTCTTTATTTTTGCGTTTAGAAGTCTTTTCTTCTTCTACTTCCTGTTCAGTGCTTACAGTGAATTGGTATATAATTTTTTTATTCATTTATCCTTGTTCCTTTTGTTATAATAAGTTTAAAACTTAAAACTTATAGTAAAATTTTCAAAATTGTTTTCAGATTCTCTGATACTCTCGTTGCCCATGTCAAGAATTTTCTTTCTCAAATATTGCATTTTATTATAATCAAAATAGTCAGCTTGATCAATTAAGCTGTGATGACTATCAGGAAGAGCTTTTTTTAATTTTTTAAAATTTATAGTATGCTCGTTTTGCAGATCTTCGACAAGGGTCAAGAAAGACTTAAAAAGTAATTTTGTGTTTTTGCTGTATATTGCGTTGATTGCTTTACGTGCATCCATGTTTTATATATTAATAGAAGTTGCTGTTTTTTTCAATAAACTATTATCATTGGTGTATATAACTATATGTCCTCTTTTTTATCATCTGCGCAGAAACAACAATTTGAAGCAGTCATGCAAAGAATGCATGAAACTTTTTCGCGCACAATATTCGCTTATAAAGATTCTAAAAAAATCATCGTAAGCATGGATCCAAATTTTAATTTTCTTTATAACAACGTAAAAGGCGTAAAAACAGCTCTGCATAGAACTCAATTTAAAACTCTAAACGCTAGAGTTTTATACATGGATAAACAAAACGAGGTATCATTCGATTCTGAAGTTGATAGTACAGTAAAGCTTCACCACGATATAGGGGAAGTAAGAATTAAACTAGATTCTGAAGGTTATGATTATTTCAAAGACGCAAAAAGAGTAGAGATAGACGGAAGATTAATGTTCAAAGTGACCGATGTGAAAAAACATGGTTTATTTAGGCCTAAATTTTTCACCTACTATTTAAGGCCAACTGATTAATGAGCGTTACGCTAACAATAGATCATAGAGTTTTAGGAAAACAAGTAGTCAATTCTTTAGCCTCACTTAATAATGCAACGCAAATTAGAAAAAGCCTCTTTATAGGAAATCAAAGCATTGATCAAGTATTTGAAAAAATGAAAAAAGAAATGATAAAAGATTTCTTAATGCACCCCGTGACAAGAGAAATATCAGCAGGCCCAAGCTCTTCTAATATTAGTGGAACATTAGGAGGGTATGGTAATCTTTTTTCTTTTATTGGTTTTAATAAGGGGGATGACCCTATATCTCCAATAATCAGCTTACTAAATCAAAGCCATGTAATAGTATCAAGATTCAATGCCAGAGGTTTCTTAAGAATAACTATAGAGCTTCCTTCTGCAAAGGAAATATTTTCAGCAACCCCAATGCCATGGGCGACTGGATTAAGTTGGGCTCAAAGAATTGAAATGGGTATTTCTGGATACCCAAAGTTTATAGCGAGAAAAGATAAAGGAAGATCAGGCGGAGGAATACAGGCCGAAGAAACTTTATTTACTGGAAGATTTCAAAATGTTAAGTATATTTCAAATTTTATAGCTTTATGGGAAAAAAAATTCCAAAAAATATTTAAATAATGATCCCTCAGTTCCAGCATGAAGCCAATACTAGTTTTGCACTCTGGTTAGATTATTATATGTCAACAAAAGCGCAGGCTTTCTCAAACAAAGAAGTTGAGCTATATTATACACCAGACGAGAGGCTTCTTCAGTACCCAGAAGACCCACTTGGGTTTACAACTTACAGCAGCGAATATAAGCAATGGGTATATGACCAAGATATACCAGGCGCTCAAATACCAAACGGAATTCATATTGATACTGGAAATGGATACGAATTTTGCGCTAGAGGGCAAAGTGGATTAATGATTGATTTTGATAATGGAAGAGTATTGCTTGACGGGGATCAATTCCCAAACAATTATAAAACTTTACAAATCAAAACTGATGTGTCGGTAAAAGATGTAAACGTTTACTTGGCAGACGACACAGAAGAGAACCTTGTTATTCAAGGAAAATATAATATTAATAGCAGAACTACCCCCAACTACGGCCAAGGGGTTGGGATTGAACCTTATGATCATGTCGCTCCAGCTGCATTTGTTTCTATGGAAAGCTCTAGAAATACTCCTTATGCTTTTGGAGGAGAGGATCTTACAAGATTAAATTATAGAGTGATTTTATTTGCCGAAGATCTTTATCAACTTGACGGATTCATGTCTGTGTGTACCGATGCAAAAGAGTTAGCTATAAGAAATTTAGGTTATGATAATCATCCTTTTGATAATTATGGAGACTTAAAAGAAGGTTCCTACAGTTATAGTGAAGCGGTTAAAAACTGCCAACACCCTGGACCGTTAATGTTTATAGAAGATGTTCAAGCCTCTAAAATTAGCGATAAATCTAACAGAACAAACAATCCAGATCTGTATTTAGGGTTCATTGATTTTCAAGTTAGCCAGGCAAGATTTCCAAGAAGTTAAAAAAATATTTCCCAATAATCAAAATGCAATGTAATTCTATACAAACATTTACCTACAAATTAGGAGAAAAACAAAATGGCAGTACATAGAAATCGAGTAATTTATCAATCTGAAGCATTATTTATAAGTCCAGACGCGACTGGATACCATTACACTGGAGCTAATGGTGAAACCGATCTTGCAAACGGTTCAAAAATAAACGGAAGCTTCGGCTTAGTGACTCCCCCAATCAATGCTACCCAAGTAGTTGGTGGAAAAAATAACAAAGGCCAAGCGGCTGGATGGATGTGTGGTGACACTTGGCCAAAATGGACCCCAGATGGAGAATCCCTCTTGAAGGCAAAATTTGATAATACTGTTGATGTTGATAGCACAACTATTAACGTAACTGTCACCGCTAAGGTTTTTGACGGACAAGATTTTAATTTTACAAGTCTTGCACGTCCAGCAGATACTCTTGGCCAAGAATTCCCAGCTGCAGACTTTGACGTTACTGGAGATCCTGCAGGTGACTCAAGGCTCCTTGACGCTATTATCGATAACAATGAAACAATACTAAGTAACAATGCGGTTGCACATACTGCTTCATCTAGAGTTATTGAAGGCATAACTTTTGAAGCTGTACTTGACAATACAAGCGCCACAGGTGGTTCTGATGGTGACAAAATCAGTATCGAACTTGCTGATACTTTAACCAACTCAGGTGACCCAGTTATCGTAGATGTTACTGGTACAACTATTGTTATCAATATATCCGCTGGTAATACTCTCCAGCCAGCTATTGTAGCCGCTATCGCTGCTTCCGCAGATGCATCCGCATTGGTTGGTGCTGTTGCTGGCGCTCCTGGTGCCAATGTTAACGCATCTGTCGCTCTAAAATTACAGAATGGTGCTGACGGAACACTCGCTTCGGTACAGGTTGCTCAACTAGCAGTTGACGACAGGACGGTTGGACCTATCAAATTAGAAGCATCAAATTTTGGTGTCATTGGTAATACAATAACACTTACTGGAGACGGAGCAGGTGATATCGATACCTTGGTTGCTGCTTACAACGCTGCTAACACTAACAATACTATTGATATAGGTAGTGTAGTAGGCGGAACCATTGTGCTTGATCAAAATCAAACAATTACTTTGTCAGGCGGTAGCGAAGGAACGCCTAAAGATCACGGTTCAATTGTTAAGCAGCTTAAAAGAATTCAATCTGCAAACTATGGTTTCACAATTAATCGTCAGGACATTAATCAATTTGGACACGCGTCAAGGCTTGACAGCGTAGTAGTTGAATCTCCTACAGTAAACCTTGATTTTTCTTATTACCTTCTTGATGGTTTTAACGAAAGACAGCTTGAGTTTGTAACTAATGGTTCGGTGAACACCCTTAGTGGAATGTTGACTCCTGAGCTTTATCAGGCAGGAAATAACTTTTTCATTCTTACCGCTCCAGAAGCTCGTGACGCAGTAAAAGGAGATGTTAATCTTAACGAGCAAGGCTTAGAGGATACTAAAAGTGTTATCTCTTTAGGTAATGGTTATATTACTGATTACTCAGTTGATATCTCTGTAGGTTCTATCCCAACCGTAAGTGTTACGGTTGAAGGCATGAATATCCGTAGTGATTTTGGAACTACTGGTAACGATGTTCCAGCAATGAATATGCGTGATGGAAGTCGGGTAAGTGATGCTTGGGGAGCAGATAATGATCGTACTACATGTCATGATACATGCACTGGGCTTTACTCTTTGCCAGCTGCTAAAAGCGGATATACTGGATGCCAAGATGATATCGCTGCTCTTCGCCCAGGCGATGTAGTGGTTGACCTTCAAGGAAAATCTTTAATCTCTAAATCTACTTCTGGAGACGGAAGCTCACCAGTTGTTGGAAGCGCTCATATCCAGTCTGCAAATATTTCATTGCCCTTGGCAAGAACTTCCTTGCAGCGTTTGGGTTCAGTATTTGGATTCTCCAAAGCTATTGATCTACCTCTGTCTGTAACCGTTAGTGTTAATGCACTTCTTTCGGATCTTAAAAGAGGGAATATGGTTGATCTGCTTTGTGATTGCGAAGAATTTGAAGTTTCAATTTCATTGTTCAAGCCAGACTGCAACGGTTGCATAACCAAACAAACTGACTTAGCAATGAAATACACCATGAAGGGTGCTCGTCTTGAATCCGAAAACTTCAGCAGCACTATTGGAGACAATAAATCTGTTGACCTTACTTTCACTACTCAAATTGGAAGCTCTGATGATATGGTCAGGGGTCTTTATATTTCTGGAATGGAAGCAGGAAGCTCAGAAACCAACAAAGGAATCCCAGGATTCCCTCCTGCCTGGACGGGTATTGGTGGACAAACTACTGGCGCAGCCGATGGATACTTGTTCGGTTACCGCGAGTAATTTTTTTAATTAAAATAATTTAACTAAAATACACCACAGTCTTCGGGCTGTGGTGTATTTATATATATGCCAGGAACAAGGAATGCGATAAGATACAATTCAGTTGGGGTTTTTCTTACTGAATCTCCTGCGCATGACCCTAAAGACGAAACTATAAAGTTTCTGAATAGAGTGCAGTCTGCCGCTTTATCTTTAGATATTCAAAGGCAAAATGTACAACACATCGGTAGCGATAACTTTTTAGATAGAAAAATAGTTTCTGCAGCCTCAGTAAACTTAAACTTAGAATATTTATTAACTGACGGATACGAAGAAGACGTTCTGGGTTTTAACCTTAATGGGTCTCCTATAATATACACCGAAGAATTTGGTGTCATAGATAGGCCAGCAAGCGACAGAAAGTATGGCAGCTTACACAATAATATTCAAGAAGACAAAACCGCTTTTTTAGTAGTAGGAGAAGAACATTTTGATTTGACTGGCTACGCTAATAGAGAAAATGGATATTCTGGATTAGACGTTATTGGAATAGGAAATTGCTTTGTTACAAACTACTCAGTTTCTGCAAGCGTTGGAGATTTCGCAAAAGCCTCTATTGATATTGTAGCTTCTGATATTACTTACGACTGCATTGGTTTTGGCGAAGAAGGGCAAGGAGAGAAATTCCAACAAATATCAGATAACATTCAAGCTGTGTTATTAGAATCTGAAGAAGAAATAGAAAATTTAGCAATCCTTGAAGACGGAGGGAAAATATTTCTTGAAGAATCAGATTCTTTTGAGATAAGAAATCTAGGGGGAGTCGACCCTCCTTCTATGGATTTAAAAAATTACGCTACACAAAGAACAGATTCAGGTTTTATATTTGATCCAAAAATATATAAAGCAGCAACAATGGCAATACCGCCAGGAGGAATTTCTGTAAACGTTAAAAATATAAACGTAGGAGGCCCAGTTTTAAGCGACGAGAATTTATCTGAATGTTCTAAAGGTTACGCTCATATACAAAGTTTTGACATAAATATACCTTTTGAAAGAGAAAATCTTGAGGGGTTTCAATCCATGCATGTTTTTGGGAGAAAAATAAAATACCCACAAATAGGTACGATTTCATTTTCTATAATTTCTAGCGCTTTTGAAAAAGGTAAATTTTCAGAAATATTCTGCGATGATGAAATTTATCAAATAGAAATAGATTTAAATAATCAATGCAAACTAAGTTGTTTGCCTGTTTGGGCAAAAGATACAAACATGAAATTCACTATATCTAATGCAAAATTAGATAGTTATACATTAAATGAATCGATAGGTTCATACGCGACATTTGATTGCAGTTTTTCTTTTGATATAAGCAAGAATAGAGGAATTTTTATAGACGGAACATTTGAAAATAGCAGGCTTGAAAAATGCGGGCCAGACATGTTATCTTCGCCTAGAAACATGGAAGTTTCAAACGTTACTCCTTTGGGAGAAAAAGATACGCCAACCAATATAGGTATAGTTGAATAAAAATGAGCACAAAGCTTCAAATAAAATGGAACTTGCCTGCGGATTTAAATAACATCGCGGCCAGTATTTTATATAGAGCTGAAGACCCAAATCAAAATAAAAGCTGCCAAGACGTGATTAACACAGGTTCTGTATTGTTAAAAGACCCAACAGCACCTTTTCAAAACAATTATATAGACGAAATAAAAGATAAAGGAATTTATAGGTACGCAGCTTTCGTCGAGTCTCATAGTGGTGAAATGTCAGAGTGCGCAACTTTTGTTTATCAATATAACGATAATGTTGATGTTACCATAATAACCGACAAAAACCAAGCTACAGTTCAAAATTTCGGGGCAGCCCAAGAAGATGGGAACGATTTAAAATATACCCAAACAGTCGTAAAAGGATCAGATTTAAACTTAAGAGATTTAATCATCCCTAATTTATCAGAAGGATATGCTATCAAAGAAGTTTACGTATTTACTGGAAATAATAATACAAAGCTAGATGGAGCACCTACCATAACAATAACAGAAGATACCGAAGTATCAGTCGTTTGTCACAAACAAAAATATACAATAACCATAAAAAGGGATGGTGATTATTTTAGAAGTACTAAAAATGGAGAAAAAGTTTATAAAAATTTAAAAGCTGGAAATCTAAAAGGTATAAGTTCCTCTATGGAAAAAGACAAAAAAGACTGTTATGAGTTTGATAAATATACAGCAGAAGGAAATGCAGATCCTTACGGTCAAGAAAAATATGATCCAAACAAATCTAGCACAAAAATATTAGTAGATCAAAATTACGTATTAAGCGCTAGTTACAAAGAAAAAATATCAAAATTAAAACTTTCAAGCAATATTCCAGAAATAGGAGAAGTAAGCGGGGAAGGAGAATATTCGTGCTTTGATAACATTGCTTTGGTTGCGAAACCTATCTCAGAAAAAACAAAATTTAAAGGTTGGACAATAACTCGAGGTTCTAGCAAAATAAGAGAAGGTGATCCAGAATCTGTGCCAGAAGGACTAACCTCCATAACTGTAAATTACAACGATTTAAAGATAGAAGGTAATGTAGATTTAAAAGCTACTTTTACAAAAGTTTTTCAAATTGTTTTAAAGATAATGGGGCCAAATGGTATAGAGGGATCGAGCACAAGAGGCTCCATATCTATTAGCGCTAACGATCAATCTACTTCTGGCAATACTATTACGGCTAACATAGAAAGCATTAATAACCCTTTTGACATAGCGGCAACTAAAAAAGGCTCTCATCGATTTGATGGATGGGAGTTAATAACAGGAAATGTAACTGGAGCATCTTTAGCAAATTCATCCATTAGTATATTAAGCGATGCCGAATTGCATGCTATATTTATAAAATATTTCACCGTCTTCTTAAGAGTTTTTTCTACTGGGGTAAACGGAGCAAGTACTTTGTCTAATACCTCATTAAATGGATACGATGAAGTAAATAATCAGCTCTCTTTAAATTACGACACTGTCAAGCCTGCTGGAAAATATCAATTTGAAAAATGGGCTGTTGATCTATTTTCAACTCAGCCAGAATACACAAGTGAAAACTTATCGCACACTCTAGATGATGATGCTATAGTAAAGCTATACGTGCTTGAGATTTATTCTTTAATATTAACATCAAATATTCCATCCGCTGTTAATTTAACAGGCCAAGGTGATTACGTTTTTAGAAGCCATGAAAATATAAGTATATCAGTCACACTAAATAGTCCTACTGTTGCCCCAGCTTACAATTTCCTTAATTGGCAAAGCCCTCAAAGCCTTAGTCTTCCAAGCGCTAAATCTGGGACAGTCAGTATTGTAGAAGACACAACCATAACAGCAAATGTAGAAACTACTAAATATACATTAACGGTATCAAGCGAAGATAACTCTAAAGGAACTGTATCTAAAACTGGCGGTCCTAATTATAGTGTTTTTGATAGTATCACAATTTTAACCAGCCCCAAAGGGAATAATATATTCCAGAAATGGGAGGTTGCCTCATCTGATTATACTTTAAGTGTTGGGGATGATTTTAATGCAACGAGCTTTAATTTAGGAGATTATGGAAACTTGAGCTTAAAAGCTTACTTCTTGGCTGTATATGTGTTAACGGTAAAATATTATGAAGACGGAGTAGAGAATACTTCAAAGCAGGCTACTTATTCGAGAAAAGAAAACGAGTCAAGTTCAATAACCGTAAGCCCATTAAATGTTTCAGTTGGACATGAATTTGATAGGTGGGAAGTGCAAAGTGGCAACGTTACCATAAATCAACCAGAAGTTTTTGGGGATAAAACAATAGATCTTACAGAAGACGCTGTTATAGAATTTCATGCGTTAAGAAGTAATGAATTAACATTATTGATAGACTTGCCTGGCGCAGCAAGTTTTTCACATGGAGAAGCTAATAATTTCTTTAGGAGTACAGAAGATATAGATATTGAGCTTTCATTGAACAATGCTAATGCCGCCATACCTACTTATCAATTTTTAAATGATTATAGCACTACAAAATCAAGTCTGGTTACTGGATTAGTAAACAGTCAAAAGTCAAATACCATAAGAATTTCTGGGGACGTTTCTATAACAGCTCATTTAGATTATGTTTTATATGACTTTTCTGCTACAGTAGATCCTATGAGAGGGAGCATTGAGGGCACATCATCCAGCGGTAAATATAATACTCTAGAATCAATAACCTTGAAGGCTGAACCAATTGACCCTGTAAAAAATATTTTTAAAGAGTGGAGGGATTCAAATGGAAACTTGTTCTCAACAACTCAAAATACTTCTATTAATTTAGCTGACTATGGAGATCTTGCACTAGAGGCAATATTCGACAATAAATACAGCCTTAATATTACAATAGAATATCCAGACGCAGATAATGTACTCACCACCAGCCTGTATGCTGAAGATTCTGATGTTACCGTAGACATTGAAGCTTCCATTAATACTGGCTATAGATTTTTGAACATGACCATAAATCAGGGGGCGGAACAGTCAGCGTTAACTGATTTAAATCAAAAGTTCACAATGGATAAAGACTACGAAATAGTGGTAGAGGTGCAAAAAGTTTTCGTTCTCTCTCTTTCTATAAATATTCCTGGAGCAGGTTCACTTTCTGGGGCAGGAGGGTATTTATCTGAAGAAAATATTGATATACAAACTATACCAACTATTAACGCTTCAAATATAAGTAATTTTTCTTTTTTAAATTGGAGATTAGTGATCGGGACATGGGGAGGCGGTGCAGGTGGAAACGATCACTCATCTGCTACTACAATAAGAATAACTGCAGATACAGAAATAGAAGCTATGTACGAAGAATCGCAATACGTACTAACATTGCAATCAGAAACAAACCAGGGAACCGTAGGATTTTTAAACGAATCAAAAAGCGCTAGTGTTTCTAAAACATTAAATGCCACACAAAATGCAACGATAGAACACCTAGCATCCAGTGGGTATCAGTTTTACCAATGGGAAGTGGTATCTTCTGAAGCGGGATTAACAACTGGATCGGTTTTTAGTGGGAGCTCAAATTTTAATCTATCATTGTATGGAAACTTAACACTGATAGCTAGATTTAAGAAAGAAATAAAATTTACCAAAAATGTTTATGTTGGAGGGTCACTAAACTCATCACTGAGTATAGCCGAAACAACTCTTCTTGAAACAACAAACGAAGGAGGGACAGCTAAGATCAATGTAGAGTGGCCATCTCTTAACGGATACACTATAGATAGGGTGGAAAAATCAGGAAGTCAATCTTTTGACGAGAATAGTACAAGCGATCAAGAAATAACTATAAATAAAGATACTACTCTAAACTTTTACTTAAGACCTCTCGAGACCTATACTTTTACAATAAGAAAAATCTTAGACAGTGAATCACCCGTAACTGAGGATACTCAAAGTGTAACAGAAGGAGGCAGCCCCCTTGATGTGCCTCCAATAACAATACCTGCTGGACAGGTTTTTGTATCATGGAGTCCATCAGTAGCAAACGCAGACTTACCCTCAGATTTTTCAACATGGCCAGAAAATGAAAGAATAACCTTAAATGAAAACTTAACCTTAACATACAATTTAAGAACCCTTGCGACCTATACTTTTACAATAAGAAAAACGCTAGATAATGCAGGGTCACAGCTTGTTAGCTCTGACGTTTTTACAGAAGGACTCAGCACTCTTAATGTGCCTTCAATAGGAATACCTGCTGGGCAGGCTTTTGAATCATGGGAAATAACAGAGGGAGATGCAGGTGCAGATTTAGGGCCAATACAAGGCAAAGAAGATTGGCCAGTAGGAGAAACAATTACGCTGACTAAAGACGCAACCTTAACATACAATTTGAGAACTTTACAGGGTTATGTTTTTACTATCAGGAAAATAGTAGACAACGGATCACCTACAAATGTGTCTACTCAAAATGTAATGGAAGGAACCAGCGAAATAACCATACGGTCAATTGATGTCCCTAGCGATCAAGAATTTCAAAACTGGGAAATAACGCAGGGTACCGCAAGCGCTTTATCCTCAGAACCTTCGACGGTTTGGCCTGAAGACAAAAAAATTACTTTAACAGATAATGTTACTATAGATTATTTGGTATACCAAGGACATGAACTTTCAATAACAGCGGAATACCCTACAGCGTACCCTCAAAGTTCGCCTGATTTTTCTTATAGTCATAACGTTAAAAACGATGCAAGTAATACTGGACCGTATTTTTTAGACGATTTAATATCATTAAGTGTTACCCCGCCAGATCATCTTGACTTTGATGATTGGGGTTTAATTTTAGGAACTTTACAAGGAAATATTCCTTCTACATCATCTTCAGATATACAAATAGAAAGCGATGTAACTCTGCGGGCCAACCTTAGCTTCAAATTATATTCTTTTACTATTGTTCAGGGGGCAAACGGAAACACTTCTGGAAGCACAAACAATGGAAGCTATAATGCTTTTCAAGATATTACATTAAAAGCAAACGCAAACTCTAATTTTCAATTTTCAAAATGGGAATATGAAGTTTCTGCGGATAATTGGCAAGACTTTAATGCTTCAGCTTCTGACATTATAAGGTTAACTGAAGATGTTAAAATAAGGCCAGTATTCATAGGAATACCTTATACCTTAACAATAATTATAAATGATAACAATTCATGGGGATCAGCAATAGGAGCTGGAACTTACGAATACAATCAATCAGTAGATATATCTGGCATCCCAAATCCAGGGTACAAGTTTTTAAGATGGAGTTTTACTGATGGAGAAGAGCCTGGAGATTTAGACACGTCAGAGCAAAATCAAACAATACAAATAAAAGGAGACGCAACCTTAACTTTAATTCTTGAAGAAATACCTTTACCTCAAGATGGAAACGGTAATAAATTAATACCTATCCTCTCTTCTGCAGGCAATAACGGGGTAGAAATAGATAGAAATATGCTTGCAATGACTAAGGATGGCGCAGCTGTAGTCATAGTTTCGCAATACAAACCAACGCTTGATAGATTAAAGGCGATAAGAGATGTTAATAATTTACCGTCGTCTGCAACAAAGTATACTCCAGCTATTAGGGTTATTAATAAAGATAACGATCAAAACCAAATAGAAGCTATATTGCCGCTTTTAAACAGTACTGCTGCATCAGGAGGCTACAACCTAGGAGCAGAAGGAGTATCAAAATTAACGTTGAACGCTTTGTCCGCAACGAACTGGGAAAAAAGATTAGAAAAAAGTAATATCGCCTCATCCCTATCTGTCTCGCCAGATGGAAGCAAAATAATGCGAGGCGGCCCAGGAGACAAAGGGATAACTACTAGCTTTATTCTGGGGGGTTATGCAAATTATTACGGGTCTACAGAATATGGGAATTTAACCCTTGGGACGGTTACGAACATTAATAGCGATGGAGATATAGGGGCAATAGGTTCAGGAACAAATACAGCTGGGGGCGTGAATATTGACCATATCGCTAATGCTTCGACTATAGATTTTAGTTTTAGCAGGCAAAGTAGTAAAACTTTTTATGGAGCTTCTATATGTATAGCTAAGAATTATGCGGCTTATTCTGCCCCAAGCAGCATACAGCAAACTTTACCCATTCAGCACAATACAACTAGTGGATCAGGGAGTGGCGGTTTTCCAGGATATCAAAATGTTAATCCAACAAGTATATTTAGTTCGAATACTGAGCTAGTACCCAATAATGCAAATGTAATACATGTCGTACCCAATAACCATTTAAATAATACAGGTATAGATATGCCTGGGCCAAAAAGAGGACTCGTGGATGTAGATTTTGGAGTTCAGGGGCACGAAAGAGACGAAGAAGATTATATAGTTTTTGACTTGGGATCTAGAGATATCGGAGGAGAATCTAATGATGGATCGTGGTCTCAATTTGGAAGATCTGTAGACGTATCAAGGGATAGTCCTACGCTAGAAAATTCTTCAGTAACTAACCCTATATTTATTGCAATTACATCGGTATGGAAACCGAATAATTCAAATGAAACGTATACATTTTGGACCAGAGGCTATTCAATAACAAAAATAATAGGGGTATACAAAGAAGGTTCCACTATTCACAAAATGGGAATTGGATATCATGATGGAGGCAGTAGTTCAATTAAAATTCCTGATACAACAAGGACTATGAATAGTTACATGTCAAACTGGAGTAATAAAGAAATATATGCAGACCAGGAACCCCTTATAGACTATAGATTTTCTTTTGGAAACAATATAAATGGAGTGTACAACACAGAAAGTGATTATGGACAAAAAGTAAGATTATCCCCAGACGGTTCAATAGCCGTAATAAGTAATTCAAGAACATCGAATCCTGATGAAGACAACATACTCTATGAAGATGATAAATTCGGGGAAGTAAAAGTACTATTGAGAAAACCTATAACAATCAATCATAATAGTAATACCTATGAATGGTTTGAGTATAAAAATGTACAATCAATACGGATACCTGATGGCGATAATGATCTTTCAGAATATACAAAGCGAGACTTTGCTTATGATATAGCTTTTGATGGAAATTACCTTGCTGTATCAACACCAGTCCATCAAACGGTTTATCTATATAAATGGAACAGTACTTCAGAGGAATTCGATTACTGGAATAAAATATTTATGACAGACTCTCTTCCAGGGGCTGGTTATATTAATTTATTCGGAAAAGCAATCGTTTTTGATACTAGAGAAGAAGGTGTCGCCACCAAAATAGCTATATCTGGAAACGAGGCGTTCTTTGTGTTAGACATACCAACTCAAGAAACATGAGCAATAACTTTAAATACCAACTTTTAGCGGACTGGGATATACCTTTGCATACAAGTGATATCGAAGCAGTCATGCTATTTAAGGGGAAAAACATTAGAGGGTGCAACTTTCTATACAACGAAGAATTAGTATTTGAAACAAAAAATTTAACAATAACTAACTATGTGGATGAAGTAGAGGGACCTGGAGTCTGGGCTTACGCAGCATATTCAAGAGATTTCAAGGGTGGTTTAACTTTATGCGCAACTAATATATGCGAAATACATGATACCTTGGGAATTATTGTAAATTCCGACCATGGATCTGTGATAGGGACTTTGAGAGGCTTTCCAGGAGATCTTCTAGATATAGATTTAAAAGTGGATTTCGGTTACGTATTTACAGGTTGGGATTCTGATGATTATACTTTTGCGGACCCAAGCCTTGTCGCTCAATCTATACTGCTTGAGAAAACTATAACTATAAACGCAAATTTCGAACCTGCAAAGTTTAATTTATCATTAAGTAGCGTGGTTGATGAAAACGGAGATCCAATAGGTCTGGTTGACGAAACTTTATCTGGATTAAAAGATTACTTATCTGACGCTCCAATAAAAGCAATTAATACAGATTCACACGAATTTACAGAATGGATAGGTATAAATATAACAGATAAATATTCTATTGAAACAACGATAAAAATAGACAGAGACAACATAATTGCCACAGCAGATTTTCAAGCTGTTGAGCTAAATTTTAATTTAAGTGAATCAGACGGAATACCTTTTGCGCTAGAAGATGATTCCGTAGAAGAGGAAACAGTGGTTATTGTAGAAGGAGATTTTGATTCATTTTCATACGGAGAAGAACTTGAGGCATCATTTTTTATTAGCGAATACACAGATGAAAACGACGAGTATGTATTTAGATACGATTCCATAGAGCATGATGGAGATTATGACGGTGTACCAAAATACAAAATAGATGAATTTACTTACGTAGATGAAAACGGAAATGATATAAAAGATCAGATACAAGATTTAGATGAAGAGTATGACGAAGAATATGGCGAATACTATGTTTATTTCACAATAAATAAAAATGTAACAATAAAACCTATTATATCTGAGTATGACCCCACTTAATATAATGCTAAAAAAACTAATGTTTTAGGTGTATTATAGTATAAGGAACAAGGAAAATGGCAGTAAGAGCAAATGTTGATCTAAAAGTAAACATGGCTTCAGTAAAACGAAGCATGGATCGCGCTGCTAGAGAAGTAAACAAAACCGTACAAAATGTTTCAGGGAAAGATATATCTTTTAATGTAAACGGAAAAAGCTTTACTCAGCCGCTTGGTAGAATTACATCGTCTGCAAATGAATTCACCAAATCTTTAGAAGCTTCTAATGCTCGTGTTATAGCGTTTGGAGCTTCAGTTGGAATAATTAATGCAATAACAGATTCTTTTAAATTTTTAATTGCAGAAACTGTTAGGTTTGAAAAAACCCTTCAAGATATTAACGTGGTTTTAAATTCCTCAAATGAGCAGATACAAAAGTTTGGACAAGGTTTATTTGATGTAGCGCAAAACACAGCTCAATCTTTCAATATTGCCGCTGACGCCGCTCTTGAATTTTCTCGTCAAGGTTTAAGCGTAGAAGAAGTTTTAAAAAGAACTAACGATGCCCTCACATTGACTCGTATCACAAGCTTAGATGCGGCTGAAGCTGTTTCTGGATTAACTGCCGCAGTAAATGCTTTCGGGGAAGCAGGTTTAACTACAACGGATATTATAGATAAACTAGCGGCTGTAGACGTAAAATTCGCTGTTAGCTCTGAAGATCTAATTAACGGTCTTGAGCGGGCTGGCGCTGTTGCTATTGATGCTGGTGTTGACCTTGATAACTTAGTTGGAATTATAACTTCTTTGCAGCAAACAACTGCTCGTGGTGGTGCGGTTATTGGTAATGGACTTAAAACTATTTTTACGAGAATCCAAAGGCCAGAATCCATCAGGCAGCTAGAAGATATGGGCGTTGCAGTTAGAACTCTAACTGGAGCAGTTCTTCCAGCTGACAAAGTCTTAAAGAATATAGCAAAAGGTTTTGAAGAACTATCCCAAAGTCAACAATCAAACATTGTTCAGTTTGCCGCTGGAATATTTCAAGCTAATATTTTTAGAGCCGCTCTTACTGACTTAGCAAAAACTCAAGGTATTCAACAGCAAGCTACTGAAATATCAGCTAACGCAGCTGGAGAGGCAGCTAGAAAAAATGAACTTTTAAATAAAAGTATATCCGCTATGGCTTCGCAAGCTGGTTCTGGATTAAAAGAACTAGTAGGAATAATGGGTGAATTGGCGATAAAGCCAGAGCTAGGCGAAGCAGTTGGAATATTTGGTAATGCTATAGAAGGCTTAAAAAATGCATTAGGAGGAGGAGAAGACGAAGGTAATGCGTTTGCAAAAGGTTTAGTTAGAGGTATTGGGAATGTTTTGACTGGTCCAGGAGTTATAGCTTTTGCGGCTATTTTTACAAAACTTTTATTTAATGTTTTTAAGTTCGCTTCTGGTTCGTTAAAAGATGTTTTAGGAATAGTAACTCAAAAAGAAAAAGTTAGGCAAATTGAAGAGTCTATAGTCAAAGTATTAGGCTCAAATGTTCAAGTAACTCAAGCTTTAAATCGACTTGAAGGAGACAGGATTGCTCAAGAGCAATACATACTGGGGATAATAGAAGCTCAAACAAATGCGCTTGCAAAACAACAACAACTCGCAAGCAAATTAGGCCCCGCTCTTTTAAAAAGAGGGATAACTCCAGATCTTAGTTACGATAATACCCCTGGTACGCTTGTTGATATCGATGGAGATGGGGTGATTTCAGGCGCTGGAGGTATTTTACCTCAAGAAAAAAATGCAGAAAGAAAAGGAGCCATAGAAGGAGGCTATAGCCCTGGAAGAGTAAACAAAATGAAAGTCCCTGGAATGGGTGATGTTATTTATAATACCGCCGAAAAAGTAAAGAATTTTGAGGGAATGAAACAGCCTGCTATTATGCCGCCACAAAGCAGTAGGGCTGGAAGAAACTATAAAGAAAAATTTTCAGAAAAACATGGTTTTGATCCTTATGCTAGTGGAGGACTTATTCCTAATTTTGTGCCCAGAAAAGGCTCTAATGTTGATAAGGTTTACCAATTATTAAAAAATGCCTGGTTGTCTGAAGGGTACAGAATGACAAACAAAGAACTTACAGATGCCACTGGCCTTCCAGGAGCCCCTGATAATCCATATAAAAAAGCCAATTCAAGCTTTAATAGAGATTTTGGAGCCAAATTAAACAAAGCTGGATACACTGTTAATACAAGACCACGCACAGAATACTACCAATACTTACCAACGAATAAAGAAAAAATTGCAAAATTTATACAACGGGAGCAAGACCCCGCAAAAAAAGGAATTGCGACAATAACCGATGACGAATTAATGGATAAATTTTTAAAACAAAAAATTTTAAAATCCGCATCTGGACATCATTTTCAAGCCGCAATTGAAGCTGGAGGAAGATCTAAAGTATCTTTTGCAAATTCAGTTACATCTTACAGAAATCAATTCGTCAACGAAGACAAGCTTGTAGCGCCACCAATATATTTAAAAGATGATTCAACTTACGTTGGCCCACCTAATTCTAGTCCATGGGCAAATGTATCATTAGAATCTAAGGGAAAGTCAAAAGTAAATGCTACTGGCAAAGAAATTGATAGTGTTTTCAATGGTATAAAAAACGGAGCTCCTCAAAGTTTTTTAGGTTTAGATAAAAGGTTTGATATAAACCCACTAACTAAAAAAGAACTAGCCGACTTCAAAAAACAAAATTTTAGCGCAAATGTTGATCATTATGGATTTGCTAAAATGCAAGGAAACCCACCAAAACCCGTTTTTTTAAGTTATAATACTTTAGCAAATGCGCCTTATAGCTTGAACGCGAATGGATTTGAACATGCAATTTCAGATTTTAAACGTCGTAAACGAGGACTTGCGGGATCTCCTCTTGATTTTATAGATGTCCCTGGAGAAGCTAAATTCGGACCAACAGCATATAAAAACACCCTTGACGAGCATTTAACAGGAAAATTTTTAAGGCACTTAATTGGCACTGACTCAATATCATGGCCACCACGAGCAGGGTATGGAAGCTTAGGGCGTCTAGAATATTTTCATACAGAAAGTTTTGGCGCTCCTACTATGAAACATATAGAGCAGCGAAACAAACAAGCCCACAATATAAAAGCAAATTTAGGCCTAATCCCTAATTTTGCAGACTACAGAACTCGTGAACAAAAAATAACAGATTATTTAAATGATCCAGCTAATGACAAAGTAAAGTTTAAAAGGCCTAAAATGCCAGCAAATATAACTCCTACGCAAATAAGTATGGCGATGAATGTCCCAGTAGGAGGTAATGTTACTAAAGAATATTCTGACAATGAAATTAAAAAAGCAATATCAGAAACAATACAGAAAAGAAAAGATTTACAACTGGAGGGTTTTGAAAATTTAAAAAACGTAGACATAGATTCTGTTCTTAAAAAATACAAAGAATCAACAAAAGATGGGGATTTCTATGGCGATAAAGATTTAAGCTATTCTTCTGGTCTCGTTCCTAACTTCGTTGATAAAGTTCAAAACGGTGCAATCTACTACAGTAAGCCTCACAATAAGATCGTGAGGGTAACTCGCGTAGATAATGACAAGAAAATCGCAAGGATCAAACATCACGACATGGAAAAATACAAAGATGAGGAAGTATTTTTCAAAGATCTTGAAGCAGTTTCAGCTGAACAGGCAAAAGAATACTTCCAGAAAAAGAGTTCTGGCCTTGTTCCTAACTTTGCACAACAAGCAGGCAATACTTTGTTGATGGAGCCAAGTAAATTTTTTACTTATGCCAACTCAAGCGATGTGGCTAAAGCTCTAGGGAAAGGAGTAAATTACAGAGAAATTCAAGATAAGATGGACTCACAGGAACCTGTATCGATAAAAGCTAGCCTGCTGGATATCATAACTTCGTCTGACAAAAATAAAACAAAACCCACTGGAAAAGAAGCATTACATGGCACCTTTAACTCTTTAGCGTCAAAAGGGATTTCTTATATAGAAAGAGATTTTATTTTCAGGCAACTTAAAAGAAGAGGAGCTAGACAAAAAAAAGGAGAATCAGATCCAGATTTTAACGAAAGAAAAGTCACTGCTCAATTAAATGCGGAACAAGATATAAGAGAAACAGCTGGATCAACTTACACAAAATATTTATCTACATATAACCCTGAAACAAAAAAGGGCGACCCTTCTTATCCCATCGATCATATAGCAGAAGGTCTTGAGTTTTCTTCAGGAGAAACTAAAAGCGGAGAATTTATCGCCGCAAATTTGATCTCTAAAAGTTTGCGAATGGCTTCTGATAGAGAATTAACCTCATGGTTAGAATCTCAAGGCGTTAAAGACAAAGGTCTTGATGAAAAAAACTTAAAAAGAGCTCAAAACCTAGCCTCTCAACTAGGAATAAAAGGAACTAAAAAAGATGAATCTGAAGAACCCACTTTTGATCAAATAGACGCTGACGCTTGGGGAATGAATAAGGGGTTGGTGCCTAATTTTGCCGATCTAAGCAAATCAGAGAGGCTCAAGATGATGAAAAGTACATTAAGTTTCCAGGACGAATACGAAGATTTAGCAAAAATGGGCAGTCCGCTAGCAAAGTGGGCCTTAAAGACCGTCAAGGACAAAGAATTCAAGATGATTGGCAATGGAATGGAATCGTGGGCCATAGGAAACGAGGAGGTTGTTTATAAGCTGCCAAGGCCAATGATAGATAGCTTTAGTAAAACAGGCGATCTAGAACTAAAAAGATGGAGAAAGCAAATGAAAGTGATGGCTCAACCTTCTCTTCAGTATAAAGTGAGTCCAGAAAATAAAGCTTGGAATCTTGTGCCGAATTCAAATATAGCAAAAAGAGCGGAAAGAATAAGGTCTCAACTTGATGAGCTTGGTATTAATTCACTGTTTTTACCAAAAACAGAGGTGTTAAAAGTAGCTGGGCAAGACGAGTTTATAACTTCCCAGGAAAGGGTTAAGGGTAGTACTTTTTTTAATCTTCAGAACGAAATTGTTAAAAACAAAAACAATAAAACCGACTTTAATCTAGACGGTTATAAGATTGTCGAGCATTTAATGGAAAACATTGGCGAATCCACGATGATAACGGATGTACATTCTGGTAATTTTATAGCTGAGGCAAGCAAGAAGAAACAACTCTTAAATACGGTTAATCAATTTGCCCCTGTCGGATCAAAAGAATCTAAGCCGTTGAGTAGATTGGGATTGAGAAGTTTGCCTAATGACAGTATGGCTGCGATTGATTTTTCTTCAGGCCTAATTCCGAACTTTGCTGATTTATACAAGCCATACATGAATAAAGGGGGAAAGGCTATAGGTATGGAAAATTATTTCTACAGTTCTAATAATCAGGAGGACGCACTAAATTACATAAAGTCCAACAAAAATTTGAATATAAAAACTGGAAGCTCTGAGCTCAGGAAGTTTAATTTTCCTCCGAGAGTTTGGGAAATGTTAACATCTAATAATCCTCAGGATATCGAACCTCAGATGAATGTACTGCCAATAGGAACCAGGACCCCTATTGGCAAGGGCGACCCTTATAGGGATACAAGTCTCGGAAAAGGGATGAGCGAGCAGGAAGATTTTTATGCCATAGCTTTAAAGAATACTCTTGGGATAAGGCCTCCGTTCTTTGAAAAAACAGATTCCTGGAGAAACGGTGAGACTTATTCTACCTTAATGACTAACTCGTCGCAATTCAGGGAGATGTATAATTTAAACAGGTTGGATGGGAAAAATGTTATTCCTAATTTTGTTAAATATGACAAATCGCGTGGAGGCTCAGGGGCATGGGGAGCTATACCTAATAATCGAGAAGGAAAATATGGAGGTTTTATTCCAAACTATAAAAAACTATATCAAGCATATATCGGTGACGATAAAAACTATAGAGCCAACAGGACTAGTAGCGCTTGGTATTTTGATAGTCAAAAAGGAACAGATGGAATATTAGATGATTGGCGAGGCGTGGTATCTAGCGGAGCCGTGAGCAAAGGCATTGGACATTTATATGCTCGTGAATATTCACTTAGCGATAGCAACCTAAAAGAAATGACGTCTGGAGTTTACAGTTCTGGGAATTTAAGAAAACTAAGGGTTATGAGTAGAGCTTTCGAGGCGAATAATGAAATGCCTGATCAAAATGACGAAGAGTGGGAAGATGATCTTGTCAATAATTCAGGAAATGGATTTGATGATGCTTCTGATGAAATGGAAGGCAGGCTAGGCGCATATTCAAGACTAAGAAAAACCCAAAACCAAAATCGTTTATGGAAAAATAGTATGGCTGGAACTATAAATAACCCACTACCGTTAGCAACATATAAGACTAATGAAATGTTTGGGCCTGGCTACATTATACCTGACTTAGGCGCTCTTGATATTTATCAAGATGGATTTACAACCGAAGATGATAAAAAAATAAGGTCAATATTCTCTCCAAATTTAAATCGAGATAATCATCTAATTGAAAGAAAAATATCCGAAAAGCATTTAGACAATAAAGGGTTTTCAGAAATGTTATCTGATGTAGCAAAAGATCCAGAGAAAGCAATGAATGCTTCCAGAAGAATGGGGATTGAGGGAATAAAAGAGCATGTTGATAATCAAAGCAAAGGTTTAGTTCCTAATTTTGCTTTTGACCCAAACAGTTTTGAAAAAAATAAACGAGCAAGGAACGTTCATGAACAAATGTTCGGAACGCTTGACAGCAGAACAAAAGATATCCAAAATCGAAACCAACTTAACAGAGAGAAAGCCTTGCGCGGAGAAGACCCAAAACTATTCGACAGGCATTACCCTGATCCAATCTTAGGACAAGCAAGAAATAAAATAATCAATGCCCCAACTGGAGGAGGAGAGAAAAATGTTGCTCAAGCTATCAGATCATCAAAAAGGATTGAAAAATCCAAAAAAGAAGAATTAATAAAACAAATAGGAAGCCAAAGGCTCAAAGACCTAGATGAAAAATACTTAAATAAGTCAAACAAAAATAGTCATACGTCAAGACTACAAAGATTTGTAAAACAAAGAAAAGATCTTGAATCAGCTATTCAAAGTGAAAATTTTGAAAAAGCTAGAGAAATCAAAAATGCAGACTTTATACAAAACGAAAAAATTTACAACGAGTACGCGAACTATTTAGGAGAAACAAGATATTTAGACTCCGATGTTTCAACAGCAAAAAGAGCTCAAGAAAGATTTGGTAAAAATCCTCATTCAGACTCAATGAATGATCCAAACACTTTAGGGTATTATCCAGGTATAACAAAATCTTATGGAGTTCCAGGAGAAAAATCTATATCTTACAATCCATACCAAACCGATTACCCTAAAAAAGGCCCAAGATCATTTAGAAACTCTGGTTTAATACCAAATTTTTCTAAAGTTTCAAGAACGATAAAATCTCAAGAAGATAGGGTCAAGGGTAAAGGAGAGTTTATTGGAGGCGGAGTAAGTGAAAGGGATAAAGACATAGCGTTTAATATGTTTGATCATTTCATTTCTAAAATCTCAGGGTTATCTAGCTCTTTTGGATTAAACGAAAGAAGAATGTCTTTAACTGGCACCGCAGAAGACAGAAACTTAATTGAAACATTTAAAACTTCAGGCAAAAGCGAAAAAGATTTAATTCAAATAGCGGGAAGCCAAAGAAAACTTAGGAATATATTAGACGGCTACATGCTCGGGCATTTTGAAACTTTATTGCTAGCAAAAGGAAAGTTCAAACAAGCAGAAGACCCTTTAATGCAAGGAGATCTTAGTAAAGGTTTGGTGCCTAATTTTGCGGGCATGGACTTATACAGGGGAGTAATAAGAGACAAGGGAGCTAAATACAACAAAAAAGATGTTTTTGAACTAACTCCCAAGAGGCAAAAACAATTCGCATCTAGTTCGATAACCAGCATAGAAGATCTTAAACAATATTTGCTTGGACATACGGATAATCAAAACGCATCGTCCCTAGTATCTACATCAACTCAAAAAAGCGTAGCCATGGAGTTTGCAACAAGCAAGGATTCTTCAAAGCAAGGGTTAGTATCAAAAGAAAACATGAGTTTTAGACGTATGTACAATCCTAGAAAAGTAGAAAAATTGCTTAATTTTATGATGGACAGAAAAGGCTGGTCGGAGGCAAAGTCAGTTCAGTGGTTTTTAGAAAACGCTAAAAATAAAGACATCGGATTTCACATAAAAAGGTGGATGGATGAAGGTAGTAAATTAAAAAAACAAAATGAGTTTGAAGATGAAGTAGCACTGCTAGGAAAGCAAGCTTTTACTGACAGAGACAACTTAGCCCCTTTTTCAAAAGGATTAACTCCTAATTTTGCAAACCCTCTTTCAGACGCTTTACAAAGAGAAAAATCGGCTGGCGTACCTAGTTCAAGAATCAGGGTAGAAAAAAGTTCTCAATTAAAAAGCCCAATGAATCCAATGGGTCTTGCAGTCACAAACACTCGTGATGAACCAGGTGGATTAGCTCAAGGAATAAGAAGAGCCAAAAAACAAGGAATAGACCCCAAGAGACACGGCATTGATGTTCCAAATTTTGCAACTCCAGTAAGCAAAGATCAATTTGATAAAATTTTGAATGATATTGTATCTAAAGCAGAAAGTTCATTTAAGGACATAGAAAAAACCCTAGATGACATTGAGCTAGGAGATTTAGCTAAAGATCTTAAAAAGAAATTTGATGATTCAATAGAAGAAGCGAAGAAAACAAAAGATACCAAAAAAGTTCTAGATATAAAAGACGAAGCTGAAACCATCAAACAAAAAGGGATAGATAAATTTACAAAAAACCCTAAGCAAATACTTGGTTCGAATAGCCAGCATTCCATTGGAGCCACAAAAGATAATGCAGACAAAAAGATGGCGCAGCTCGAAGAAGCAACTAAAAAATTAACTTCAAGTATAGAAGAAGCCGATATAGAAGTACAACAAAACACAAAAAGCCAGGGGGACAACTTAGTCAAACTTTTTGCACTTCAATCCATAATTAGTACTACAAATGGATTTTTACAAGAATTTGCAGAAAGTACAAATACGGTAACTAGAACTTTCGCTAAACTGGGGACTGTCGCTTCAGATACAGTCGCCTCTTTTGTGCAAATACAAATGCTTGGAGATGAATTGGCCAATTTCTTTGAATCGATAGGTAAAAAACAAAAAGAGGATGAAGAAGGAGGAAGCGGTGGGATTATTGAAGGAGTTGCTGGAGGAGCCGCTGCTGGAGGAGCAGCTAGAGGATCAATGTTTGCGGGCATCAGAAACATGGCTGCAAGAGGAGCTCAGGCTATGCAGAGATTTATCAAACCAGTCGCGGCTGTTGTAGCTGGTTTTAAATTAGCTGATGGTGTGTTTAAAAATTTTATTAGCGATGATAAAATGGGGATATATATGTCTGTTATGGGCTCAGCATCAGAGAAGGCTGCGCACAGGCTCGAATTAAAGAAACAAGAAGAAAACAAGCAAAAAATTGTCGAGCTTGAAATAAAAGGTAGCGGTAGAACAATAAAAGAAGATCAAGAGTTATTAGATCTCAGAGTAAAATCTTATGATGTAGAAATTGCTGTAGCAAGATCTATGGCAGAACTGCAAAAAGAAGCAAACGAAGGCGGTTTTGCAATGAGAATGTTTTCTGAAGCAACAAAAAAAGCAGGAAAATCTACTTTAGATAAAGCTGGCCTTGAATCAATGCTTCAACAAATGAAAGTCTTTCAAGCTGTTGTTTCAACAAATGAAGCCTTTGCTAATACCACTGATTCAATAGACAATAATGATAAGCTAAACGATGCAGGTAAAAGCAGGGGTTATAGTTTAGCTATGTTAACCAGAAGTTTGATGGACGAAAGTCAAGCTAGTAAAAACGAAGATCTTTTTAAAAGATTAAGCCAAGCAGGAGGAGAGCCAGACGGAATGCTTGATAGTATGAATTTCGGACTAAAAGAAGGCGTCTCTCAAGAAGATTTTAGGAATGTATTTAAAACTCTTCATGACGGCCTAGAAGAATCAGAAAGTTTTAACCCATTTGAACCTATGGATGAAGATGAAGCATTCAGGCAAGCAATGAAAAGTTTTATTGATGGGTTTAAAAAGAATGACGTTAGCGAATCTTTAAGAAATCTTATTCAAAGTAACAGTGAAGGAATAAAAGAATTAGCAAGAAGGGTGGTTATAGAAAAACATGTTTCTAAGATGAAAATAGCCGCAGCTAAACACGAAAATTCTTTGAATAAGATTATAAACAAACAAACATCTCAAAGATCAAAATTCTTAGATGAACAAAACTTAATCGCCAAGTCAAAATTACTCGCAGAAAAACAAAGCCTTGCTCTTGAAGATATTCAAAATACAGAAAAACTTTCAACAACAAACGCTAGAGAAAAACTAAACCAAGCTCTTCTTGAGCAAGCAAACAAATTACTTGTTACAAACAATCTTGCAGAAATGGATGTTGGTAGCATGAAGACAGCTTTGGAAAATTTAAAGACGGATTTAAATTTGGCAGGGAAAAGAGTAATAGAATCTGCAAAAACTTTTGAAAAAATTAACAAAGGCTTAAACCCAGAAAATAAAATAACCGCATCAAAAAAAGATAAAGAAACCGCTTCCAGAATAATTGAACAAACAAAAAAGCAAGTTGAAGAACAACTAAAAAATGTAGACAAAAATCCTAAATCGACAGTAGAACTTCAAAAAATACTAACCGATCTTTACTCAAGATTAGCGGAAGAAGGAGATGAAAATGTTACCGCTCTTGTATTGGCCAGTACTAATATACTTAAGTTACGAGAAGAACAAATTAAAAAAATTCGTGAATCAAAATTAACAGAACAACAAGAGATTGACGCGGCTAAGAAAGCAGAAGCAATTGCCCGAAAAGAACTTTCACTACAAATGGAAAGCGAAAATCTAACAGCTAAAACACTAGAGGGTAATAAAACTTTATACAAAATACTTAAAGACAGGATAACAGATAGTAAAACTTTGGCTAAAGAAATACAAGAGTCAACAATGTTTGACATGCAAATCAATAATGCAAAATTAGAAGAATACAACTTAAGAAAAGAAATAATAAACGATCTTACCGCCCAAGCTGTTGAAGTAAAAATTGGCAAAAATACAACAGAGTTGATGGAAAATCAACCCAAAGTAGGTTTACTGAAAGCAGATGTGTTATCTTTAGACCCAAGTTTAAAATTAGATGGCAAGCTTTTAGAGCTTAGAGAAACTAATGTAAAGATATTAACAGACAAAGTAGCATCAGAATACTTTAGCCTTTTAAAAAGTAATAAAGAAAACGATATACAACAAGGTTTAATCGATGTACTTGGATTAAGAAAAAGAACAGCGGAAGAAAAATTTAAAGAAGAAATATCTTCTCTTAGAACTCAAATACAAGAAAAAGCAGAACGTATTAACATATTACAAAATGAAAAAGAAAGAAAAAAAATAGGCGAGCTTCTTTTACAAAATGAAATTGCTGACACAAAAATAGCAGAACTTACCTCTCAAGCAAAATTAGAAGTATTAAGAAATGAAAAAATTAGATTAGCTTTAGTAGAATCACAAGTCAAATCAGAGCTAATTGAGTTAGGATCCCAAAGATTAATAGAAGAAACTAAGTTTCAAGTTGCCGCAAACAATGGCAAATTGCTCGAAACAGTACAAGAAGAATTAAAGCTTGAAACTTCAATGCTTGAAAAAGATGCATACTTAGCTGGATTAAAATCAGAGCAAGCGCAGTTACTAGAAGGTATAAACGAAAGACAGAAAAAAGCTCAAGAACTTCTTGATTTTTCAAATAAAATTGACGAAGCCAGACTTGCCGCAAACAGAGCCTCAATAGATCAAAGAGCGTTATCAGGTATGGTTGGCGCTGACATGCAAATTAATCGTTTTAACCAAAGATATGACGCTAGAGCTGCTGCAACACAGGCGATCAACCCTAATGCAACAGCGGAAGATATGCTTGCATTTACTGAAAAACTAAAGGAATTTAACAAAACCACAAACAATGGAACAGAAGCGATAGACGCTTTAAGAATAAAAATGGCTGAGATGCAGGTCTCTGCTTCTAATCTAAAATCAGATTTAGTAAACACAGGTATTGAAAATTTAAGAACCAATATGGTTCAAATGTTTAAAGATATTGGGTCAGGAGCTAAATCAGTAGGCGATGCATATCGAGACCTTGGCCTTGGTTTGGCCGAAGCAATTCTAGATAGAATGATGCAACATAATGTTGATAAAATCATTAGTAATTTAACTTATGCATTTACTGGAGTAGACCCAGAAAAAGAAGCTAATAAATTTTTGCTTGAAAACAACAACGCAGTATCTGCAAATACTTTGGCCTTGGAAAAACTAAGAGGTCAATTAATGGAAGGAGTAAAACCTGATAAATCCTCTGAGACTCCAGCTACCATGGAAGAGGTAAGAAAAGCTATAGAAGAAGCAAACAAATCTCTTCTTGAAGGAATCGCCCCAAAAGGAAGCGACTTAGAAAAACATATAACAAACCTAAAAGGCGAAATAAATAATTTCAGCAATGCTGGGGGCGATTTTATAGAAAGCTTAAGTGGAGCTTTCGAAAAAATAAGACAAAAGCTTGAGGAAATTAAATCTGAAGTAGATGCGGAAAAAATAAAAGAACAACAGGGCCCAATAACTAATCATTCTGTGGCAGAAAATCAAGTTAATGTTTCCACTCAAGACGCTTTGGCCAAAAATGGTGGTAGGGAAGGGGCTGGGCCACATACCCTAGAAAGAACTATTGCTTTAAAAAAAGAAAACCAAAAAAAATTAGATGAAGATCTAGAAGCGGCTTTTGAAAAAAGAGATCAACTTATCAAAACAGCTCAAAATTTTACCTCAGAGAAGCCAAAGGATATAATGTCTATATTTGATGAAAAATCCCGAGGTTATTTTGATAAAGCACAAGGAGATCTTACTTTTGAACAAAGAATAAAGAAAAATGATCTGGAAGAATCTATTGCAAAAGGGGATAAATTAAGTCCTATGGAAGTATTAGACAAGCGGAATATCCTTGATCCAACACCCCTTGGTGCTCCATACGTGCTTGGAGATAATAATTTTGATGAGCTGGAAGGTAAAAAGAAAGAAGTAATTGACAAAATCACAAAAGCTGAAAGCGAAATAGAGGCAATGCAAAACGAAATAAGCTTGATGAGGGAAAAGTTTATTAAAACAGGCTCTGGATCTAGCCCCAAGCCAAGTAACCTAACAGATGAACAAAAGTATGAACTAAATAAAGATATTGATAAAAAAGATGAAGAACTTAAAAAAATAAAGGATAAAAAAATAACTTTAGAGAAAGAACACTTAGTTCTAGATAATTTGCAAAAAAATACAATAGATGAAATAAATGGATTAAATAAAAAAATAGCTGATATTGCAAAAAGACGAATACTTATTGAAAAACAAATCTTGGCTGCCCAAGAAAAAGATTTAATAAATATACAAAATACTGCTGTCACAACTACCACAACAATAGGCTCTCCTCCAGTAGTAGACCCCACTCCTACTGGACAAAATTTCTGGGGCGGAAAAATCCAACGCTTTGCAAAAGGTGGCTTAGTTGAAGGTCCAGCAGGTATAGATAATGTCCCAGCAATGTTAACTGCTGGAGAATATGTTGTACCCAAAGAAGAGGTTCAAAATTTTTCAGGAGGAGGAAGAGCTACTAGATTCTTTAAAGGAGCCACTCAATTAGCGGTCATGACCATAACTGCTGACGCTGTAAATAAAGCAATGGAAGATCAAAGCAAGAAAAAAGGGCCACCCGTCTTTGATATGAAAAAAATGAACCCTCTTGCCCTAGGTTCTGATGTTAGTTTAAAAACAGGAGACCCAAGAATGAGCGGGAGGGCTTTGGCAAAAAGCCAAGAGATGCAAGAATACAAAGATTACCTTTTAGAAAAAGCTGCATACGAAGTAGATAAAAAGAACGCTAAATTCAAAAAAAGAATGGGATACCTCCAGCAAGCTATGGGTTTCATAAGCAGCTTTGCCGTCGCCGAAGTAACAGACGTTCTTAGAGAACCTTTAAGAAAAACAGTTGATTTCGTAACATCACCTTTTGTAAAAACAGGAAAATACATTGGAAACAAAGCTAGTAATTTCTTTAATGGAGATTTAGGATTTGGAGAATATTCAGATGCTTATCAAGCAGCAAATAGAAGGGGATATGATCTTGATTACAATCAAATAAAAAACTCTTTTGAAACTGGACAGCCGATAGAATATACAAGTAATCAAGGCACAAAATACGCAACTACGCGAACCTTAACACCTCAAGATAGAAGAAAAATTGGACCTGAATCTGGAGACTCCCCTTTTATTGGATCAACTACTTATCAACCTGGCAATTTCTTAAAAGTAACAAAAACAAGAACATTTGACGACAGACCACTTGTTGATCCCACCCGACCAGATTTAAACAATATGGGAAGCTCTTACGGAAGAAAAACCTTAAAAAATAATTCTGGAGGAAAAATTCCATCAATGCTAACAAGAGGAGAAGGGTTTATACCTTCAAGTACAGCTAAAAAAATCGGCTATCAGAACCTTGAATCAATGAACAGAACAGGCTCTCTTCCTAGAATACAAGGTCCATCTGGGATTGATAAAGTTGGCCCTGTTGGACTTGACGAAGGAGATTTTATTATAAGAAAAAGTTCTACCGATAAGTTGATGCGAGACAATCCAAATACCATGCGTTTCGCAATGCAAAATCCAGATGGATTCAGGAAAAGCGCAACTGGATATTATGACGGCGGAATTGTTGGTACTGGCAGCCAAGCCAGCTTTCCTTCGAACCAATCAAGCCCAGAAAGCCCAAAAGGAAATCAGCCAGTAAACAGAATACAGCCTTTAATAGAAGCTGCAAAATCATCAGAAACAGAAAAAACAAGCGCAGCTCAAAACAACGAAATAACCAACAACATTAGCGTTAATGTAACCATTGATAGCTCTGGCAAAGAAAGTGTGGAAGCTCAAACCCCAGAAGGATCCTACCAACAAGAACAAGAACTTGCAATGAAAATAAAGACGAGAGTTCTAGAGGTTATAAGAGAGGAGAAAAGACTAGGCGGAGAACTCGATAGATGAGACAAGCGGTATTAGGTTATGAGCAACAATTTTATCTCAACGGAACTCAAATTTCAGGAGTACAGAGCGTTGAGGGATCATATTCTATATCCGAACAACCAATCAATGTCCTAGGTTGGGGCCATGTAAATAAAGCTTTTTACGAACAAGCTGAATATTTTCAAATTAATGAACAGGGTTTACTTATAGACTCAAACGGCTTTAAGCTTTTGCAAGAAAAAATATGCACTAGAGAAAGAAGCGAAAAACTGCCTGAAAGTTTAGCTGTCCTCAATGCCCCATTAGAGGGAAGCTTTAGCATAAACTCAATTTTAGTAAGCGAAGATTTTATGTTGAATTTTACTGGTGATAATCCGTTTACTGGAAGCATACATCATGGAGAGAGTTACTTTGGTTTTCATAGTGGCTATATAACGAGCCACTCAGTTTCTTGCGGTATAGGCCAGCTACCCACAACAAGCACAAATATTAGAGTTCTTGGAGATATAGGTGGATCTCCAGATATAGTCGAAAACGAAGATTCTACCAATCTTAAAAGCGAGGAAAACTTTTTATTTGTACAAGAAGATTCAGACAATCCAACCACCTATAATGCTTCTGGAGAATTACCTTTTCCTGAAATAAGGTTAGCGAACCAAGAATCTATACAAATTGAAATTGGAGGCTTACTTCCAGAACACAAAGGAGTAAGTTACCCAAACGAAACTGAAGACGATACAAGCGATTATGTTTTTGACAGGGTAACATCTTTCAATCATACAATAAATATAGGTATAGATCCTATATATACCGTTGGATCTACGGTGCCTGCGCAAGTAGATGTAGTTTGGCCGATAGAATCTAAAACTAATTTTACGGTGGAAGTCGATGAAAGAAAATACAAAAGCCTGAGAAAGTATTTAAAATCACCGACTCTTCATAATTTAGCCATAAGAATAAAAGATTGCTTTGGTGAACCAATACAAAATTATACGGTAAAACTAGCTAGATTAACAAACGAATCAATGTCGGCATCAACAGATGGAAGATTAACTGCAAATTTAAGCTATACAGCTTATTATAATAAGAGATGAGTTCTAGAAAAAATAAACCGTTCTATAGGTATGAAGATGTACCGCTTTTGCTCGCACCTGAAGGTGAGGAGCCAATGATGGTTTTTGCAAACTCAGCAAGCATATCAGCAAATCAACCTATAGACGCAAGAAAATTTGTAGATGATTATAATATTTCATTTGCTTTCCAGAAAGAAGATATTCATTTTACTGGAGCACATGAGTCAGGTTTTATTCTTGGTCCACCATCTGGCCCAGGAATGAAAATGTCAAATTCTATTGAGGTAGTAAGAAGTGGGCAAAAAATAGCTTACCCAAACGGACAATCCCTTATACTTGCAGACGATCTAGAAGCTGGAGACTATCACATTAAAGTAAGATCTACTGGGGAAATGACTTTAGATATCCAGGAAGATGTGCCCTATGGAGAAGTAGAGGTTGTAAGAAATCATTCTGCCAGAGGCCCCGTTAGGGGAAGACTCAACTTTAGCTATTATATGAATACTGGAAATCTTCATACGTTTGCAGATTTAACAGGATTACTTGACCCAAAAATTTACCCACAAATTAATGAGTCGAAAATGACAGGATGCTTGGGTGATTATGTTTTTAATGACATATATTTAACCGAAATGAGTTTTAGCGCGGCTCCATTTCAGCCTATTATGGCAGAAGCAAGTCTTGACGTATATGGAAAAATGGAATATATAGAAGGGCTTGCAGATAGCATTACTAGTAATTATGAATGTTTAAAAGAAAACCAAATCAGCGTACCTCACGCCGCAAGAAGTGAAATATTAGGGACAAGCGATGTGGGCATTCAATACCCTTTAGCTTTTGATTATAGTATATCCTCAAACAGAACTCCAGAAATCCCTATACCAATAAGTGGAAATTTTGATAATGATGGAGAGCTTCCAATAAGGGTTACTAAAAACGAAATAGACATTACAATCAACTTACAAGGAGAAAAGTTAGATCCTTTTTTAAAAATTACAGGGCAAAGAGCTGACGTAACAATCAAACTTCATGATATAGGTTTCTCAAAAGAATTTACGGACAACAACCAAGGTAAACTAAAAGAATTCAGGTTACTTGGTAATCTGGTATTGCCAGACGAAGTGCCTGATGAATTAAAGCAATATGGAGTTGTAGATCAAGACGCACTCACTATATCGGAAGGCGGTTTTTTGAGAGGCAGAGCTACGGTTAGACAATCTTATAGATAATGGATATATCTGCAAAAAGCTGGGAGCTAGAAAAAAACTACCAAAAACACGATATTGTAAAGGTAGATAATCTTTCTGTGCCCAATGATATAGAGAAATATTTAATAGCATCGCCAAGTGAAGATAGATTAATTAGCGACAAAGATTTTGATTGTTTTTCAGATAATGCAAAAATATCGGATGAAGAAGGCAACTTAATATCAATTGACCCAAACAGGGGTATGATTTTTAAAAAAACCATTATTTCTGGAAGCATTGAAGTCCCTTTTGGTTTTATATTTTCTATAGATACTTCTATACCCTATACTTTTAAAACTTATGTAAGAAAAAATACTGCTCTTTCTGACACTATAGACCCCTATTTAACTCATATAGAAATGCTTAATGGGGTAATAAATAAATCTGACTCAGTAGGAGTTGGGATTGGAGTTAAATTCTTTGATATTCAAGAAAAAATCATTGAAGTAGAAAATTACAGGCCCTTGGTCAGACCGATGGCTTCTTCTGAACTTAGTGAATCAGAATACTATAACGTTCAGCTTGATGTACACCCCAAGCATATACCTGTTAACGCAGTCAAGGCTCAAGCTTATATATTTGTTTATGGCCATCAAGAAGGAGGTTTTGAATTCAGAAACATAAGGTCTTCTTCAGTTAATAAGTTTTTTTATTGCGTTAATAACCATACATCTAACACATCAAATTATCCAAGTGCGTCAAACAATTGGACTCAAAATTTTGTATGGAGGCCTTCTTATGGTTCTAGCGGTTCTTATAGGGCAAATAATGAATCAATGAAATTAGGAGAGGGGTATGATTATGTAAACAATCTAGCCATCAATTCCCTACCGCTTGAATTAAACGTAAGATTCAACAACAGGACAGACAAAGAGGCAAAAGCTATAATACATTTTCTTCAAGAAAAACATTTTCCTTATGAATCTATATACGCTTTAGATTATAAAGGTGAAAGACTTTTATCTACAGATGTTCAGGCTTTTAATTTTATATATAGTTTTCCCTACAGGACGGACCTTAAGTTCACATGCGTAGAGTTTAGCCATAGCATTGATTATAGAAATAATAATAATATAACCTCTAAATTTATATGTAATACAGAAAGCACCCTAAGAAGCGTGGAGAGTCACGCTGGTTACAATGTAAAAACCGACGCTGTACTACCTATAAGAGTAAATGAGGATATAGAACTTAAAAAAGGCGAAACAATAAAACTTGATTCATTCAGTATGGATGAAGATCAAAAAGAAACGTTAAGCTCTTTAATAGAAATATATGTGTATCAAACTGATGAAAACAACAAACCTACTTCAGGGGTTTTATTTTTTAGGGATCCTCAAGAATTAGCTGTAGATGACTGCATATACATAGATGTAGAAGAACCCGAAGATTCTATTTTTTCTATAGGTTTTGCAAAAGTATTTAAAGTTATAAACAATAAAACTTTTATATTTGGAAACGGAGAAGGGTTTGTCGTTGAATATTTCGAACAATCAATATTGACAGATTTAAGCATCAATGTTCAATTAGATTCTTGCGAAACTTTAATAACGGAAGAAATTCCTAAATTGGTATTAAAATCTAAACTTCTTGATTCAGGAGATACATCCGATGTTGGAAACTATTTGGGGTTAACAACAAACCCAGAAGAAATACTAGAAGACGAAGAAGATAACGCATTTGTAGTTTTAGATAAAACAAAAGACGCTCCCGCATCTGTAAGTAAACTAAAGTTTTGCCCTCAAGATTGTTTGGCGGCTAACGCTTTATTTCCAGAGGGATGTGACGTAATAACAAAAGATTTTACCGACAAAGTAACTGGAGAAAAAAGAAAAAGAATAATACATTTAAGTAATTATGTACAATTAGAGCTGGAATCAGATATAGGCAAAGATTCGTATTCTTTTGAGGTTACACCTTTATCTAACTTTACTTTAAAATCAGAAGAAAACTACAACGTAATTGTTCCAGCAATCTGCGGAAGAAGTAGTATTTACATAGAAGACCCAGAAAGAATAGCTAAATTTCCTTATTATAAAGTTAGGAACTTTGAACACCGCCCAACCCTTTCTTTTAATTTATCACAAAAACCAACCCATACTCAATCAAAATTTTTAGAGTATTATAATAAAAGATATAAAAAATCAATCAATCAAAACATGTCCACATTTAATGTTGTGTTTGATATGAGAGATGATGATGAAGCTGTAGAAATTTTACAATTTTTAGAGAGTCATTTAGGTTATAAGAAATTTAGGTTTGCAATGCCTAGACCATACGGAGCAGATGCCAGTTCTTTAACAACGCCTGGAAGGCCTAATAATTCTGTATTTTACTGCCCTGACTGGCAGCATGATATTGTATACAAAAACAATCATTTAATAAGTGCAACTTTTATAGAATCTACCACAAACATACAGGAAGATATTAGTAACATAGAAGAACCTTGTTTTGGGGTAACTTTGTTTGATAATATAAACAGGCACTCTCTTTGCACTTTTTCTTCTGTGGCTGTTGCTGGTCATCAAAGCGGATTAGAATTTAAAAATAATACTTTTATAGCAAAACCAAAAAATAAACAGATGGATTTAATTTTTGTTATTGACGGGAGCGCAGCGGTGTCTCAGCAATTATTAAATATTGACGGTGTTGGGGAATTTTCAAAATATCAAATAATCATAGACTCATTGATAAAATCTGTTACTGGATATGATAGAAATAAATTCCCTTACAGCGAAAACTATGGAGATAAATACGACACATCTGGTGAACCTCCTTGGTATAACCAAAGTTATACTGAAATATACGAAGAAACAAATTCTATAATCTTTGAAAACGATTTAAAGTCACTAGGTTATGATATAGAAAATTTCAAAAGATTTAATGTAAGAATAGAACAGAACAGAGTAAATATAGGAATTTGTATAGTAGGCCATAGCGCGATGGGAAATTTTCCTTTAGATGAAAATAGAATTTTAGATTTACCTAATTACCCAAAATCTTTTGACAAAAAATTTATCCAAGAAAGACTTCGAAACACTGTTCACAACAATGACAGGGGTAAAGAATATCTAAAAAATATATGCGACGCACTATCTCAATTATATAATTCAAATAGAGCATCTATAATATCAGAAAGATATATTTTTTTAATTAGTGATTTTAACTTTAAAACAGTTGAATCTGAAGAAATAGACAAAATCAGATTAGCCTTAAGAGATGGAAATGAATTGTCCAAGAGAAGGCCTCTTGATTCAGTTTTAGGAGACTTTGGAGAAGGTAGCCCAAGAGTAATGTTGAACGAATTTTCTTATGCTGCTTCAGAACAACAATTCCCTGGAGGAGATGGAAAATTTTATTCCTATTTATATAATCCTGATTTTTCACCTGATGGTGATTTTGGAAACTTAGAAACATACGAAGATTATGATTCATCATTGGCTAATCCAGATTGGTATGGAGATAACTTAAAGACAACTGTATTACCAGTTTCATTGGGAGTGTATAATCAAATAAATTCAAGGTTCTACGAATATGCTGAAGATTATAATCCTTCTATTAATTTAAAAGATATACAAATGTGCTATGAAATAAGCAATGGCGGATCTGGGAGTGAAGAAGCTTCTAGAGCCGTAAACTTTTTTGAAGTAATTGAATCTTTAACTTATGATACTGGCGCTCAAAATTTATTTTCAATAAATATTAAAAATTGCGGGCCAAATCCAATAAAAATCAAAAATACAATAATAAACTTTTTCTCTGACGGAGGATTAACTGAATGGACTACAGAGATTATAAGACCAGGTATAACAAAAAATAATGATCTTGAAAATTTTGAAATGACGTCAACTCTTTCCAGTCATGAAAATAACATATTAGGATATGGAGGTCAATATTTCGGTGATCCTATAAATGAAAAACTTTTAGCAAGTAAAAAATCCAATATTCTTTGGAAGAATTTTAATACTAAACATGAAGTTTGGAGAAACGGAAAACCTGAAATATTTGACAAAGGCTGGGATCCTTTAAAAGAAAATTTTCAAATACAAACCGAAGCTGGAGAAACTATAGTTTTAGACAGTGGAGAAAAATTGCTCACAGACCTTATAAGAGTAGAAGAAATAAGAACAGAAGGAGTAAATAATACTGGAGTAGCTTTTAAGAATTTTCCTGTTAGGGTTTTTACAAGTGATAAGGGGATAGATATTATAGATTATAATATTGGCAATGTTGATGAAGCTAATAGTTACCACGGTGATTACAATCATATACCAATTTTGCAAGATGGAGAATCTATAGATTTGTTTTTTGGAATTAGATTTAACTCTCAATCAACAGAAACAGAAAAAATCGAACTAATATTTAACGCAGAAGATTTAAAAGATGAAAAGATGGACTGTTATGCTAGGTTTCCAATAAGCATGTCATCGGAGATATCTTAAACATTAAATTAAAATATGGAAACTGAATTTATAATAGAACCACAAAACCAAGACTTAGAAGAAAATAAAAAGTTAAAGGTTTCCTGGAAAGCTCCACCCGTCGCAGGGCCTGGTTGCAGGGTTTGTTTTAGTGGAGGATTAACTTCTTCGCCGCCTTTTGTATCTCCTTTTGGAGTTGTTATACCTTTTCAAACTCATGTAGGAGGGTATCACATAACAGATATTTTTGGTGGAAATAATTTTGATAGTGAGGATAGGAGCTTGGCGCAACTTGCCCCTAATGCAATGGCAACAACGTTTGATTCAATATTTGTGGATACAACTACTAGAGTAAAAGTATACAATGGTCAAAATATTGCATTTGACTCAATAGGACCGTTTATATTAAACAATGCAAAATGGAGGGGCATGGGATATGCTAGATCATTTCCTACATGGGCAGGAGGAAATGGTCAATACGAAGATGAGGATGGAAAACCTATAGACAACTTCTGGATGAGGTATGGGGTTAGGGATTCAGACCACTTTGATAAAATGGCTTTAGATTCTCAAAGTGACATGCACGGTTGGCCGAAGGGAAGAATATTCATTCAGTGCAAACTGTCAAGGTTTAATAGGAATCAAGTTGGAGTACTTTCAGATATGCCTAATGATTATTGTTATAAATATAAAGATGGAACATGGGTGCCAACTCCTTGCTACGATAATGATGCCTTAATCCCAGGAAGCGAAACGCCAAATACGACAAAACAAATAGGCTTGGTAGAAGAAGGTGAAGAACAGCCTGATTCAACTAATATAGTAAGATACGGAATTTCAAATAGATGAGTTTTATTAATCCAGATGATTATGGTATCACGTTTAGTGAGACTAATATAAAAGAAAATCCTAGATTTTTAGAAGTAGAAAGTGAACCCATACTACTTCAGACTAAGACCGAAAATGGGTTGCTAATAGAAGTTGGGTCTAACGCCAGTTTTGAAATAGATTGTAAGAATGCTTGCCAGCAAGGAGTCGCTGCTTCTGGCAGCTTTACAATGATAAATTCATGCACCTTGCCTATAACAGTTACAGGAATGAAGGTGTCTGACCCTGTCAGGTTTTCTTTGTTTCAATTCCCAGATTATACTGGAATAGAAGTTTACTCGTCTGGAAATGTAAACCAATTACCTTTCACTATTAATCCAAGGGAAAAAATAAAAGTGAATACATACTTTCACCCCCTCTATGAAGAAATAAAATACGGAAATGCAGGCACCCCAGAAAATAGAACTGGAGATAAATTTGGCGCAGAAGTTAGAATGCTCCCAGGGTTCCCTATAATAAACTGCAATAAGGCCCCATGCGACGCAAGCTTTATACTTACAGGCGAATTATTATGCCCCAACGTAGAACATGACTTGGAATGGCTAGAGAATAAAAGTAACTTCGACCAAGAGTTTGACCAATCATCATTAGAAAATTACGAACCCCCTACTTTTCAAAACGAATTTTTCTTAAGAAAAAAACATACATTGCAACACACAAATCAAAGTTCAAGTTCTAGCGTTGAAAACTATTTTAGTGGCATAAGTGGAGCCTTGGAAGCGTATACTGAATACTTTGAAGAAAATTCATGGTTTGAAACTTATGGTGATTTTGGAATACTTGGAACTTTGCGCGGAGTTTTTCTACATGTATCTGGACTACAAAAAAATAACGCGGATAATTCTAAATCAAATTTATACAACATAGGATTTGACCACACAGTAGATGTAAATGATTTCATTAGTTATAGAACTAGATTTTCAGCAGGAGATTACGAAGAGATTAATTATGAAGGAGATAACTACACAGTTTTAAAAGTGAAAAACCAACCAATTCAATCAATTGATTTAATGACAAATCAATCTTTATTTTTAAGAGAAATAAATCCACCTGGGAGTATAGAAATGTTTTTATGCGATGAAGGTGATTTTCAAAACGAAAAAATCTTAGAATCTTAAAATGAAAAACACATCAAAAATAAATAAAGAAATATTCGCAACAGAACCATCTACTGTTGTTCTTCTTTATGTTGTAGATCTTAAAGATCAGGGAGAATATAGATTTCATGCTGGAGAAAATGGATATAATAATCCAATAATTTTCAACGAAAAAGAATACAACTATTACCCCATAAAAGTTGAAGGCTTTGAAATGCATGGAGATGGAAAATTGCCTCGTCCAAAATTAACTTTCTCAAATCAGAACGGCAACATATCAATGAGGCTTGGAGTTTTTAAAGACTTTATAAATTATAAGGTTACCAGAATTAAAACCTTTGTAAGATATATAGATGATGTAAATTTCCCTAACAATGTTAATCCTCATGCAGACCCTGATCCAGACAGCTCATTTGTCGAGGATGTTTTCTATGTTAATCAAAAAACAAAAGAAGACGATAATGTTGTAGAATTCGAATTAGTATCGTTGCTTGAACTACAAAATGCAAATATACCTGCGCGCACAATGTATTCTAATTATTGTGGCTGGCAATACAGAAGTGAAATAGGATGCGGTTATAAAGGCAAACCTATATCTGATCAAAAGAATAAAAGATTTGTGCCTAGTGGATATACTGGTCAAATGATCGGCGAAGAAGTTTACATCGATCAACCAAACGGAGATTTCGGAGGAGCGGAAACAGGAGACTGGACAAGAAATCAAGTATATAACAAAGGAGATGTTGTGAAAGTAGAACCATTAGACAGCGATAGAGAAATTTACCCAGTAAATATTTACGTATGCCTTAATGATAACATAAGATCTAACCCAATTAGAGATACCGAAAACTGGAGACTAGATGATTGCGATAAAACCCTCTGTGGTTGTAGGCTAAGATTTTCTCCAGAAGCCACTGGGGCGGGAGGATGTTTAAGAATGAATGCGAAAAACAAACCTGGAGATCCTGTTATTTGGACAGAAAACGGTAACGGGCTTCCTTATGGAGGTTTCCCTGGAATAGATCCGTATGAGTTTAAATAATTTTCATGAACAAGTAAAAGCGCATGCTTTAGAAAAACCTGAAGAAGAGGTTTGTGGCTTTATTATATTAAACCCAGACAATACAATATCAGTAGAGAGAGTAAAAAATGAGAATCCAAATAAAAAACTTTCATTTTCAATATCCCCAAAAACCTTCTTAGAAAAAAAACTTAACAAAAAAATACTAGGAATATATCATTCTCACCCTGAAGGAAATGAGAACCCCTCTCTACACGATTTAAATATATCTCAAGAGCTTGGTATGCCTTTTTTTATATACAGTATTCTTACTGACAATTTTTTCTTGCATTTTCCTCACTCTTTTGAGCCTGATGATTTATTAAAAAGACCATATGTCAAAGGTTTTTATGAATGCACTTGCTTGCTTAAGGATTATTTTATTAAAGAATTAAATATTAATATAACTAGGTGCCATTATAATTATTGGCTTCCTGAATGCGACAAAGAATCCAATAGAATTCTAGAAAATGTTATGCATTCAAATTTTGTTTACAAACAAAAAAATGAATTAAAAAAACACGACATAATTATTTTTAAAATAAAAAAAGAAGGAAGAAAACATGTTGGGGTATATCAGGGAGATGATTATTTTATTCATCAATGCGGAAACAGTATATCTCAAAAAACCCTTTTAGATAAAAGATGGCAAAAAAAAATCAAAGGAGTGTACAGGCACCCTCAATTAGTGTAAATATAACACAGGAACAAGGATGAAAAATGTATATTTACATGGAGAGCTAGGCAAACGCTTTGGTAAAAAGTGGGAGCTTAATGTATTTACTCCAGGAGAAGCTGTAAATGCTTTGTTTGCAAACGAACCTGAAATCGAAAGATATTTGTTCAAGAAACAACAAGAAGGAATATGCTATGGAATAAAAAAATCAAACTCTAGAAGTTTTGCTACTGCAGAAGAATGTAATTTGTTAACAGAAAAAGATTTGCATGTTTTTCCTGTGCCTCAAGGATCTGGAGGTTTTATTACAAGTTTACTTGTTATGGCCGCAACTACGGCAGCATCAATATATATTAGTAAAAAAATGGCGGAAGCCATGGAAAGAGATGAATCTGTATTACAGGTTCAAACTAAATCTTACTTATATAATGGCACTGAAAACAAATTTCAGCAAGGAGCCACAATTCCTGTTGGTTATGGAAAAATGATTGTGGGCAGTAATGTGATATCTTCTTGTAATATAAATTATGATTATAATTCAGAAACCCAAAGGATTTTTAGTTTTAGTAATGGGTTATACAGTTTGATACCATCTTATAGCCCACACTATTTTGTTGATCTTGGGCCGTTAGTTTCAAGTTTTGCTAGAAGCGTATTTGATGGAGAGAGTAGGTACAGGATGGTAGATCCTGCTTTTCAATATATAGCAAGACTTGCGGATGCTACTGAATTCGGCACAATAGACGGTCTTTATGGTGGTTTTGAAAGCGTTGATTCTCAAACAAACAGAACTGTTAAGATGGAAAAACAAGGTAACTCTATTGGGGGTTATTATTATTATTTTTATAATTTTGCAAAAGGGGTTAACCAAGCATTTCTTGGAAATTTTGATGAAAATACTGGGAATTGGTATCCTTCCGCAAAAATAACCGATGCAGAAAACCAAAGATATGCTATAACAGAACGAGATGCAATATCATCTTCTTTTGTCTGCCTGCAAAGCGTACCAATTAAAGAAAGCTCGCAAGGCAATGAAAAAATATTTTATCCGATAATATTTAGCGAAGATAGTTTGCCATATTTAAAAGAAAACCAAAACGTAAGTCTTACTACAAGATTTTTAAAAGCATTGGGCGCTAGCGCTGAAAATCAACCTGAAACAAATGGGGCATTTCCAGTTCAGGTTGGCCAAAGATATAGAGGAGGATTAAAATCAAATGGGGTAGGCTGGTATAAATTAGAATCAACATCTATAGCTAAGTCAATTGACTTAGTATCAGAAGGAGAAATAGATGGATTCTCTGACAAAAACGGAAAGAAACTGGAATTTGACAGAGAATTTAAATTAAATGACCCAAATCAATCAACAGAATCTTTAAGTTCTGCAGCTACTCCTGCCCCAACAAGGGAGCCTGATAACGATTACCTTCAGGGTGTTTTTCTTGATGACATTCCAGTAAAAGAAATAAGTTTTGAAACACAAGATGGCGGTTTAGATGGATATAACATAAATGAATTTGACATAGACATGTCTCTTGGGTCAGAAGATCAAGAATTATTAGAAGATCAATATTTATTTACAGCAAACACTAAAGAAATTGGAACAGTATTGTACGGACCAAGAACCGTTAACTTCGCTGAATACTCTTATGCTTTACCATCAAACCCTTTTCAGCAAGGAGTAACTTATGCACAAGGAGAAATGGTGACCTATGAAGAAAATAGCGTAACAACCACCTATCAGGTTATGCAAAACACTGATGAAGAATTCTCTAAAAGTGGAGATTATCAGTCTGGATCTTTTGTTTATATAGGAGAACCTCCTGACTCAACTTTTTATGAAGCAACTGAATTTATAGACGAATACAAAATATTTTCAGGTGAGCATGTAACTCATGATGGATCTAATTTCAGCACTTATAGCCCTGATGACACTGTTAGATCTAGAAGATACAATGACACAATGGGTTACTACAAAATGGGGCCTGATGCAAATAAATTTCTTGGAACATATAGTAGCGCTATTGACTACAGCAATCAACAAGGTTCAGTTATAATGAATAACGCACTAAGAGGTGGGCCAAACACAAATGCTGGTATATTTATTATAACAGGAACACAAATGGTACCTGGCGACTCTATAAGTAGTTTTGCTACAGGTATATCTATGGTAGATGAAAGTGATCAAGAATATATTGATTATGGCAGAGACCCTGTGTATATGATGAGTGAATTTTCTAACGAATTCGTCGGGGGTCAGATTGAATTCATGCCTCAAAAATTAAACGAAACCGACGGTACATTTTCTCCCGATCCAACTAATGCGGTAACAGTCAATATTCCAACTGAAATTGTTAGTCATGTCGATATAAGTCCTAGTAAGGAACCAACTTTATGGAATGAAAAACAATTAACCAAACCTTCAGATCTTGAAGGTATTTTTAGAGAGTTACAGGGTTCTGATTTAGATAATTTAGTGGCAAGAAAATTACAAGAAGAAAATTATGAAGCCCATCGGGTAATCAATCCATTAGTAGAGGAAGCTTACGTAAGCTTACAAATAGATGAATTAATGTATGTATACGAAGGAGATGAAATAAATGTCGAATATAAGATAGGTAAGCTTTGGACTTTTTTATTGTTAGGTTTATCAGCGTATCATATATATAAATCTGTAAAAGCTATACCAGTAGTGGCAACATATACTGGTTTAGCAGAATCCGCATTGATGGCTCAAAAGGTAGCAATAGCCCCACCACAACCTGCTGCTTCCGCCGCCTTAGCTTTAATTACTTCGCATACATTAACTAATGCAGCAAAAGAAACTAGTGACGGAGTAGCTAGCGGAGTTCTGGTAGGAGTATTGGGCATAATATTATCTTTCGTATTAGGAAATCATAGATTTAAAATAGGAACAAAAGTAGAAAACTCAGGAGAATTTTGGCCCAATAAAGCTAGGTTTAGAATAAAATATGGAAATGAGGGAGAAGAATTATACAGTACAGATATTTATTTTTATGGAATCGCAAATTCCTCTTACAGAAAAGATGTTAAAATATATTTTCCGCCAAACCCAGATCAAAGAGATAGGATTATAAAAGTTTATAAATTAAATAGAGAAAGAAACGCGGTAAAAGAGGGAGAGCAAGCAGCTAGATATAGAGAAAAATTTGCATTAGCTTCCATAACAGAAATTACTCCAGTTAAATTAAATTATCCTAATTCAGTTTTAATTGGAACAAGAGTAAATGCTAAAGACGTTTCAACCATACCAAAAAGAACATATTATTTAAGAATGAAAACTGTCCAAGTACCATCCAATTACGACAGTGAAAGCAGAAGGTACACTGGTAACTGGAATGGAGAGTTCAAGCCTGAACCTGAATGGACAGATAATCCAGCTTGGTGTTTATATGATCTAATATCTAATAAAAGATTTGGAGTGGGCAGGTTTGGTATAAAAGAAGAAAATATTGATAGGTGGACTTTATATAAAATAGCAAAATATTGCGACCAAATGGTGCCAACTGGATATAGCCCTAAATACAAAAAAAGAACATTTGCCGAAATTAGTAACCTATCTACCCCAGAGTTCCTAAAAGAATTTAATTATACTGGAAAAAAATTAGCAATATTTTACGATGACGGAACATACGAATCAATAACAATTTCATCAATAGATAGAAATCAAAAAACAATGTCATTGAGTGTTGAACCTAAAAACAATCAGTTTAAGTGTGCAGTAGAAATAGATTATCCACTCGTAGAACCAAGATATACTTTAAATGCATACATAATGGATAAACAAAATGCTTTTAAATTAATAAATGAATTTGCGTTAATTTTTAGAGCTTATTCCTATTGGTCTGGAGGCGCCATTAATTTCTTTCAAGACGAAAAGAAAGAGGCTGTTATGCTTTTTTCAAACAACAATATTTCTGAGGCAGGATTTGCTTATTCAAGCACTCCAAAATCATCAAGAACAAACGCTTGTAATATAAGATACACGGACAGATATAATATGTATCGCCCTAAAATGGAGAGGGCAGAGGATAGAGAAGCCGTCCATGAAAACAACATGATAGAACAAACTATAGATGGGTTCGGTATAACTTCTCAAGCGCAAGCAAAAAGAGCAACTGAATTCTTGGTAAAATCTGCAAATATGGAAACAGAAATTCTATCTTTCCAAACAAGTATGATAGGTTCTTATTTAAAGCCTGGAGACGTTATTGACGTGCTCGATAATAAAAGAACCGTAGGTAGGTTTGCTGGACATATAGTAGATATACAAGTTGATTCAAGAGGTATGATGGCAGAAGTTACGATTGACCATCCTATGCATACAATTATTGAGCCTTTCAATAAATTAACATGGAAAAATATTGAAATATACCAGCCATCTGGAAATGAAACAATAGCGTCATTAGATTCAGCTACAGGCGTAACAGATGAAGATATTAATAATATGAGGTTTAAACAATTTGGCACGTATCAAGTTTTTGATATAGACAATGATGGAAAAACTTTAAAATTATATAATGATCTATTTACTTTTGTAGAAGGAAGCTTTACTTGGTACGAAGCTATTTTAGACGCAAGAGAAAAAGGTGGAAGAGTTGCGCAGATAACTGATGAATCATCTCAACTGCTGTCTGAAATAGTTTTACCCAAAGATCAAATAGCTTGGCTTGGGGGGTATAATAGAGAAGAACCGCCTCCTGAAAAATTAGTTTGGGAAAACTCTCCAGATTGTAATGATGGAATACAGTATTTTAATTGGGAGAAAGATTACCCTAAATTTTCGGCTGGCATAGAGACAGACAACCAAGATGAAAATTTTATAGCTGATGATCCTTTTAGTGATTCATTTTTAGCAGGAGACCACCCAGAGGGATTAAGTGGACATAGATTCATAACTATAAACGGATCGGAAAATGAAGATGAGCATGGAAAATGGAAACATGAAAAACTAAGTCAAAGATTCGGGTATATATTAGAAAAAATATCAAATGATTCTTTAGAAAAAATAGCAGAATCTGCGGGGACTACTTTTATTTTAAATGACTCAGTAAACTTTGCTAAACCTAAACAGTATAAAGTTATTAATATAACAGAAGAGTCTAACGGTTTATTTAATATTCAAGCTCTAGAATACGATATAGATAAATTTGATAATATCGAAAAAGATATATCAATTAAAAACCCAGAGAATCCTGTGATTTTTACAAGTGATAGTATTTACTATAACGATTAATTAATTAAGCCAAGCATTACCCTAGCATCTTTAGCGTCTATATCAGACCAATCTTCCGCTTTTTTAATAGAATCGTTAGAATATATTCCTTCTATTTTTTCTTGCCACCAAACTTTAATATGGCTTGATTTAAAGTCAGAAAAAGATTCACAGCCTAAAACTTCTAAAGCTTTGTTTTGAAGAGAAGAAGTTGGGCTTAAAGGATTTGCTGGAGAAGAAGCTTTATATTTGGGGGTTACCTTGCTTGGGCCGTCTGATTTATCTATTTCATCATCACCCACGATATGAACTTGAAGAAAGTTTCTAACACACCTTACGAAAGCTCTATTGCAAGCTATGGTCTCTAAAAATTTGGTTGCAAAACTACTTGTATTGTTAAGGGTTGCATTGGCCATGTCTTGAAAAGTTACAGGCTCACCAAATGTTTCATAGTTTGGAAGAAATGTCATTGTGCAAATAACCGCAACATGTTCTTCTTCACATTTTACTACTTCATAAGATAACTTAGAAAATCCTCTTAGCTTAGCAAGCTCTTTTATTCCTCCAAGTTTAATAAGGAGCTGATGATCCGCTAAGCCTTCAGTAGATCTTGGTGTATCTTTTCCTCTATTTTGAAACCATAATTTATTAGGAAATAAATGGTCTTCTTTAACCATAGCTCTCCAATTTATAGAACCATCTTCATTAAATTCGTAGTCAGTATTAATTAATAAACCATCACTGTCTCTTGAAAATATAGATGGTCCTGATTTGCGCTTAGTATCTGAGCTTTTTGTTCTTGGCATAATTATATATATTTAAATGTTGGAATTCTTCCCAAAAATCTTTATTGTCAATGACTTTTTGATGTTCTTGGGTTTTTTCTATTCCTTGCTTCCATGCTGCTTTACTGCTGTATTTTTTGTTTTTTGAAATTAAGGTTTTATTACTGTGATAGTATGTATCATCACATAATTCTGAAGTAAAGTCAAGATCTTTTTTGAGATAATCGACGTATTCTTCAACCGTATAATCAAAAAACTTCAAGCGTAAGTCGGGAAGTTTGTCTTTATGCCTAGAAATTAAATTAAAATTTATACTTAGTTTATTTAAGTTTTCAAAGTATTCTTCATGAAACTCATGTTCTCCTAAAAATATTGTTAAGCCCGCTATATTATCTTTGAAAAAATTTATTGTATTTATGTCGATAGGCTTATTAATCATTAAGTTAGTTTTTCTTGTTAACCACTTAATAAGAGACTCTTCCATAACATCGTAGTCACATCTTAGGTTGATAAGTTTTCCTTGAAAATCATTATCATTTGGAATAAAGTCTGGAATTATTTCAGTTATTATATTTTGATAATGATAGCCTATGTTTAGGGTTTCTATATCCGATAAATCATTCTTTATATCAAGTAAATCCAGAACAGCTTTAGCTACTTCTTCTGGGTTTATTTCATTTACTCTTTTTATGTTTTCATCAAATCTAAAAGATGGTTTTTGCTCTGTAAAATCTGGAGCAAAAAGTTTTACTTCACTATTTTTATTCCATATAGGAGAAGCATTTTGAATATAAAGGTTAGAGAATAGGGACACAATTTTTTTATCATAAGCACTGGCTATGTGCATGGGCAAACTATCTATACCTAAATGAAGTATTGCGCGCTTAATAATATAAGACATTTGCTTAAAAGAAGCGCCCCTGGTATCTTGGTCACAAAAAGAAGTTTGAGGATCATCAGGACCACCAACTTGTATGATCGATATATTGTTCTTTTTTAAATAATCTGTTATTAATCCATAAACAGTGGGCCAATGATCATAATGTTTTGCTTTAACCTTCTCGTTATTGGTGTGAAAGGTTATATATTTTTCTTTTAATATTGGAAAAAAATGAGGATCTAAAGTAGGTTCGCCAATTTTTACCCCCAAAGATTTTGCATACTCTTCAACAAGGTGACTCATGAATATTTTTCGTAAGATTTTTCTTCTTTTAATTCAGAGCCGCACTCTTCGTTAATTTTATTTTTTATGTCAAACCTTTTATCATTTGTTATGTACACAGATCTGGCTAAAAAAATAAATTCGCTATCGAAATCTTTTCTTTTTTCCGCAACCCTTATTTGATCTTCTATGTTCCAGAGGGAGGCGTTCACTTGATAAAGCTCTTCACTTCTTTTCTCAAGATTTTCGTATTTACTTAATTTTTCTTTTGCAATATTGTTTAAATATTCTAATTCAAGTTTTACATTTTTAAGCTTTTCTTCATCTTTTATTTTAAAAGATTTAATCTTAAGTATAGATATTTTATCTAAAAGTTCGCCTACTGATATTGGTGTTTCAATTTTCATATAATTCAATTTGCATTTTATCTTCTCCGTTATGCACGTAATTTAAGATTTTTTGAGTCCCTATATGGGGTAGGTATGCTATACTAAAATACCCTTTATGCGAACTTGAGCCTTCTAGCATCAGTAAGCTATCGCAACTTTCGTCGTAAGGTATTAATTTATGAATGTTTACATTGTCTTCTATTAAAGGGTAAAATATGGGCTTAGTAATAAAGTATATATCTTTATCGGGGTATAAAGATTTCAAATTATCAATTAAAGAATTTACCATTAATACATCACCAGCGCTACCAGGCATAACTATGGCAACTCTATTGTCAGGAGAATCTCCATCTAAATAATCTTCTATAGTTTTCTTGTTGAAAATTTGTTCGTTTTCTTTAGAGGCAACTTCTTTAAAATAGTTTAATATTTTTTCTCTAGGAAATTTTTCTTTTATTTTCTTCATCCAATGTTTGTGCCCTTTATCAGAAGAAGGATCAACCTTCATATTTAAAATATTTAAATATATATCTGCCAACCAGTCTGAGTCACTTAGATTTTCGTTAGGCTCATAATCTGGGTTTCTTGGTTTTTCTTCAAAATCAAAATCCCAATCAATATTGGGCATGTTGTCGAATATAGATTCAAGCTGGCCGCCTATAACTTTTGTTGAGTAGTTTTCTATAACAAATTGCCTAGAAGTTTTTCCTTTTTTTATCTTTTTAGAAAGATCCATTTTATAAACTTCTTCAAGTTGTTTTGCTATACTTGATGGCGAAGTACTAGCTTTTATAAATTGAGTTCCTGGCTCTCTGTATTCAGACCAAGACAAAGGAAGCCCTCCGCTTTCTTCTGTGCAATGATCTTCTCCGCAACTATAATCTGTAACCAATGTAATTAATTCTGTTAATTTAGCTTCTTGTATTGGTATTTCCTGGCCGCCAGATGTAAATGGGTGGCAATATACATCCATTAAATTATAAATTTCATTCAATTGTTTTTCAGAAACTCCATGTGCGGCAGTAATTGTATTTTGAGATTTTTCAGCTTTACAAAATCTACAATCTTGTTCTTGCCCAGAGAAAGGCCTAACATCATAACTCTTGCATTCTTTACAAAAATAAGTAGTTAGTACTCTTAGGTTGTCTATTTTTTTCTCTTTTATTAGTCTAGGTATATCCCAACCCTCAGCCCAACTAGTATGAAGTAATAACTTAGCATTAGATTCAGGATTATTTTCGCAAAATTCCTTAAAGCCGTCAAGCAAATTGGGGACGCTTTTCCTTAGTTGATTTCTAAAAACAAACCCTATTATAAAACTATTAGAGTCAATTCTATACTTTTTTCTTAAAGAATCTTTTTCTTCTTCTTTTAATTTGAAAAAGTGTTTATCATCAACAATACCCCTTAGTGTTTTGATATGCTTGTGGCCCAATTTATGCATTTCTCTTTCAGCAAAACTTGCCCAGCAGAAATAATTTTTTACATAGTCGGCTGCTTCAATAGCTAAAGGCAGTATGGGCTCTGAGTCTAAAGTGGTCCAAACCATGCAGTTTGTTTTATTCCACCACTTTTTATCCCAATACTTATTAAAGCCCCAAATATCTTCTGCACCCACATAGACGTCAGGCTGAAATTCTTTAATTAAAGAATCGATTGTTTCTCCACCATAAGACGCAGCCCTAGCTAAGTTTGGGTCTTTATTTAGTTGAGCGAGTCTTGCCTGACTGTCTGGTAAAGTTCCGACGCACTTCCATGGCATTTTTTTTAAAGCAGGGTTGCTTTTGGTAAACCCATTTGCAGCTTCTATTATTTCGTATTTACCTGTTTTATATAAATAAGTTAATACGTTTTTACAATTTTTACCAAAACCAGTAAAAGCCTTACTATGATTGCTGTGAAATAATATTTTTTTCTTTTTACCCATCAAAAGGTTCAGTGTATTTACTATTTTTATTTATTCTGTGAGAATATAATTTAGCGAGTAGTAATTCTAAAAACCTGATAATACATTCGCATTCACCTGGATCTAGGGAAATTTTAAAAGTTTGATTTCCGTTCTTAGTCATTGTCATACCAAAAGCTGGAACTTTTTGTTTGGTAGATTCGTAACCTTTTGTTTGTGGATTAAACTTTTGGATAGTGACAGGCTTATCCCATGGGGTTAATTTGATTGTAGTTTTATTTTCTTTGCTTTGGTGAAAAGTGTTCCATTCATATCTTTCTTTTATACATGATATAATTGCGCCACATTCAAATTCATTGAATTTTACAGATATATTTTTATCTGGATTTTCAGAATTTTTTTGAAAAGAACCGACTCCGTTATTCCAAGAATACTGTGCTATTGCATTAACAAACATAACAGGCTCATTACTTTTCTTGTCTTTGCCTAAGCTAAAAGAAAACCCAAAGCCTGTGTTATCTTTATTTGGTTTATAAATTTGTATACTCATATTAATCGAATTCTATTTTTACGTTTTTATTTTCGTATGTCTTTTTTACTTGATCTAAATGTTTTGCGCCTTTTCTTTCTTTAGAGTAGTTTTCGTAATATTTTTTCCTTAATGGATCTACCCCACCGTTTTCTTTAGCTCTTTGATTTGAAAGTTCAGAACTTTTATCAAGCAAGTCTCCTACTGTACCTTTCATTTCGGCAGTTTTATTTACAAAATCATTATTATTCCATGGATCTATGGATCCTTGAGTGTTGAGTTGTGGAGAAGACAACTCCCTGTTCCATTCTAAACCTTGGTCGTCAATGTATTTCTTTTCATCATCCATGTGAAAGAAAACCTCTTTTAGTTCTTTTGTTTTTGGATTGCTAAATATATATATTGGCATAATGCAAGATTATACAGTGCGGGGCACAAAATGTCAATTACTTTTTATCTAAACGACAACAAGATAACTGAATTAAATCAAGAAGCGAATCAAAAAACCAACAAAGAGCTGAAGAAGCAAAGGGTAAAAGAAAAACCCCGCTAGACTTTTGAATTAAAAAGTAGGAATAAAGAGCAATAATCAATCCACTCCAAAAACCCAAGCAAAGACTACATTTAAAAAGCTCAGATAATATTTTAGAATGAAAAGTTAAAAACTTTCTTGGTGCGTCTAATATTGACCCATGTTTCAAAATCCACATTAAGCCAATGCAAGATATAGCCTCAATCATCCTCTAAAGATTTTATAGCTTCACTGATTGCCAGTAAATTGTCTTTTTCCAAAATTACTTTGTTGTCAAAATCATCTGTTAGTTCATACATACCTTTGTGCTCTTCAGACTTTTTGATTGCAGGACAACGCCCTTTACCGCAACAAAGTAAAACTGTGTTATTTTCTTTTATAATATTCATGATTGCATTAATTCTAATATTTTATCAATGGTTTTATTGTAATTAAATTGCTTTATTAATTCTACGCCTTTTTTATTTTTTTGATTATTCTTTTTTTCAGCTAATTCACAAGCTTCGTAGAATTGCTCATCTGTAAAAGTTGACATTGTTCCTTGGTTGTAATCCTGACCCTCGGTGAAAAATATTTTATCATATATATCTTCTTGAGCGCTAGGTTCAATAAGTATTGAATTTTCATCGTTAGCCCAATCTTTGTGGGAGGTTGAGTTTAAAACAACACTCCACTTACCTAAGCAGGTAGAGTTAAAGGCTGGAAGATTCCACCCTTCTGCACCGCTAAGACCGCTTAGGTTTATATCTATAGCGTTATAAACCTCATTCATTTCGGTGTTGGTTTTAACAAAAGGTAATAGGTTGATGTTTTTGTACATTTTACCTTCTAGGGCTTTTAATATCAAAGAGTTTTGCTGTTCTTTTTTAAAGAAAGGATTTGTTATGGAACAGGTTAACTGATACTTGTTATTATTTCCATACTTATCAGCCCACAGTTTTAATATCCTCGCAGTATGCTTTCTTTTTTCAAATTTTCCAACTAAGCCAAAGTTAACTTTATCTTCTAAATATACCTTACCTGTTTCGTGAAAATCTTCATCAAATCCTATTGGTATATATTCTGAATTGCTACAGCCGTTGTCTGTAAATATTTTCTTAGAATGAGAGCTGCTGAAGATTGTTCTATCTTGATAATTGCAAAGGTTTTTTTCAATCAATGTTGGTTTATCGCATTCATAAAAAGTATACAAGAATTGTCGCTTTCCATATCTTATGTCAGAACCATTAATGTGCCACATTCTTAAAGAAGGAGAGTCGGGAGATAAGTTCTTGTAACGATTTTCGTAGCTACTGTATACCCATTTCTTAAAATCATCTTCAGCTTTATCGAAGGCTGAAAAATCTAAGTTATTGCCTATTGGAAAATAACAAACTTCAATCTCTTTTCTGTAAAGATATTTTAAAAAATTATAAGATACATTCCCAAAGCTCAAGGGATTTATTGGACCATTGTAGTTGATTTTATTCATTAAAATGGCATTTCTTCTTCGTTTACGATTTCTTTTACGCTTTGCGCTGGTTCTGGCTCTTTTGGGGAGGAGTCGGGTTGTTTTTTATCTTTTTGGAGGAACCTAACAAGGTCTGCGTTTATATAATATTTTTGTCTTTTGTTGCCACTTTTATCTTCCCATTTACTTATTTTTATTTTTCCTTCAATATATACTTGTGAACCTTTTTTTATAAACTTCTGGCAATTTTCAGCTGTTTTTCCCCACGATTCTACGTCAAGAAAAATGACTTCATCCTTGGTTGAGTTTATAGCTATTGAGAATCCACATTTAAAATATTCTCCTAATTTTTTGCTTTCTGGATCTTTTGTAAGATTACCTATTCCTATAAATTTATTTATCATATATCTGCTGTTAACTCCTTTTTGATTTTGTCTATTGTCTTATCGTGAATGTTTATACATCCTTGAATGCTTAATTGTAATTCTTCACCTATCTTTTTCCACGGTGTCACTTTGTTTGTATCTGAGTCTTTATACCTCATCTTGAAAATTTTTGATATCCTTGAGTCGGGATCCTTCTCTATCATTTTAAAAATTATGTCAAGGAAATCTCTTTTTGAGTGTTCTTGATTTACGTCTTTGTCTTCAGGAATTTGCTTTGCGCTAGTGTCAGTTAAGTCAATATCAGTAACTTTCCTTTTTTTATCTCTGTTGAATAAATTCAAACACATCCACCTGGTTTCGTTCCCTAAATAAGTTGAAAATTTAGTATTTTTTGTATCGTCATATTTAAGTGCGGCTTGATAAATATAATAGCACTTATCATCTATGAGTTCGTTTTTGTGAGACTTGTACGGAGAAACTAAAGGTGGGGTATAGTTGTTTACCATGCTTAAAAATATTCCGCTATGCCTAGACACCAACTCAGAAAGACATTCGCCTGAATTTCCCTGCTCCTTTATTCCATTTATTAGATCTTTATCTGACATCTCAGATAAAACTTCTCCTAGAAAATGATTAACTTGATTCATGTATTATTTGTTGAAAAGAAACTATGTTAACATAATATCATAAGTAATGTCAACATTATTTTTTAAGATTAACGTTAGACAATAATGTAAGAATACGTAAAGAATATCCTCAAACCAGTTTGAGGAATATAATTATACATAAATAAATCTAGTATGTCAAGTAAAAAAATTAAAGTAAGCATTTTTTGCTCAATATTTAAAGGTGGCAAATACATAGACCACTACCTGAGAGACATAACGAATCAAACTATTTTTGATGAATGCGAGTTGATATTGATCGACGCAAACTCACCAGACCAAGAATTTAAGGTAATAAAAAATTACCAAGATAAATACTCAAATATTAAATATTTGAGACTAGATAGCGATCCAGGTCTGTATGCATGTTGGAATATAGCTATACAGCAATCTTCTGCAGAAATTCTGAATAACGCAAATCTAGATGATTCAAAAAGAAAAGACGCTTTAGAAATTCAACACTCATATCTTGATCAAAACAAAGATATTGATTTAGTTTACGCAGATAGTCTTATAACAAACTCTATTAATTGCGGTTACGATGTAGCCTTAAAAGAAAGCGCTTTCAGATACAACTTCCCTGATTTCTCAATGGCAAATATAATAGACTGCAACCCTCCACACCAATCCCCTGTTTACAGGAAATCCTTACATGATAAATTCGGTTTTTTTAATGAGTCTTACAAGTCGGCTGCAGACAATGAATTTTGGCTAAGGTGCGGCGCTAATGGAGCAAAAATGAAAAAGATAGACGATATTCTTGGAGTTTATTATGATAACCCCACAGGGGTTTCAACTGATCCAAATAACCATTCCTGGAAAATGATCGAAGAAAAAGAGGTTAGAGATAAATACAAAGAATATGGAACCACTCATACAGGTAATGCAAGAAGAATAATAAGAAATATAAACAGCATGATAAATGTCTAAAAAAATAATATCATTTTCGCTTTGGGGCGATAACCCAAAGTATTGCGTAGGAGCTATAAAAAACGCAGAACTCAGAAAAAAAATATATCCTGACTGGATTTGTAGATTTTATGTCCATAAAGATGTTCCTGAAAAATACATAAATAAATTAAAATCTTTTAATAATACAGAAATTTTAATTGAGAATAGAGAGGCTGATTGGACTGGAATGTTTTGGAGGTTCGAAGCGATTTCTGATGACGATGTTTCGGTGATGATTTCTAGAGACTGTGACAGTAGATTGAATTTGAGAGAATCGGAAGCTGTGCAGGAATTTATTAATAGCGACAAACTTTTTCATATTATGAGGGATCACCCTTGGCATAAGTTTAATGTTTTAGGGGGGATGTTTGGAATTAAAAAAGGTTTGTTAGATAACATGAAAGATTTATGTGCAAGTTTTTCCAAAACCAATAATTATGGAACTGATTATAAATTCTTCGATTCGATCATTAATCAAATACCAACGGAAACTTTAATGCTTCATGATCCTTTTTTCTCTGGAGTTGATTTCCCAAGCGAAAGAAAACAAAATCAATTCGTCGGGCAGGTTTTTGATGAGAATGATATCTGTGACCAATCTCATCTTGATGCGCTAAACATGCTATCCAATACAAATGTATTAAAATGAACCTCTCTCTATGCATCACGTGTTGCGACTTAGACTTTCATTTGCTTGATGGATTATTAAATGAATTCCAAAAGCAAACAATATCACCAGACGAAATTATAATATCCTCAAGCGGTGTTAAGGATCAATTTTTAGAAAGATACCAAAATTTTAAAATTTGCGGCAATGATGTTTCAATAAAAATCACAAATCAAGAAGAAAGGTGGATGCAGTCATCTGCCAGAAATGCAGGAGCATTAATGAGTGATGCGGAGTATATTATGTTTTTTGATGTTGACGACATTCCTCACCCTCAAAAAATTGAATTTTGTAAGCATTACATCCAAGATTACGATTTCTTGCTTCATAATTACCAAACTAATAACTCAAAATTCCAAACGCTTAAATCTTTAAATATTGACACATATCATAATTTTAGCATAAATCATACTTGTACAAATTTACTTATAGATAAGAACCTACCCATTCATCATGCGCATATAACGATAAAAACAGAAATATTTAAAACATTAAAATTTAATGAATCTAAATTTTATTACAGAAAAGAAGATGGTAAATTTTGTCAAGATTTAGTATCTAATAGATACAAGGGCATTTTCCTTAATGCGCCACTTGTGCTTTACACTCAATAATGATTTTTTTTAATATAGATTGTCATATTTCTGTTATAGCGGATATTAAAAACATTTTTGAGAGCTTAGGGCATAAAGTGCAGAGCTGGTGCTTATCTGGCCACAGATGGGTATTTAACTTACCTGAATGCAAATCCCCTATCATTAATTCATCTAACTGGAAGAGTCTAGATGAAAAAATGGCGGAAGACTTTTACGACGCCCATAAAAATGAGCTAGATAAATATGATGCTTTCATCTGTGCCTACCCTCCTTGCTTCCTGAAACTGTTCGAAAAATTTAACAAACCAATCATTGTTATCGCAGCTACCAGATATGATCACCCATACACAAATGATCCATCAAGATTAATCTGGTTAGAAGATTCGCTCATAAATAATAAAAACATAATTAAAATTGCAAATAATCAATTTGATCAAAAGTATTGCGAGCACTTTATAGGTAATAAGTGGGAATGGATCCCTAGCCTATGTGATTATACAAATGCAAGATATAAAGCAACATCAGACAAATCAGTCCTGTTTAGCAAGCTTGATACCCAAATAGATAAAAAAATAGTACATCAAAATGAATTAGGCAGGTATACTTGGAGTCATTTATATTCGTACAATAGTATAGCGCATCTTCCTTACAATGTATCCACGATGTCAATATTCGAGCAGTATCAAGCTGGCATTCCATTAAATTTTCCATCGTTAGATTTTGCCCTAAGCTTGGTTGCATCGGGAGTCAATTTGTTTTCTGAAATTGTTTTTCCTAATAATTTACCAGATAGGCAAGCTACAAACTTTTTAAAAAAAGAATGGCTGTCTTATGCAGATTTTTATAATGAAACCATTAAATGTAATTATTTTGAATCTGATTTTAATTTTTTAAATCAGGTAATACCGAAATCAAATAAAGAAATTGTTCTAGAAAAATGGAAAAAATTACTTCATAATATAACACAATGAAAAAAATTATAATAACAGGGGTTACAGGTCAAGACGGGAGTCATATGGTAGATTATTTACTGCAACTACTTAGCGAAAACAAATTTATGATATACGGAACTGCGCGCAGGCTTAGCGTTAAAAACCATGACAATATCTTGCATTTAGAAAATGAGCCTAGGTTCAAGCTGCTTAATATGGACTTAAATGACGCCCATAGCATCAGAGATGTTATCATTGATATACAACCAGATTATTTTATAAATTTTGGAGCACAATCTTTTGTCGCTGGCAGTTGGAATTATCCAATTCAAACTTGGAACACAGATGCTGATGCAGTTCTTCATATCCTTGAATCAATAAGGAGATTTGCCCCCCTATGCCGTTTTTACAACGCAGGTTCTTCTGAAGAATTTGGAGATGTAATTTCCACACCTCAAAGTGAATCTCACCCACTTAGACCCCAATCCCCTTATGGAGCCGCAAAATGCGCAGCAAGACATATTGTCAGAGTTTACAGAGAATCTTATAATCTTTACGCCATACAAGGCTGGTTATTCAATCATGAAGGGCCAAGAAGGGGTTTAGACTTTGTGACCAGAAAAATTAGCCACGGGATAGCTAGAATAAAATACTGTATAGAAAAAAACAAAAGTTTTGAGCCAATTAGACTTGGGAATCTAGATGCAAAAAGAGATTGGTCTGACGCAGAAGATGTTATAAAATCTGTTTGGTTAATGTTAAACCAAGACAAACCTGTAGAATACGTCATAGGTTCTGGAAAAATGAATTCAGTTAGAAATTTTATAGAAACATGTTTAGCTTGCGCTAACATTGATTTTACAAGAGAAGGAGAATTTGAGAACGAAAAATATTTTTACAAAAAAAATCCAATTATTGTAATAGACTCAAATTTTTATAGGCCAGCAGAAGTCCATAAACTTTGTGCCGACTACTCTTTAGCCAAAAAAAATCTCAACTGGAAGCCTAGCGTTACTTTTGATAGACTTGTAGAAAAAATGTATCACAATGATTATGAGCTATTTAAATCGAAATTGTAAATCCGTTTATTAATTGTTAATAACTTTTAAGAAGTTTAGCGTTGCCATACACTAACTCTTTTGTTATTATCACAAAATCAAAGTTATTGTTTAATTTTAAGGAATACACCTTAACCCCCGTGTAAATTAGTCCATGGATATAAAAGTTAAAAAGCGCAATGGTCGCTTAGAAGAGTTTCAAGTAGATAAGATTAACGCCAGCGCTCAGAGAGCTTGTGAAGATATAGAAGATGTTTCCGCCAGCGAAATTGTTTTAGATGCCCAGCTTCAGCTTTTTGATAAAATTACAACAAAAGAAATGGATACAGCTCTTATTTTGTCGGCTAGAGAAAAAATAGAGAAAGAACCAAACTATTCATTTGCCGCAGCAAGATTACTGCTTAACTGCTTATATAAAGAGGTCTTTAAAGAAGGCGTGGATTCAGATACATTCTCCCTTCAGTATAGAAAGACCTTTATTCAAAATATTAAAAAATTAGTAAAGCTAAACCGTTTGAATAAAAAACTACTTGACTTTGATTTACAAAAACTTTCTGAAGCTTTAAGAATCAGGAGAGATAAAAATTTTAAGTATTTAGGTATACAGATACTTTTTGATAGATATTTTATTAGGCAAGATGATAAAATAATGGAAGCACCCCAATGCTTCTGGATGAGAATTGCAATGGGTTTAGCTATAAATGAAAAAGATAAAACTGAAAAAGCTATAGAGTTTTATGATATGTTAAGCCAAATGCTTTATACTTCATCGACCCCCACATTGTTTAATAGCGGTACAGTTAAGTCTCAATTAAGCTCTTGTTATCTAAATACTTTCGATGATAGTATTGATGGAATTTTTGATGGAGCTTGGCAAGAAGCTAGAAAATCTAAGTATGCTGGTGGGCTAGGTTTAGATGTAACACCATTTCGTTCAACAGGTTCTCATATTCAGGGTACCAATGGGATATCTAGCGGTTTAGTACCTTGGTTAAAAATTTATAACGATCTCTTAGTTGCTGTCAATCAAGGTGGAAAACGTCCAGGCGCAGGGTGCGCATACCTTGAACCTTGGCATTTAGATTTCGAAGATTTCTTAAACCTTAGGAGAAATACTGGGGATGACAGATTAAGATGCCATGACATGAATACTGCTTCATGGATTCCAGACGAATTTATGAGAAGAGTTCAAAATGATGATGCATGGTACTTTTTTGATCCTAAAGAAACCGCTCTTCATGATTGTTTTGGAAATGAATTTGACAAAAAGTATAATCAATTATGCGATAAAGCAGAAGAAGGTTTAATAAAAAACTACCGAGTTACCCCTGCAAAAGAATTATGGAAGAAAATGTTAAAAGTTCTTTTTGAAACTTCTCATCCATGGAATACATTCAAAGATCCCTGTAATATACGTTACACAAATCAACACGCAGGAATTGTCAACAGTTCAAATCTATGTACGGAAATAACTTTGCATACTAAAGCTTCTAAATACGAGCAGGGAGAAAAAACAGAGATAGGCGAAACTGCTGTCTGCAACTTAGGATCGATTAATTTATTAAATCACCTTAATGAAGCTGGCAATGAATTAGATTATGTAAAATTAGAAAATACTATACGCGTTGCTATAAGAATGTTAGACAATGTTATAGACATAAACTTCTACCCCACTAAAGAATCTAAAAATTCTAACTTCAAAAATCGTCCAATCGGATTAGGGGTTATGGCTCTTCATGATGTTCTTCATAAACTTAACATAGCAATAGACAGCGAAGAAGCTGTAGATTTCAACGACAAATTTTTTGAGTTTTATTCTATGCATGCTATTTATGCAAGCTCATTATTAGCTAAAGAAAGAGGGTCTTATGAAAATTACGAAGGCTCACTATGGAGCAAAAATATACTCCCAATTGATTCTTATAACAACTTAACTTCTTATAGAAACAAACAGGAGTTTAAAATAGGTGAAGGTCAAACCCTAAAAGGCTGGGGTAGAATAAGGCAACATGTTTCAGATTTCGGAATGAGAAATTCTAACGTTATGGCTATAGCTCCAACAGCTACAATTGGATACATAAACGGTGTCGAGCAAAGCATAGAACCAAACTTTTCAGTACTATTTGTTTACGAAAACAAAAGCGGAAACTTTTATATCACCAACGAGCATTTTGTTAGAGATATGAAGTCCCTTGACTTATGGAGCCCAGAATTAGCAGAATTAGTTAAAAGCGTTGATGGTGATTTATCCATGCTAAATGGTGATATACCTAACGATATTAAAAGTAAATATAAGACCGCATTTGATAGAGACATGTTTACATTAATTGAAGCAAATGCAGCTAGGCAAAAATGGATAGATCAAGCAATTAGTTTTAATTTATATAACTCTCAAACATCATTAAAATATTTAAATGATATTTATATGAAATGTTGGGAAAAAGGATTAAAAACAACTTACTACTTAAGAAATCGTGCAGCTAGCAAGATTGAAAAATCTACGCAATCAAATAACGAAGCTGAGTCTTGCAGTATAGAGGCAATGAAGAATGGAGAAACCTGCGAAAGCTGTCAATAATGCTTCTGGCGTAGTTGTTTTTTATCAAAACTTCCTAGTTTTACTAGGGAAGCGCTCTAAGCTGTGTTATTTAACAGGTGAACCAGTTCCATACGGTGGATACTGGTCCATTTTTAGTGGCAGCATAGAAAAAGATGAAAACTCCAGGGATTGCGCCCAAAGAGAGTTGTTTGAGGAAACAAAAATAGAAGTAAAACCTTCCAGTCTTAACTTTTATAACACTATAAAGACTGAAAATTTAAATTTTCATATATACTCTTTACATACGAAACAAATTCCAAAAGTAACCATAAACCAAGAACATTCTAATTATGGTTGGTTTGGCTTAAATAGTTTGCCAGACAAAATAGACCCCAAAATCTCAGACGCTATCAAAAATATTTAAGTGTACTCATTGTTATGAGACTTAAATTAAAAACATTACTAGGCTACGCATTGCTCGATAATCCTATCGGCAAATTAATTAAAGATAACAAATTTTCTGGTTACAAATTAAATGTTTCAGAACTAGAACCTGACCCAAGAGACTGGAAGCATGTAAAAAGAAAAATACAATCCAAAGATATCGATTCAAAAGAATTCTCTAGGCGAAAAATTAGCCCTACAATAAAAGATCAAGGGAGAATTGGGTCTTGCGTCGGGCATAGCGGAAGAGTTCTTCTTGGTTCTGCTAAACTTTTTAAATCTGAAGAGCCAAGCCCAATGTGGATTTATCAAAAAGGTAAAAAATATGACGCATGGGCTGGAGAAGATTATTCTGGAACCTCAATAAGAGGCGCCGCTATGGCAGCTAAAACGGAAGGGTGCTGCTTTGAATCTTTTTGGCCTTATATAGATGATGAAAAATCTAAACCAGAAGAAGGTGCTGAATTAGACGCTTCTTATAAAAAAATTCATTCTTTTTACACCATCCCAACTAATGAAACAAACGAGATTAAAAGCATGTTGCTCAATAGGCCTCTATGGTATGCTTTTATGGTTTATGATAATTTCTTTTCTATAAAATATGATGGAGTTGTTGATACAGAAAAATATTTATCTTCAAATAAAGCTGGTGGTCATGCTGTATGCATGATTGGTTGGAAAACTATCAATGGTAAATTGTATTGGGAATTTCAAAATAGTTGGGGAATTTTTCACGGTAATCTTGGCTGCTTTTATCTTGAAGATTCTTTATTTAAAAAAATAATAATTAACTCAGTAGGACCCTATTATGTCGAAATTAATAATGGCTATATTAACCCTGAACCAGATCCTGTCGAACCCGATCCTGATCCAGAACCTATTAATCCTGACCCTGTTGACCCTGAGCCAGATCCAGAACCTGTAGACCCAGAACCTGATCCACAACCTGTAGACCCAAAACCTGACCCAGAGCCCGTAGACCCTAAACCAGAACCCGTAAAGCCAGAACCTAAAAAACCTTGGTATAAAAATAAAATTATCTTAATTGCTTCTGCTGCTTTAGTATTATTCAGTTCCTTGTTTGTTTTATTTAATTGTACTGGCGAAGAAGAAAATTACATACCTAATCCCCCATATATAGACGAAAATGGTAATATTGATTGGGATAAAAAGTTCGAAGACGAAATAAATAAATAAAAAAGCACTCAAGTTTTATTTGTGTATTACTTGTTATGAGTAAAAAGAAAAAACAAATATGCTGGATGTGTCTTTTAGGGTTTTCATTACTAGGTTCCATAATCTGGTTTTTAGTAGGCTGTCAAGATTCTAAATTTGAAGAAATTAAATCTATACCTGTAGTAGAAAGCAATGAAAACCATCTAACCCATTTTGATATTTCAAGGCATTTTGCCTACAAAAAATCTATGAACTGGGTTGACACCAAAGTGCCCACTGATATTAAAGTTTTTTTACTAGATGGAAAGTATTCTATAGTTGACTACTATTTTTTTAAAAAATTTAATAATTGGTTTAAAAAACTACAATTCGAAAACGGCATTTTACCCATAGATCAAAAAGAAAATCTTGATTGCGATAATTTTGCTATGCTTTATAAATCTTTAATGTCGGTGGCTGGTTATAAAAGCTCTTCTGAACATGAGCCCGCTGTAGCTCTTTTGGTTTTGAAACAAAAAAAACCTTTCGGCGGCATACCTTCTGGTGGTCTACATATGCTTTGTTTAGTTTTTACAAGCAACGGTTGGTATATAATAGAGCCACAAACAGGCGAATATATATTACTCGAAGATTATCCGAATCAAGAGAGTATTTTATATATGATAATTTAATGTGTAACTTTGGTTAAATGAATTTAATCATAGAAGCCCCTCTATCAGAGCCACCCAGTGAAATTTCTTGCTTTAGAGATGTTACTTTGTATGGAAAGACTTTTGTTTTTGACGATGTCTTATTGCTTTGCAAAAAAGGAACCAGATCTATTTATTGGAACTGGTTAAAAGAACACGGCGCCCATGACTTTATTTCCTATCTATTAACTGATAAAGAAAAAGAGTCAGGTTTCTTAATTCACACAAAAAAAGGAGATTTAACTCTAGATAGAATAAATTATTACACAACCAATATCGTCTTAACAAAGATAAAAAATATTAGATCATTATGAATCACTTAAAAGTTTTAACCGTTTTATTTTGTGCCCCTTTCTTTTCTACTTGCAGTATTAGAGACTTAAAGTCAGAACCCACCAATTCAAAATACACTCAACAGGCCGACTTTGATTTTGAAGAAGTTGATACAAACAAAGATTCTTTTATAGATAAAAAAGAAATTAAAGCATTTAAAGCTTCTGAAAACAAAGTAAAGTCAAAAGATTCGCTTTTGGTTATTTCATGCATAATAGGGTCAACATTACTTGTTTGTTTTAGTCATCAAGTTTATGTATTTTTTAGTGGTAAATTTAAAAAATGATCTTGACATAAGCTTTAAAACGTTTTATTATAACCGACATGGACACTAAAACAGGACACCTATTATCTAATAACATTGCTGGTGTAAACAGAATATTACCACACAAGCACAAATATGCTTGGGATCTCTTTTTGAAAAGTTGCGCTAACAACTGGATGCCAACAGAGATATCAATGCAAAACGATATAAACCAATGGAAAAACAATGAAATCACAGAATCTGAAAAGCTTCTTGTCAAACGTTGTCTTGGATTTTTTGCTGGGAGCGAGTCTTTGGTTGGTAATAATCTTCTTCTTAGTGCCTTTAGATATATTACTGACGCTGAGTGTCGCCAGTATATCCTTCGTCAAGCGTTTGAAGAAAGCCTTCACAATTTAACTATTGTTTATGTTTGCGACAGCTTAGACCTCGATATAGATGAAGTCTTTGCCGCCTATCAGAACATTCCAAGCATAAAAGCTAAAGACGACTTTTTGATGCAAATAACCGATGATATTGGTGCTGAAAATTTTAATCTTGACTCTAAAGAATCAAAGCAAGCTCTACTAAGAAACTTTCTTACCTACTGGGTTATCTGTGAAGGAACTTTCTTTTTTAGCGGCTTTGCAATGTTGTTAGCTTTGGGCAGACAAAATAAGTTACAAGGAATTTCTGATCAAATAAAATATACCTTACGCGATGAAAGTTCTCATATTGCTTTTGGTACTTATTTAATTAACACTCTTATTGAGCAAAATCCTGAAATATGGACTCAAGAAATTCAAAACGAATTCGTGGATCACATCAAAAAAGCCGTTGATCTTGAAATTGCTTATGCTAAAGACGTTCTTCCTACTGGTATCTTAGGGTTAAATGCTGACATGTTTGTCGATTATATGTATTATATAGGAAATCGTCGGCTTGAAGGCATTGGCTTAGATTACCGTTTTCCAAGCGACAAAAACCCTTTTCCTTGGCTTGGCGAGGTTGTTGATGTACAGGCTATGGGTAATTTCTTTGAGCGCAGGGTAAGAGAATATCAACAAAGTGGTTCTCTAGAAGACGATTTTTAAAGTTTTTTATGGATAAATATAAGTCTAAGCTTTTAAGAAAGCTTAAAGTTGAATGTTCTACTGTAGAAGAAGAACTTTCTCACACAGTTTTACTGTTTAATTCTGCAACACCCTTGTTTGTTTCTTCAGTTAATTCTTATTGCGATTCCAATTCTTTAAAAAATCCTTTAGATTCATTGGATGAGAAAAACAAAGAAGATGACTTTGATGAGTTTGGCTCAGGTTTCTACTCTGTATTCAGAAAGATTGTCGTTAAATCTCACCCTGACAAAACAACAGAAGATAAATTAAACTCTTATGTTGGCGCAACATCAGCCAAAAAAGAAAAGAATATCAATAAATTAATCTCTGTATCTAAAGATTTAAATATAGATCTCAATGAGTTAAGTTACTCCGACATTAAAGACATAGAGCTTAGCATAATCAAAACAGAAGAAAAAATAGAGAAGTTAAAAAACAGTTATCCATACATTTGGTATCTTTCATCTGAATCAAAAAAAGATTTCATAATAAAGAATTTTGTTAAATATTTTGTGTATCCAGAAAATTAATTACTCTTCTTGAAATATTCAATTCCGTGTAATTTATATACATGGGTCTAATCATTAAGAAAGCAGGAATTCTGCTGTTAAAAAAAACAGGACATCTTCTGGTAAAGAAAACTCCTATAACTAGTTGCGGCCCACTTCCAAGTATTTAGAATAAAATAAAATATTGTCAAGATTTAAGGTGTATTTATTCTTGATGAAGTTTTTCCAAAACATATACGACAATGCAAATAAATGGCTTGACTCAAAACTTAAAGAGGTAGAAGAGCAAGAGCGCGAGTTTCAAGTATTCGAAATACAATACGATGAAATCAAAAACCCTAAACCAGACTGGTCTAATGTTTATAAAAATATACCTGTTTCTTATGAAGAAATGATTAAGTTTGATAAAAATAAAAAAACTGGGTTTTTAAAATCTCCAACTCCTCCAACAGAATCTCTCTGATATGAGTAAACTAAAAGTATTACACCTGTCTTCCACAGGTAAGATTTGCGGCATATCTACATATCTTACTAACTTGATTAAACATTTCAATAATGAATGTGAGCATGACCGTTATGATATTACAGATAAAGTTGTTATGGCGGACTATAGCAAAGAAAGAATCATTGCTTTTTTTGACGATTTTGTTGATTACTGTAAAGGCTATGATGTTATTCACATACAAAATGAATTTGGTTTATTTAATGGCCCTTTTGGTTTAGACTTTTCAATGAAAGTTTTTTACAGAATTTTGTATAAACTAAAAAAAATGGGCAAAAAAGTATTTACCACCTACCACTCTGAACCTTCTTTTTTAAAGGCTGCTGGTTTATTTAATTTTGAAAATCGAGGCTGCGCAAAGTATTGGAAGAAAATGGCTAAGCTTCACACAAAAGAAAACAATATAGCCGCAATTGTTCATACAAAACCTACCGAAGCTATTTTTAAGCAAACAGGTTTTAAGAATATTATCTTAATACGCCATGGAGTGCTAGAACGACAACTTCCTAAAAATTTTAAGATCAAACAAAAAGAAGATCCAGTCATTTTAGGTATGTTTGGATTTGTAAGCCCTTATAAAGGGCATGAATTTGCGCTTTCTATACTCGATCTTTTGCCCAGCAACTTTAAACTCTATATTATTGGCGGCAGGCATCCTGCGAGTGAAGGCGAAGAAATAGGTAGGATATTAATAAAAGCCAACGAAATGGGTTTATCTCAAAGGGTTCTTATTACTGGTTGGACCACTCCCGAAGAAGCAGATATTCATCAATCTCATTGCGATGTTTGCCTTGTTCCTTATCAAACGACTGAAATTTCTTCTTCTGGCGCTATTACATGGAATCTAACTTCAGGGAAACCTGTTATAGCAAGCAATATTAGATCTTTTAGAGAAATTAATAATGCTTGCCCAGGCGGAGACCCAATGTTTTTATGTCACCATACTGAACGCGCTGAATGGGTCTGGGCTATAAAAAGAGTTCTAAACGAACCTAAACTTAGAAACGGCTTAATCGATAATGCCCGCAAATATTGCGACGATTTTTCTTGGACAAACACGTGTAAAAAACATATAGAATATTATAAAAAATGAATAACTTACCATCATCTGATGAAGTTCTAAAGCTTCCTTCTTTTGTTGTTTCTTTAAAAAGAAATGAAGCAAGATTTCTTCATACAAAAAAAATATTAAATAAAGCTGGATTCCAAACAGTTCACCCTTTTGAAGCTGTTGACGCAATAGCCGCAAGAGATTCGGAGGACGAGTGGGATCAAAGAATCCGTCCTTTTGGCGAATTCCTAGGTCTACCTTGGAAGAAAAATGAAGACGGGTCATGGATGAAAGGTGGCGCAGGAGGACCTTTTGGCATGACTCTATCTCTTCTTACTCTTTGGGGTTGGTTATCTTTATCTAATAAAAAAGGTCTTATGATTTTTGAAGATGACGCTCTACCAAGACCAGATTTTCTAGAAGTTTTTCCTAAATACTGGAATTCTATAGAACTTGAAGATGTTGACATGGTTTACCTAGGAGGTCAAAAACACCCTAATGATAAAGATCAATATGGATCTGAAAATGGCTTACATATTAATTGTCCCATGCAATGCCTTCACGCTCATTATATAACAAAAAAGGGAGCTAAGAAAATATTAGATTTCATGCCAGTAATGGGAGATTTAAGAAGGCGTCACATTGATAAATTTGGTTCTCCTCGATTTTGCCCTATAGATACAACTATTTGTGAAATAGGCAAAAAAAGGGGTATCCTTCATTTATGTGATGAAGTCAGAGCTGGACATCATAAAGATAAAATTCCAGACTTTAAATGTGTTTCTTTTCTTGGGGACGAAATTCCAGTAAAAGGAAAATACGATGGAACTCCTTGGGAAGGCAGAGATGATGGAATAATTCATCAAAATGCTGACTTGGGCAGTAATATTCACGGCCTCGCAGTTTCTCGCATGAGGAAGGAAGAAGAAACCGAAAAAGAAGGGCACGACGTTTTTCATGAAAGCATAATGAAGATAGATGAAGAAACAGGAAAAGGGTATATAGAACAATGAAAAAGAAATTCGAAAAAATATTTATTATAGGTTACAATAAAACTGCTACTTGCAGCTTAGACGCATTGTTTTTTGAAAATGGATGGAATACACAGCACCAAGACGGTAACTGGAAAATAGATGAAAAAGAAGTTTTCAGTGATCAACACGCTGATAATACTAATTTTTTCAACTTCAAGCAACTGTCTCAAGATTACCCCAATGCTTTGTTTATACTAAATCTCAGGAAGCTAGATGACTGGATGATGAGCAGGTGCGGTCACGTTATTTTCAATAATGCGTTAATTACAATTATTGACGGTAATAGACCGACTAAAGAATCTTGGGCTTATCCATCATTGGAAGATATCTGTGGAGACAAAAGAAGCCTAAAACTTAATGACAAGATCAAAGAAAAATACTTTAATTATATAAAAGAAAAAATTAAATTCTGGATAGATGAAAGAGAGAGCTATTACACAGATATACTTGAGTTTTTTAAAGATAGAAGGCAACAGCTTTTAATTATTGACATATATAAAGACTGGAAGCCTTTTGTTGCAGATCATACTATGGAAGACTGTGAAGAAATTCCCACAAACAGAATGCTTGCCTCTGACAGAGGTGCTTTCAAAGAAATAAAATCTTTAAATATTTCGGATAAAAAAGATTTTGATGAGTTTATGTCTACCCACAAGTCTTTAGCTAAAAAAGCGATGGATGAAGTCTTGTCTGAATACCCCAAATGGGTAAAAGACTCGGTTCTTTTGCATGACGATAGGCAAAATAAAAAGTTTTTAAATATTTATAAAAATAATTTTGAAAAATAGTAAAGATATTTTAGAAGACCCCGCCTTTGTTTTATGCTTAGAGAGGCACAAGGAACTTAGGTATCTTCCGACAAAAGAAAGATTAAACAAGGCTGGATTCAAAAACGTTTATCCTTTCAAGGGTATAGACGGGCATAAAATTTTGAACGATAAAGAAGGTGATGATTTTGACAAAGGTTTATATTGTGCTTCTGAGTATCTATTTGACAATAAAATAAAAGAACACAATTACATAGGGCCTGGTCAGTTCTCAGTTTTTGTTGGTTTTCTATCTTTATGGAGATTAATTGCTTGTTCTAATTCAGAAGGAGCTTTTATATTTGAAGACGATGCTCTTCCTAGGCCTGATTTTCCTGAAATTTTTCCAAAATATTGGGATATTTTAGATGGTGATGAAGACATTGTCTTTATTGGTTCTGGCGGTGGTCATACTGAAGGTAATTTTATAAAAAACAATATGTTTTTTGATGGAGATGTAGACTGCTTACATGCTTATTATATTACCAGCAAGGGGGCTAGAAAGTTGTTAAATGCTTACTCTAATGTTGTTGATTATAATCATGAAGACCCTCTATTACTTGATCATTTATCGAACAATATGCACTGGTCTAATCTTTCGGATGATAAACTTAGAGACGAAATAGTATCATGCGAAAATGAAGACGAGGATTTAAATTTAGACACTTCTACTATGAAGGCAAAATTTAATGACCTTGATTATACCCAGTGTTTTAATAAAGAAAAAAATATTTTTTATCATAATAAACCCAGACTATGTCCTTCTTTATATATTGCTGACAGTTTTGTTGGATGGGTGATGATG